TGACACTTTCCTTGCCAATTGGAAAAGCAAACAACACACTGATGATGAATATGCAGAATTATTAAAAGCTCTTGGGTACAAATTAGAAAAAGACGGACAACGTTCAGTAATAACCAAGGAAGACTTAGACGAAGCAAAGGGAGATATTCGCAGAGCATTGGCTGCAGTTGCAATGATAGCAACACTTTGGGGTGTGAATAAAAATCTAGCACAAGACGCTTACGATGCAAGTCCTCAATTACAAAAGCTCACAGCATATCTCGAAGTTGCCAAAGAACACAACGATGAACGCATGATCAAACAATTGGAAAAGAGAATTAGTGATCACAAAATGCGTTTAGACTTGGGCAAAGGTGATGTTATGGGTGCTGACGGCAATCCAATTGATGTTGTATACGACAAACAGTCACCTAAAGAATCTATGACAGAAGAACAATTTGACGAAGCAGCAGGTGAAAAGGATGCTTGCTATCACAAAGTCAAAAGCAGATACAAAGTATGGCCCAGTGCATACGCAAGTGGTGCACTAGTACAGTGTCGTAAAGTAGGCGCTAAGAATTGGGGCAACAAGTCTAAGAAGAAATAATGTTTATTTCAGAAATCACAGAAGGAACACGTTGCTGGAAAGGCTACAAGAAGAAGGGCATGAAAACCATGTTCGGAAAACGTGTGCCTAATTGTGTAAAGAATGAAGGTAGAGGTTCAAAAGCACTCATGCCCGGCGGCAAATTAATTGTCGGTAAAGGGGAAGTTGCATTTCATGATGACTACGGCTGGATGGCTAGAGGTTGGATGGATGATGATTTTTCATATTTCGATTCAGAAAGAGAAGCAAGAGATTTTGTCGAGAAAGAATATAAACTTCGTAAAGAAATAAGAAACAAAGTTGCTAATGATGATAGTGAATCAGAATGGGAACGCAGAGCTAGACATTTCAAAAACGAGCCACGTCAAAGTCCATGGATGACTGATGACGAGGAAGATGCAAAGTTTGATGTTGAAGAAGATTTAAAAGCATGGTTTGGCAAAGGCAAGAAAGGTGGAGCCGGAGGTGGCGGCTGGGACCGTTACAACAGCAAAGGTGAAAGAATTGGTAAGTGTGGTGACAGCAAGCCAGGTGAAGGCAAACCCAAGTGTTTGAGCAAAAGTGCCGCCGCTAAACTACGCAATGCAGACAAGAACAAAGACGGTAAAAAAGACGGCAAGGCAGGCATTGCTAGAGCGGTAAAACGTAAAAAGGCAAACGACCCAAATAAAAATAGACGCGGTAAAGCAAAGAACGTCAAAAACTAATCATATACCACAAACTCCTATAAATACTACTATAATTACACGGAGGTTTCATTATGTGGGAAACAATACAAGCAATGGCCGGAGATAGACTCTGGATATACACAGCAATTGCTGGCTCTTTGCTAAGTGCTGGATTTTTATTCTGGTTTAAAGACACGAGACTAGCAACATGGGCGGTTCAAAAGTTTGATGCTACATTAGAATATCTTGCAGTACGTTGGGGTTGGACTTGGTTCCAGAATGACCCAGATGCGTGGCGTGTAAAGTATCCTAAGATAACAACAAAAATTGACGAGCTCGAAGAAAGAATCAAACAACTAGAAAACAAATGATAGTGCATCGTTCACTAATAGACTCTACTAAATGCAGAGAAATATTAGAACAACTGCCGGCAATTAACAAACCACAAACAGTAAAAGAATCTATAACTGAGATTGGTGTTTGGCACTCTAATAACATTACATCTCAGAGATTTACACTTAATCCACTCAAAGACATCAGTAATATGGTGTTAGACTGTGTCACTGCATATTCTGCAAACAAAGATCTCAAAGTCAACAGAATGTATGTTACTAAATACTTTAAAGGAGATGATTGTAAAACTCACAGTGATAAATCTCTGTGGACAGCAATTATTTTATTAGAAGATGGTTTTACAGGCGGTAGATTTTTTTTAGAGAATCGCCCTGTAAAACTTAATAAAGGTGATTGTGTAATTTTTGAAGGCACCAAATTGCACAGCGTTGAAACAATAACACAGGGTACTAGATCAGCACTTAACGTTTGGGTACAAAATCATGAATTTTAAAGAACATCCTAAATTTACACAGCAGTGGGCACTTAACTCAGTTAGAGTGCACCCACTATACAAACTGGATAAAAAGGTATTTTGGCCTAACAGAGCAGAGATGGTCAAAGAAGCACAGTCTGTGAGGACTAAGTTAGAAGAATATGATCCTACAGAAACAGCCAGAATAAAAATTCACAAAATGGGAGATGATACACCATTGCTCACACAAATGTGGGAAGGCTTCACTGAATTATACGGAGATCACGGAGATGCCACTGTTACATATTTTTATATAGATGCAGAAATGGGAGATTATGGCTGGCATGTGGATTCCAAAATCAGCAGTGACATGACATCTAAGAAACCTATTTTGTGTGCTATGAATTTAGTCATCACAGATGAAAATATACCTGCTGAGTTTTGGGGATTAGGTGAATCTCATTATGTTGCTGCTATGTTTAACACATCGCATGTGCACAGAGTAAACACACATGGCGAAAATAGAATACTTGCAAGGATTACATTCAGAGAAAGTATATACGAAGAAATAGTTCACAGAATTAAAAAAATACACAAGAGAATGGCAAGTGGATAAATCTCAGCAACGCATAAAAGATAATCCACATGTTAACCGCTTGGTCAGAGGACCTAAGTATTTACAGATACCGTTTTATGAACTAACACATCAATTTTGGCCGGATAGGAAATTGCTTAGAGAAGAAGCGGAACAGGTGAGGCTTACTGGTAATAAAGGTTTTACTTTTCCTATAATTGATAGAGAATGTGGTAAGTGTGTGTTAGAATTTCAATTTTCCGATGAAGGCACACCTGTGCTTAATGAATATCTCAACAATTTTTTAACCAGATATGGCGATCTTGGCAAAGTGCGAGCTCACTATTTTTACATAGATGAAAATATGAATTATATGTGGCATATTGACAATGTACCCTCTATTGGTGCTCAAAACGCTCAAAAATTTGTTGTGCAATGCTGTATTAATGTTGTGATCACGGATGATGAATCAGAATGCGAATTTTCAGGCTTTGGAATGTATAAATATAAAGCAGGTGTGTTAAACACATCTCACCTGCATCGTGTTACTCCTAAGAGTAACAGGATATTAGCAAGAATCTCATTCTTGGACAGTATATATGAAGAAGTTGTTCATAGAATAAGAAAAATAGACGGAGAATAATTATGATAGATTGGATTAAAGGAAGACTCAAAGAAAGAACAAGTTGGGACGGTGGTGTTATCATTGCTGGTTCACTTGCAATTATTTTGTTTGGTGGCATTGTTAAATTGGCTGCATGGGCTGGCTTAGCATATGGCATTTGGGCAGTCGTAACTAAAGAAGGCTAAACCCTTCCCAATCACATCAGAATACACATAGGACGGCTCCAGGAAGGGGCCGTCTTTTTAACACAGGAGCAAGGATGCCAGTAAAATTTAAACCCTCTCAAACTCTTTTGGTGAAAGGCAAAGGAAAACAAACCACACACTATTACATAAAAACAACTCCCAAAGAAGAGTTGATTGATTATATCAACAAAGGTCAAAAACCTAAAGTAAAACAAAAATGTAAAAACGAACTTGCACGTCGAGGCGTAAAATTAGTATGGGTTGATAAAACAGAAGAATAGATAAATAGTTGTATGAAACTATCAAATTTTTTTATCACAGAAAGTTATTACGGGGATGATCCAAAAGCGGATCCTAAGATCGTAGCAAAGTTTGCCGATGTTTCACCATCGCAACGTTCTTATTACATCATGAAGTGGGCTGAAGAAAAAGGCATTGACAGCGATGATGCAATGTTCCTAGCAGGTTATGTACAAGATGGTTACATAGGTGCTGGTGCTTGGAATTGGCGTTATGTTGGTTTAGATGAAAACATTCAAGAAGATGATGGCGTCAATGACAGCGGCATAATTGGTGAGCCTGATACTTACTACGACGAAGAAGAACGTAAACAAGCATACAATGATTTACAAGATGCACTAGATCAGTGTAACAGTCGTGAGTACGAATATGTTAAGGACGGCATTTGTCCAGAGTGTGGCGGCAGTTCATACATGGACGGCGACTATGAAGGTGAAGAAGATAGTTGTTACGGTTGGGGTAGTTTTGGTTGTGATGAAGGTGAATTAGAAGGTGCTACATGGAAAGAAATTATGGATCATGACAAACGCCAAGCAGAACGTCAAGCATTAAAAGATAAACCACAGCCAAAAGACGAAGACTTGTTAAAAGTTATGGATAGACTGCATACGGATTACGTTAAAACAGGAAGAGTCAATGCATTTGAACTTCCTAGTTTACTTAGACAAATGTATCCAGAAGTCAGCAAACCAAAATCAAGAGAAATTGGTGCTAAGTTTTTAAAATCGTTTAGTGAGTCAATGGTAGAAGGTAACGAGGATGGCGAGGCAATGGTTGCTAAAATGCTTTCTAAAGCATTAGGTGATGACAATCGCTGGACTGAAATGAGTGCCGCTGAACTTTATGCTGAACTAGAAAGTGTTGAGCCTAAAAAAGCAGATATGATTGCACTAGTAGCAAAAATGCTTTATGACGTAAAATTACAAGAAAGAGCATTCAAGGACATGGGTGTTGCTGATGTTGTTACAGACAGAAGAGGCAAAGAATTTAAGTTTGACAAGGACAGCAAACAGTTTAAATCAGTGGATGGCGAAGTTGCAAGTAAAGATACCAAATTAGGCAAAGATTTGATGAGAATCAGAAAGAACCAAATGAAAAAATCCACACCTAGTTATAATAAAAAGAGAGTTGAAATAGTTGCAAACGAAGAAACATACGATTGCGATGATGCATTTTTCGAAGACTATGGATACTTAGGTTATAGCATAGATGAGAATGATGTATTCGAAGCAGAGTACAGAGGACGTAAGGTCAAGTTAAACAAGCCTATGCAAGGCGACGTTAAAAAGTTCAAAGTGTATGTTAAAGATCCAAAAACCGGTAATGTTAAAAAAGTAAACTTTGGACATGGTGGTAGCAGTGTTAAAGGTAAAGCAATGAAGATTCGTAAAAACAATCCTAAGGCTCGTAAGAGCTTCCGTGCTAGACACAACTGCGATAATCCAGGGCCAAAGACAAAGGCACGTTACTGGTCTTGCCGTAAATGGTAAATGCAATTAAAAAGAACTAGTCACAAATTAAATCCACGCTCTACCTGGGGGACTGCCGTAGACATAGGTTTTGTTCCTCACGCACATCATTTAGCAAACTTTGATCAAAACGGTTACGATCTCACCCCACTAGAAAAAATGTATGCAGATGCTAATAACGGGTATGTTGCAAATACACGATGGAGAGAAAGTTTAAAGCAACCTTGGTACGTGGACAGTGATAACAGTACTGGCGGCGTACATCTTAACCATGCGGATTTATACGAACGCAAAGGTTACCACGGTTACGCACTAGAACAGCTCATGGCACATGCTGAAGGTTTACCACTTATACACAAAGTAACACAAATGCGTCCTAAATGGGGTATAGATATCAGCATAGACTATGTGAAATATCCTGATGTGTTTGAAGTGTTTCATTTTGAGTGGGACGATTTTGATTATGACGTTGTTGCAGAAAAGCAGTTAGAAATAGAAAAAGTTATTGAGAACACTGACTTCGAAGATGCAGCACAACAACTCATCAAACGCAAAGACGAATGGCATCATTTAGACTTCTTTGCACAAAGTAAATGGAAATCAAATTACTTTGGTGTTAGCGAAGAGCAGTTCAAAATGGTTGCTTGGCGTTAGTACCTCCCGGTAAATACAAATATGTTTGAACTACCACATTTTATACATCCTTCTGATCTAGTTTGTGTCGAAACACCAAATGATACTCTAGATCACAGAGACTTTCAGCATTTTGACAATCACGGCTTTAGACTGAATGCTGCAGAAGAAGCATTTTATAGAGCTAATGCATTTCATATTGATGCAGGTTTCGAAAACAGCACCTTGTGGGGCACTAACTGGATTGTACAAGACGGTAGTCCAAGTTGGGACAATTTTATACTTGGACATTGCTATACTAGTTACAGATGCAACTACAGAGGTAAAGCATATGATCATATACTGGGTTATGCTGAACATCTTCCACCAGCAAGAACGTTGTTGAACATCAGGCCAAAATGGGGATTACATTTTAGTTTGTTTGCACTGCAAGAAAACAATACTGTGTTTGAAGTAGTAAAAATTAGATATGACTCAAATATCTATAGTCAATTTAATGAGGTTCGTAAACGCATAGAAGAACAAATTCTAAGTTTGGATTGGAATAAACAAGCAGATATTATATGGAAACATTCTGACGAATGGAAGATGTTACCAGGTAACGAATCTTTGGATTGGAAAGCAAAGAAAATTTTTGATTGGGACAAAGCAGAATACATAAAAACAGCATTTAAGATATGAAAACATTGTCTAGTAACATAAGGTTAGATCAACTAGAAAAAGAGGTAGTTGATTTTCTTGGAAGTCATTCTTTTTGGGACGAAAGACAAATATCATTACAAAGTGTAACAGGTAACAATGATTGGTTTTGTTCCGTTGGTAAAATACATTCCTTAGATTACAGAGAAAAAGCATATTCTGTATTAAATAAAGATCTCAACGGCACATACATAGCAGAACTAATCAATGAGGAGTACAAAGAATATTATCGATGGAGAATGCTGTTGATACCTCCTCACCAACATTACAGTGTGCATTCTGATTTGTTACATAATCCTGCAACAGGCAACACCAAAGAAAACAGAAGAATACACATTCCTGTAATATCAAATCCTGATGCATTTTTTTGTTACTTTGATGACAAGCCTTCAGACGGAACAAAAACAACAGTGGAGTATTACAATCTCCAACCAGGAAAAGTATATGAAGTAAATACTTCTAGACTGCATTCTGCTGTTAACTACGGAGATAAAACTAGAATACACTTAGTTGGTGTTCGTTACGAATAGTGATAAATAGTACTATGAAAAAGGTAATCATTTATCCAGGTAGATTCCAGCCAATGCTTTCGCACCACGCAGAAGTTTACAAGCAACTGCAATCTCAATTTTCAGATGCTGATGTTTACATTGGTACCTCTGACAAAGTAGAAGGCGAAAAGAGTCCTTTTAATTTCAAAGAAAAGCAACAAATAGCACAAGCACACGGTATAGATCCTAGCAAAGTACTGTTAGCAAAACGTCCATATCACAAAGATGACTATCCATTTGACGAGGATAACACAGTTATTATATTTGCTGTTGGTGAAAAAGATTTAGATAGATTCCCGTTTAACAATGTTGATTCTAAAACAGGATTAGACATGACTGTGCGTGGAGAGCCTAAACCTAAGTACTACCAGAAGATAAATACATATAGAACAGATCCAAAGCCAATGGCTGAGAGAGGATATATCACACTTGCTCCTACTGTTAAAACAGGAGACGAAGTAGCAAGTGCTAGTGCATTCAGAAAAGCATTTAAAGATGCACCTGATAGTACTGGTGCAAAAGAAATATTCTTAAAGCAATTTGGTGAGTACGATCAAAAAGTTTTTGATTTATTATACAATAAAATAAAGGGTACAGAGATGAGCGAGCAACTCAACATATTAAGAAAATTAGCAGGCATGGAACCCATCGCTGAAGCACCTGTGCAAATGCCAGACTTCGATAAAGGTGAACGTCCAAAGAATGCCAAGGAACGTGAAGCGTATAGAAAATGGATGAAATCACAATCAGCAAAAGCAAAAGCAGATGATGATTCACCAGTGGCAATTTCGCCAAAAGATAAAAAAGCAGCCGCTGAGCGTCCTGCTAAAGCTGCAGCCGCAGACCCAATGGCAGTGGGATTCACCAAAATTAAACCAGAAGACATGGTAGACGCAAGATCAGGGAAGCCAATTCCTAGCAAGCAAAGACAAAGAAGTATTGCTAATCAGTTTCCTGCAGATGCAGACATTAATGATCCAGCAGTTAAAAAAGAAGTATTCTTAAAAGTTACTGCAAAAAGACCAGATCTAATGTTTGGCGAAATCAATGCTCGCTTAGCCAACGATGACGAAGGTCTTGCTGCAAGTGATAGATTAAGTCCTATTGTCAGAGAACTAGAAGACAGCAGAAACTTGATGTCACTAGATGCAGAAGATAGGAAGTTTGCACTTAGACTTTTACAAAACGCAATAGACAACATGGAAATGGTTCGTGCAACAGACATTGACAAAGCAATTGACGTAGAACCAATGCAACTAGATGTTGACGACGACAATGAACCAGAAATTGGTGATGATGAAATAGCACCTGTACTAGATATGGAAGATGAGCCAGTACGTGACAGTGTTAATTTTGACGACATTCGTGCAGAGTATGACATCAAAGAAGAAGAAGCAGACGAAGAATCTGTAACTAAAGTTGTACCAGTTAACAAGCCAGTACAACTAGCAGGTGATAGCATTTGGGATAGAGATGGCGAAAATCCTTCATCTATTAATGTAAAAGAAATCACAGTTTCTGCAATTGATCCAGAAGACAATCACTATTCAGTTTCTGTTTCACACGATGGTCCATGGACAATCTACACTGACAGTGGCTTCGAAGAAGAAATCAGTGACATGTTAGGCTTTGGAGTTACATTTTCAGAGCAAGGTATGCAAGAAGATGGCGAAGCACACATGGATGTGGATGTTGATTTAACTCCAGATCAGTTTGCAAAAATCAAAACAGAATCAATAGAAGAAGGTGATGGCACAGAACATCATTGTCAAAAGTGCGAAGGCAACGGATGTGATGAATGTGATGACACAGGCATTGCAAAAGAGTATCAAGATGAAAGTGCTCCATTTGGTGAACCAAGCCAGCAAGATATGATGGCAGACAAATTAAGTGATGCATATCAGCAGGGCGGCGAAGAAGGACTCTGTAAAGCCGCTGGTTGCACTATGCAAGAACTAGATAACGAAATTAACGAAATCTGTCGTGAAAAGGGTTTACACCCAGACGATGACAGAGACGAATGTATTCAGTTATACATTGAAGAATTAGTGGATAACGCAGACTACAAAGACCACGGTGAATACGAAAGTGTTGAACATGCAATAGAAGAAACAGCAGACAATGCATTAGAATCAGCAATGGTAGAGTTGCGTAAATTAGCAGGTATTAACTAATGAATGAAATAGAAAGACTACAACAATTAGCAGGAATACAACAACCAGTTGTTGAAGCAGAAACAGGCGACGAAATTACCAAAACAGTTGCAGGTCACCCAGATGATGAGCGTGACATGATTAAAAAGCAACTGTTTCAAATGGGTACATACTGTGTAGAACTATATAAAATGCTTGATAAATTACCAGACAATGTTGACTTTCCGCATTGGTGGCAAAGTAAACTTGTAAAAGCAAGTGAATATATTAGTAACTCAAAACATTATTTAGAAAACGAATTGAATGTGCCTGAGGACGATAACACAGAAGTATCGCCAGAAATTGAAGACGACAGAGATCCAAGCGGCGTCAGTTAAATCCAGTTAGTATTTTCTACTAATTTACTTGCATAGTCGGGCCAAAACTTTCCAGCTCTTGGTCCACCATTACATTTACCATCACTCTCCCCGGGTATTTTAATCCACAAAAATGCATCACATTTTTCTTCTCCAGTATCGGTAGTTGGAGGTGTGCCTAATGATCTTCCTGGAGGATTACACCAGTCGTTTCCATATGGACCGTTACCATTTCTACTCGTGTCTATAACAAAAGTATCATTTTCTCTGTGTTCACAAATTTGTAATGCCCAATTCATGCTTTCTTTTGTGGTTCTAAAATTGCTTACATTACAACTAAATCCTCTAACTCTTTCATTGGAAACTTTGTCAAGCAACTTTGCAACTTCAGCAGCCGAAAGCCAATTACTGTGTCCTACATCAACGTAAACAAGAGCATCAGATTCAGATGTGAGTATTTCGAGTCCTTCTTTCATTAACGATAGCCTAGGCTCTGCAACGGACTTGTCCATGAGTGTACTGTGAGGTATTGCATCAGGTTCATAAATTACAATAGGACTTTTGCCTTTGATTCCTCTACAAAATGCATGTATAAAATCCAAATAAGATTCACGTGATTGTGCTCCGCCTTTACTGTGATGCCCAACATCTCTGTCTGGAATGTTATAGATCACTAACACAGGTAAGTCTGGTTCGCAACGTTTCATTAAACGTCCCAGGCCTTCATCTATGTGGCAGGTGTATTTGCCTTTGCGATCACCGTACCAAAAACTTACAGGATGATTGAATATTTTTGCTACTAGTGGGTGAGTTTTTCTGTGGTCTTTTACTCTGTCAAAGTTGTTGACCCAGAACGGGTAATCAAGCATCGCTGTTAGCCTTTTGTATTTTTTTAAAAAGTTTTTCTCTTTTATCGTATGCTCTACGCAATTTCATTTCACTAACTTTGTCTAAATACAATTCGCCTTTGATATGATCAAATTCGTGCTGGAAGCATCTTGCATCTATGCCGTCCATCCATGTTTCTACTTGTGTTTCCCCATCGTTTTTGTAGTATCTCACTTTGATTTTTTCAGGTCTTGTGATATGCATAAACAGCAACGGAAAACTCAAACAGCCTTCTTCCATTACTACTGTGTTATCACTAACTTCAAGTATTTCTGGTTTGTATATTCCTATATCACCCATAATACTGTGAGTCATAACAAACATATTGTAACTGCTTCCTACTTGTGGAGCGGCTAAACCAATACCAATTCTGTCATGCATTAGTTTAAACATTTCTTGTTCACGTTCAGCCCAGTTGATGTCACTGCCAAAAGGATCTAAATTGGCCATTTTGTGTAGTGCTGGGTGCTTAGGTTCTACTAATTCGCAATTCCAATCTTCTAGTATAAAAGATGCTGAAATATCTGTAGAACTTGCGTATTTGTCGTAAGGATTATATGTGCTCATACTACTATTTACACCTTTGCAGTGTATTTTTACTAAAACATTGATACATATCTGTCAAACAGTTTGGTTTCTAAATCAAATGCTTCTTGTTCCCATGGTTGCTTTTCAATGCCTCTGATCAAACTCATGTCCACGCCTTTCCAAACATGACCACTACCAGTTAATTCGCCTTTGATAAACTGTTTTGCATGCACTAATTCGTGGCATAATGTGAGCATTTGTTCATTAAAACTGTATTCGTAATCATAACTTTTTCTAGCAATGTTGATATGTACTTCTTCATTGTCGCCATAACAATCTCCTGCTACGTTATTATCGCACTCGTTGACAAACGACACAGTAATATCAACATCTTTGGTTGTTCTAGGCATTAATCGGTGTAGAATGTCCACACACATGAATTGCACTCTTTCTTTATGCTTTACTCTGCCTAAAATTTCAACATCGAACATACTTTTTTGTAACCTTTCTTTAATTTGTTTAACCACGCATATTCTTTATGGTCGTTGTATATGCTATTTAACCTTATATACTCAGAATCAGTCGGCGGAACAACTAGAACATCGCCTTTTTTGTATTCTTTACCTTCGTATTCACCGTCTGCATGAAATACTACTCTCTTGCCGCCGTGATTATAGTAGTAAGCCACCCTGCCATTACATGCTTCTAGACAACTTAGTTTATCACCTTGCTCCAAGTATTCAAAATCTTTGAGAATGCGTTCTACTTTGTTCGTATATTGTGTCATTCAAACATTATTACACAAAATATTCAAAAAGTCAATCTGTTTTAATACCTAAAATTCGTTCTCTTGTTTCATCAGTTACGGGTTCTATGGCAATGTTACCGTTATTTGTGATATAATCAAAATCTTCTATGTCGTACAAACTTAAAAGTTCTAATCTTTGCTCTATTGTGCAACTTTCCCAAGTAGGATACTTTTCAACTGCTTCATACGTGTGAGCAAAAAAAGATCTAGGATCTAGCACACGATGCATATCTGCTGGTCTTGTCATAATTGCGTCCATCCATGGTAAAGATGACGACACAAAGTAGTTCTGACGTTTAGCAAACTCCAACATGTCCACATGACACTCTTTAGTGTCTCGGGAATCCACAATAAATCTATCGCACATACCTTCGAACACTTCAAAACTAGAAACCAGCATGTGATCCATCATTCCTACATTTCTGTTGCCGTGTCTATCTAATAAATTTGTAAACATTGTGGTATACAGTGTGTTTTCTTGAATAGGAGTTATTGGGCATTTTGCTACTCTAGCCGGGCGTCCTGGTAAGACATCTGGTCTTGAATCAAATATTGCATCGTATGGTGTTTGTTTGTGTTGTTGCCTAACATATGGCACAATGTGTAAACTCAACATTGCAGGACCGCCCCAGGATGTGTATTCTCTGTCATGATAATCAACACGTTTGAATATTTTTAATTCTTTTTGACCTCTTTCAAAAGTATCTCGTACTTTTGCTGCTCTTAGACGTGGTGTATTCCATGTAGAAAAATAATAATCTACATTTTCAGCAATACTATCATAAAATTCAAATGCTGCAGGTGCATTATACTGCCAAGTTCTCACATGGCCACGTAAAACAACAGCAATGTTTTCAAATTTCATTTGTATTTGCTCCACCATTCTCTAGTAACTTTGTCTGTGGTTTTATGTGAATAGTATGCTGTGATTGCACCAAAAATAATTGGTGTTGCAAATATACATAATAATCCTATAACGCCAGGATCTGATAATTGCGTTATTGCAATGTTTATTGTGTCTTGATTCATTGTAGAAGTCCGTTTAGTTTACAAAATTCGTATAAGTAATCACCCCAAATTTTATGCCCTGTTGCATTTGGATGAAAAACTTCGAACACATTATTTATTCCGCCTTTGTGTACCATAACATGATGTGCTGTTGATAAGTCTGGGTGGTTTTTGTTTACGAAATATCTTTGATCAATGCTGTCCCACATAGCAGCATACGATTTGTCCATTTCCATATATTCTTGTCTATAATCATTGTCTTTCCAGTCTTTGATCATTTGTTCGTGGTGGTGATAAAATGCCTGATGCATAACATATTTAATGTTCATAGATTTTAATAACATTTCTGTGATCACTATTGTTTGTATGTACTTGTTAATAAATCCTTTTGCAGAACCAAACAAATCAAAATATAAATTATAAAACTGGTGTAGATCTTTGTTTTCAAATTCTTGTTCTAAACTCCATGGACCATATGGTGCATAATTATCTTCGCCCCACTTTTCTTTGTAATAATGTTCTGTGCGTTCAGGACTAGTCCATCCTATGCTAACTAATAGATCTTGTGTATTGTGTGCATTGTATCCGTTAGCAAATAACCATTGTAAAAGTCTTCTCAGTATAGCATCGTTGCTCAGTGAAGGTATACTTAAATCTACTATATCATCAATGCCTGCATGCTTTGCTAACACACCTACATATCTATGCTTTAATCTGTATGCAATATTTTCAGGCTTGCTTTGTCTTTCGAAACCTCCGCCGGGCAAATTCATAATAGGGATTGGTTCAACAGCAGGATCTACTAGCTCTGCTCCCCAACACCAACTGTCGCCGCATGCAACTAACTTCACAATAAATTCCTTATTTCTTCAACATAATCACTGCAAACACCATAACAGTTTATGTGCTTTAAACTTTCTAAATCATATGTCCATTCAGGCATGCAAATCACAGTCTCATCGTTTACTTCGCCTCGTACTGTCCAAATATACCCTTTACTGGTTAATGTATATTCATCATCCTGATGCCAAAAAGCATTCAATGATTTTAGTCTTCTAAGTGTTTCAAAATCTTTTGCATGTAACCATAGTCCAGACTGAGAAAGCCATTCGTATGTTACTTGATATTGAGGACTATCGTGTCCTAACATAAATCCTAGTCTAGGTAAAAAATGTACATCAACTTCAGCACTATAACCCATTGAAAGTGCATACTCAATTTGCTTAGGAGTGTTTTCTAATTCAACATTAGGTCCTTTTGTTAAACCTCTGTGAGCAATCAATTCCATGTGTCGGGTACTCCACTAAGTATTATGTGTTTAGTTTCATTGTAACCATTTTTTATTTTAAATGTAGTGCCACCGTTTTCACTGTGTAATTTATTTGCTAATGGTTGATCAATACCATAGTCACCAAATTTATCACCAAAAAATGCTATTCTTGTTTTGCCATCCAAGAAAGGTGTTATTAAATCAAATACTTGTCCTTTATTAGCACCTCTCAGGCAAATATCTATGCTGATGTCGCCTCCAATAAAAACATCAAATCTCGGAAATTTTCTTTTGAACTGTTTTGCTATTGCAAGCCTTTCTTGGTGTTCTGCATCAAATTGCTTGTATTGTTCTCTTTGCTCATTGGTTGCATTACGTCCAACAACACTATAATTAACACTGCCGGGTCTGGTTACAATGTGTTCTCCTGTTCTCAACGGAAACTGACTTTGTTTCATTTTCATGTTCAAAAATGTTTCTTCTTCTAATGTAAAAGCAAACTCGTTTAAGGTCACTGTTCTGCCTTCTTGTGTAATACTGTTACCCATACAGTTTGCAACTATCAGTGCATCGTCGACAATTCTATCACCTATTTGTTCTCTGGTTCTTTCGAGTGTGCTTCCTGTTGCAAGTAAATATGTTTTGTCATGAAAATAACTCACAAACCAGTTTTCAAAATCGCTATCAATGTTATGACCTGTATCTGTTAGTACTCCATCTACATCAAAAATATAAATCATTCTTTTCCTACAATTATTTTGTCTTTGCTATCGCCAGGAACTTTTACACAAAGTATTTTGCAATCTTGATGAAATACTGGGTCTGCAATCTCGCCCGGTTCTATTACAAATATATCTCCTGCTTTAAGTTCTGTATCACACACATTCATTTCTCCTTCTAATAACACATTATACTCTGTACCAACTGGATGATAGTGTGCAGGCCATTTTTCACCTTTAGGGTGTGTTAAAACACCAACTTCAAAATCTTTTGTCTCTAGTACACTCGGCTGAAAATCTCCTATAAACCAGCCTCGCCACATATCTGACATCTTACTTACTTTCATAATACTTTTCTAAATCGTCAGGTGTGCCAATAAAACTAATATCTTTATCAGTAATATTAGTACAACCTACATGTAATCCTTGTTCAATTAAATAGTTAAACGTAGTGCTGATATAAAACTCGTTCAGAGATCTGTTATCTTCAGCAATTAATTTTTTTGCACTCTCTACAAAATACTTACCTTTTTTCCAATAGTGTATTCCTGTTAGTGCATTGTTACTTATAACTTGTTTTTCTACTACATTGGTAACTTTTCCGTTTTCTATTTGTGCATAACTGTGCTTGGGGTCGTCACTATTAATAGTAACCAATCCTGCATCATATTGCCTTAAAGATTCTAACACTTCTGGTGCATTCCAGTGCATAACTTGATCACAGTTAGCAATAATAAGTTCGTCGTCATTATTGATCTGGTTTTCAATCAGTAGCACAGACTGCACAGCACCTTCTGTAATGTAATTTATTTCTTTGAAGTAGCAAGAAGGTGTGGTTTTTTTAAGTTCCTGTGTAACTAAAGGAGTATGGTTGTACTCGGGTAAGATATAGTGATATGTACCTTTAAGTGCTAAGGTTTTAACCGCAAGTACAACCATAGGTAAATCGTCTACAGGTATATAAGGTTTGGGTTGATCATAGATGTGCTTGAATCTGCTGCCAGCACCAGCAGCGGGTATCACTATATTCATGCTAATATTTATTTTGCAGGAAGGCTACAAATAGTCTTTTAACGGCAGTACAACATCTCTTATCTTAGGCCCTCTGCCGTTGTAACCATGTTCTTCTTCGCGTAAAACTTCTTTCCACGAAGATATATTGAAGCCCATGCTTACTCTTAATTCTGTTGATGTATTTTTTTGTGCCCAGTGTGGTATGTGAGCAGGCATGAACACATAGTGTCCATCGAAATTTTTTAGTGCTGTTACTTCACGCTGACCGTTTAATTCGCCTGATGCATAGTAAGTGTGAGTGCCAGTGTCCTTGATTACCCAGTAACCATGCCACTCGCCATAATGTTTGTGAGGATTAATGGCTTGTCCTTTAGGCCATATGTTGATCCAACTTTTAAAATAAAAGTCTAAAGGATTTTCTCCCATTTCTTCTAAACATTCAACAATAGTTGGAAACAGAAATTGAAGTTGTGGAAACTGGTGCATACATACATAATCATGATATGTAGCCCAGTCTGTTTTGATATAGTTAAAGTCTTCATCTTTTTCTACATCCATGCACCCTGGGTACAACTCCTCTCTGCGACTGATTATTTCTTGATAAATTTCTGTAAGATTATCAGGTATTATCTTACCCTCAATTAGAGGGTAATCAAATAATTTTCTATGGTTAAGTTCTTTTTCTAATATCTGCATGTTTATTCATTAATGGAGCGGGAAACCAGGTTCGAACTGGCGACCTATACCTTGGCAAGGTATCGCTCTACCAACTGAGCTATTCCCGCTTACACAGATATTTAGTTACTAGAACTGATCTGACTCTGTACTATCGGCCATCGCAGCAACACTGTTTGCACCAACTGCTTGGCTGATCAAATCAAAATAACCAACGCCAACTTCTCGTTGGTGTTTCACAGTTGTAAAACCATCTGCTTGTGCTTTAAATTCACGTTCTTGTAAATCACTGAACGCCAGCATGCCGTTTTCTTTGTACTGTTTTGCAAATTCAAACGTTGCATAGTTTGTTGCGTGGAAGCCAGCCAATGTAATAAACTGAAATCTAAATCCTAGTTTACTTAACTCCCACTGGAAGTCTTTGAGTTCTTCACTGCTTGGAATACTTCTACGCCAGTTAAAACTAGGTGAGCAGTTGTATGCTAACATTTGATCTGGGTAAGCACCTCTTACTGCATCTGCAAAGTACTTTGCTTCTTTTAAACTTGGTGTGCTGGTTTCACACCAAATCAAATCTGCATATTCTGCGTATGCTTGACCTCGTTCTGCACCGTATTCCATACCGCCGTTGATTTTGTAAAAACCTTCCTCAGTGCGTTCACCTGTAGCAAACTTACGATCAATTTCATCAATATCATTGCTTAATAATTTAGCACTTTCAGCATCTGTTCTTGCAATAATAACTGTGTCTGTTTCTGCAACATCACTTGCAAGTCTAGCCGCATTCAAGTTTCTAATTGCTTGACTAGTAGGAATAAGAACTTTACCACCTAAGTGTCCACACTTCTTTTCACTTGCAAGTTGATCTTCGAAGTGTACAGCTGCGGCACCTGCTTCGATTAAATTTCTTGCAAGTTCGTAGGCGTTTAATGCCCCGCCGAACCCTGCTTCTGCGTCAGCGATGATAGGCGCAAAGTTAAAACCCTCTCCGCCTTCTGACACTTCAATATGATCTTGTCTGCGAAACGCATTATTAATGCTACGCACCACATTTGGAACACTATCCACTGCATATAAACTTTGGTCAGGATACGTTTCATTCGTAGAGTTATTAGCCGCTGCGACTTGCCATCCACTACAGTATATAGCCTTAAGTCCCGCCTTAACGTGTTGTACAGCCTGTTGACCATTGTATGCTCCAAATGTATTGATATATGGGTTTGTTGCTAACAGTGTTCTTAATTTTTTAGCACCTAACTTTGCCAGTGTGTGTTCAATTTTTACTGAGCCTTGTAATTGCCTAACTTGCTCAGATGTGTAGTCCCTTTTATTTCCCATGATTGGTCTGTCCTTATCTGTTATGGTGGAGCCGACAGGGGTCGAACCTGCGACCTTCTGGATGCAAACCAGACGCTCTCCCAACTGAGCTACGGCCCCGTGATGTAATTCTATTTAGTTTGACCTCTAGGTAGGGTAGTACTATAATGGCAGGCGACCAGGGATTCGAACCCCGACTAAAACTTTTGGAGAGTCCCGTGCTACCGTTACACCAGTCACCTGTAATTCAATTGGCGGAGAAGATGAGATTCGAACTCATGAAAGGCTACTAACCTTTGCTGGTTTTCAAGACCAGTGCATTCAACCACTCTGCCACTTCTCCTGTTACTCTTTGTGCTGTTCTATCTTCTCTCTGAACAGTGCAATAGCATGTTCCAAGCCAGCAATTATTTTTTCTAACTGTTCAACATCTGCTGGCCGAATGGTGTTACTACCTGGAACAAGGTGATATCCAATATTGCGTTCAACAATTTCTTCCCAACTTTCTACACCTTCAAAGTTAGGTTCACATGCTGTACCTAAATACAATGCTCGAGTAATACCCTCAGGTTCTACATCAGCATACAAATCAATTTCAAGTTCTGCTTTCATTATTCAAACCTCTCGTATCCTAAGTGTTCACCTTTATCAAAATGGTAACCAATCGCTTTCATAAATTGTTCTAAAACTTCAACCATATCATCTCTAGTCAAATCTTTTTCCATTACTTCAATCGTTACTCGTGTATTCGTTGATGACTCGCACTCGTATGGATTACAAACTAATGTAATGTACGGTTTATCTAATGCAGGTTTATAATCATTCATTATTATCTTTCTTCTTCAAAGTGTAACCAGGATATTCTCCGGTTTCTTCACATATTAAGGTTTCTTCCCATTCGAGCTCGTCACCTAGGTCCCAGCCCATCTCTGCTAACAGTTCATCAGGGATAGGTAAAATCAGATCTCCGGTATCTGGATCTTCTTGAACTTTCACTATGTACTTACTCATTGCTTCTCCTAATTTGGTAGGACTGGATGGAGTTGAACCATCTACCTCCCGCTTATAAGACGGATGCTCTCACCGTTGAGCTACAGTCCCTCTTACTTCTATTTGGTGGGCCCACTAGGACTTGAACCTAGAGTCTACCGATTATGAGTCGGGTGCATTAACCAATTATGCTATAAGCCCTAATTTCTTCATACTTGGTGGGTCTTGCTAGATTCGAACTAGCGACCCCCTGCGTGTAAAGCAGGTGCTCTAACCAACTGAGCTAAAGACCCAATTTGGCGGAGAGTGAGGGATTCGAACCCTCGAACCAGTTGCCCGGTTAACACCTTAGCAGGGTGCCGCTTTCGACCACTCAGCCAACTCTCCGTTACTTTTATTTACTTGGAATAGGCCCCGTATCGACCGTTTTATGGTCTCAAACACACATCACGACTTTCGCCGCCTATTCATGCCCTATGACTATTACCCTCAGTAAAATGGTCGGAGATGCAGGATTCGAACCTGCGACCCCTCGCTCCCAAAGCGAGTGCACTACCAGGCTGTGCTAATCTCCGTTATACTCGGACCGCCTTAATGCTGTCCAATCCAGTGCCAGTGTAACGACTTGCACCGCCATGCTTCATGTAATACTGCTCACGAGCACTGTACTCACTCATCGCCCTGACATACCCTTTACTAACACCGTTAACAAAAATTTCCCAAATAAAAATCATAACGTCTTCCTTGAATTGGCCCGCCCGGCAGGACTCGAACCTGCAACCCTCGGCTTAGAAGGCCGATGCTCTATCCAGTTGAGCTACGGGCGGATAAACTTTAAAAAGGACAGTACTTCTTGTACAATTCCTGTGCTATATTATCGAACCCGGCGCTGCAACAGATATTACGTTGTCGTTGAATTTCTTCTGATTGTGCTTTCCCACGTTTCCACACACGATGATCATCACTGTAGTGATAGTACCAATCGTGTTGTTTTAGCAATGTTTCGAGCGTTGTAAGATCTGGATGAATTGACATTCATGTATCCTTCTGCTTTGTTGAATAACTGTGCTATTATAGCAAACTTTTGTGTGTTGTCAACCGGTTTTTTTGGTTAAAGTGGAAATATTTCTCGATTTGGAAAGTAGGAAAATCCCCAATTTGGGTCATTTTCTAATTCGGCTGGATCAGCAGTGTTGAAAATACGAGTCTCACAATCATTGATCCAATTCTGTGTTTCTTCGTTTATAATAAATCCTATATTGCTTAAATAACCTGCATAATGATTTGGATACGGGTGATAGTCCTCAGCAATTTCGCCGCTGGGTTTTGACCATACATGGTGATTATTAGCATGATCTAAAAAACTATATAATGGCATGCCTGTTAATTTATTTTTTAAGTGTGAATAGAATTTATGCACATCATCCTTATATGTGTCAATTGATGTTTCGTCGAAGTTCTTCTGTGACATTGGCCCTACTGATAACATTTGCATTCCAGTAAACTCATTACTTTCAATAATATTAGTAGCAATATCGATATAACCATAATTCTTGATAGCAAATCCTCTATCACAACTGGTTGTGGTTTCATCAAGTAATTGTTGCGAAATTAAATCAGAACCTGATTTCCAATTATAAGGTGTTTTGTGAACACTTGTTAAAGGCTGGTTATCGATAATGGCTTGATCCTGTTTGCCTCTATAACTATCATACGCACTTAATCTATGAAACGTGCTCCACATGATTATAACTAGGTCTTTTTTGCCCAGCTCATATTGATGCATAAGTTGATTTAACATCAACAAAATGTATTCGTTCCCACAACCTGGATTACCGTAGTTGAAGTGTTCTAAGTGATTGTTTTGCTTTGCAATAATGTCAGCCCAAGTAGGCCATATCCAATTTGTAAAACTACACCCTATGGTAAACAGTCTATTATATTTGCTAAAGTCTAATTTAGCGAATTCTGTTTGTAGCATAGTAAATATTTATGTGTTCTATTTTAGGAAAGCCGCCCAACTTGGATGTTTGATCACAAAATCCAGTTGCTTTCTTTTGCCGACAAGATCAAAATATGTGGGCTGATATGGCTTATTTTTGGGCACAATGTCCAATCTATTGCCTTTACTGCTGTTACAAGGATTACACGCAGACACAATGTTAGTCCATTCTGTTTTACCACCTTTACTGATGGGTATAACATGGTCTATTGTGAGTTGTTGTTGAGAGAAGCGAGTGTAGCAGTATTGGCAGGTGAATAAATCTCGGAGATAAACGTTGTATTTGGAAAACCTAGGATTACTCCGCCGCCGGAACATTTCTTTCATCATAATCACAGCAGGCACCTTGGTTTCCCAATTAGCACTGTGTACTACCCAATCGTCATACCATTCTAGTACATTTACCTTGTCAAGCCAGAGATAGGTAATTGCTTCTTTCCACCGGACGGTTGAAGGAGGTAAAAGAGAAATAGGTTGTCCATCTGCGTTAAGTACTAACGTGTCCATTATTAGTATTTATTCTCAGTCGAGGTCTTTTTCTTCGCTCATGATATTAGAGAAGTCGAGATCCATTTTAATTAATTGATAAGTTAGGTAACCCACGTATCCTACAGCAAGAGCCATGATAATAATCAGTGGCAAAAACATCAAAAACATTTCCATACTACTATCCTTCATTTGGTGCCGGCAGAGAGAATCGAACTCCCGACCTGATGCTTACAAGGCAACTGCTCTACCTGCTGAGCTATACCGGCAATCTGGCTCCGCGAGCAGGGCTCGAACCTGCGACCCACTGATTAACAGTCAGTTGCTCTACCAACTGAGCTATCGCGGAATAAATTGTGGGCTCTCATTTTACCCTGGGAGAGCCTGACCAGAATATGGTGCCCGGGGCCGGACTTGAACCGGCACGCTGTTACCAGCGAGAGATTTTAAGTCTCTTGTGTCTACCAATTTCACCACCCGGGCAAATTTGTCTGTCTATATTACAGTCTAAGCAAACAGTTGTCAACCTTTATTTTTCAGGAAAACCAATATCTTCGCAAGTGTCAAACTCTTGTTGGTTGCCATATGTCTGTTTTGAATTACCTAAACTGTTTGGCAGTTCCGGAAAGTAACCAAACTTGTTTTGAATACAATCCTCAAAAGTTTGCCACAATGCTTCAAACTTTCTCTGATACACTCGAGAAATTGCTTCGATATCACTGTTATCGTAACCATTGCTTTTCAACAACATGTTAAGATCATCACAAACACTCCAGCAGTTCATGATGTCTTGCTCTAAATCAAATCTATCTGTCATTGTAAATTTTTCTCCAAGTATTTTAAAAAATGCTCTTTAAGAGCAACTTCTTTTCCATAGGCTTCGCGTTCCCATGGGGAATCATAGTCTTCGTCCTGATTTTTTCGAGCGGCCCACCGCTTTCCTTTGAACTGATTTTTGTTTAGATCTAATCCATCTTTGATAAATTGCTTAATATGGATTAACTCATGTGCAAGTGTGCTGAGCATATCTTCAAAACTTTCTTCGCGAGCAACAAAGATAGTTGCTGTCCACTTACCTCTGTTTTTAGAAGCATGTGCCCAGCCTCGGCACCCGTTATCAAATTTATTTATAGTGCGACCTAATAGCACTTCATAATGAACTGGCTCGTGTGCAATTCCTAACTTGCACGTCATCACTGCAATAGCACCACGTATTTTGTTTGCCACAGATTCACTGTAAGGCTTACCAAAATTTGGCCCTTGAACATCGATGTTCATGTTTTACCTCTCTAGGACGTTGAAGTGTTTGAATGTTTGCTGAACACAAACTGCTTGCCAAAATGCATCATCATCAGCACTGTGTGCATTTTGCTGTATTGCTTTACGTGGATCTGTAGGCATCATGTTAAAGATTGTCCTACAATCCTGTACTTGCCAAAAAGCCCAGTTTCTATGATGATCAAATTGCTTGAATAAATTTTCTAAGATCACCATATCAAACTGAGGACCTTGGCACCAAATTTTGTCAACACCTGTAAGCCACTTGTTTAAGTCGCCAGCAAAGTCTTTAACAGGAATTCTGCCTTCCTCTGTAAAGGTCATTTCTCTTACATGCTCTTCTTGTTTTGCCCACCATTCTAGTGTGCTCTCTAACACACTGCGGCCACTGTTGATTTGCTCATCAGCACTAGGTCTCCACAGTGTTCTAGTGTGGGGTTCTTCTGAATTGAATGGGTCAAACTTTACAGCACCTACAGATAAAACTACGCAGTCTGGCTCAGTGCCCAAAGTTTCAATATCGATCATAGCATGTGTTGTCATAGTGTTATTATAACAAAATACTGTGAAATGTCAACTAAAAAAAATCTAATAAAAACAACAACTTACAGTCCCACATGTATTCTTGCTATGTCCGGTATTTCAATTTTGTGTTGTTTTGCTCTGATTAACCCATTAATTTCATTTTCGACCACATATTCTACATAAGGATCGTTGAGTATGTCATCAGCAGTAAGAGAAACAACTGTGCTATGCCAAACTAAGTCGGGGTGTACCAAAGGATTGCACCTTTGTCCAAGCCATGACATTATCCCTAATTCTCGCCAATGTACACAGGCTTGCCAGTCTAGCCCACAAACAAGTACATTAGGACTAGCAATAAGATGAGGAAATTGTTTGTAAACATCTCCCATTGTTGTTACTGATTGACAGTTTAGGTTGACGTTATTTTTGCTTCTGAGATTTTTTGCAATGTATGGATCAAGTTTGTAATGTTCGTTTTTGTAAGTGGCTAACGCAACATGATCAAAGTTTAATTGTGCAAGTTTGTCAATCATATGCTGATAAAAAATACCAGCTCGCTCACAAGTATCTGGGATATTAAAACAAGATCTTTCCCAACAATCTATAATTACAACAAGATCAATTCTGTGCTCAAACACATTATAACTCTAGTACAGTATCGTCTGGTAATTGATCCTTTTCTTCGTTAACTGCTTGTAACTGTCCAGCACCTTTTACATCTTCGCCCCACACCATTTTCTCAAATGGATTTTGAGTGCCTTCTTTTACATTCTCCCACCAAGTAGTGTCTACGCCAATTTTGTTCAAATACCAAGCAATTTTGTGTGCAGTTGCAACTCTTGCTTGTTGCATATCCACATGAGCAAAATCTCTTGGATCTTGGGGATTGCCCTCCATATACTTTCTATTCTGGAAAGTTTCATCATCATTGTTGCCAGTGATATCTGCTCTGTCATGAATAAACTCAACATCAATTCTTTCAAAGATATCCAACATGTATGCAATATGACTTAGCCATGCATCATTCTGTGCATTTTGACTTAGGTGTCCAATTAAAATATACCAATCTCTAGGCACAATAGGAAGTATTGCATATGGATGACCATTGTGGTTATCTTTAGGTGCTAACAGTTTAAACTGCCCTGAATAAGAATTTATAACTTCGTCCCAACCCTCTGTTACCATTAATGCATCATCATTCCAAAAGAATATCCATTCACCTTGCCCGTTACCGGCAAGTGTGTTCACATAATTGTGTAAGTTTTCATATCCAATTGGCTTGAAAATATTTGCTCTTGCTTCAACTCCGTTTTCCTGTAAGTAAGGTGCAATATGATCTTTTATGTAGTCGGTGGTTGCTTGATCATCTTCGTCGATGCCCAGCATAATTTCAATATCCTGAGGGTTTGATGCTCTGTCTATAAGCGATTCTAAACTTGCTTTTAATACCTCGGTTCTTCCTCTAGTGGGTAGAATCACTGTGATCTTTTTTGTTGTTTCCATGATTACCTCTTTTTGTTTTCGCCTGTGAATAGTTTTCTAATGTTGCCTCTGAATGTGTAGTGTCCAACGTGATTAAGTGCTGTGCGAGGATCTAAGAAAACATCTCCGCCCATGTCTTGCCAGCGTCTACAGAAGGTGTAGTCTTCGCTTAAATAACGTCTACTTTCTGGATCAATAATACAATCAAACAGTGCATACATAAAAGGCTCAAACTTTTGATCAACATTGATATCGTTTACATATTTTGTTTCTGGATACTTGTCAAACATTTGCTGTACAACTTCTTTTTTAATACACATAAACCCAGTGCCTGCATCTTTGAGTTTAACCAAGTTGTCAACAATTTGTACTTGCGGAGTACGATTTCCTTCTGAATCCTTAACAAAGTCAAAGTTCACTACATAGTTAGAACTGTGACCTTCGATCGTGTCTGGTGTTTCTGCTGGATCGTTTCGTGTTGCTTCCATAATGCTTTGCCAATTGATTGCTTTCTTTGGATAAGCACCTACCACAATTGGTTTGTCATATGCAACCATACGCAAGATATCTTCAGGATTAAATTCAATATCAGCATCAATAAAAAACAAATGTGTTGCTTCTGAGTTTTCCATAAAGAAACTTGTGAGTGTGTTGCGACCACGTGTGATCAAACTTTCATTTGCTAAAGTACTGATTGTGTATTTGATGTCATACTTGTTACACAAAATAGCAAATCTCATCATGCTTCTAAAATATGGTTCACCAATTTGTCCGCCGTAACAAGGTGTTGCAATAAAGATGTGTTTTTGTCTCAGTAAACCTAATGGGATTTCAATTTTAGAATCAAGTAATTGATGTAAAGTAGAATCATCATTTGCGTTTGCAGGTGCCGGTGATGAAGCAGGAGTTTTGCTGATTGGATTACTCTTACGAGTTTTGCTTTTCTTAGCCATTTATATTCCTTTGTGTAAAGTGTGTAGTGTTTTTATTTATTTTCAAGTATCACAAACTGGAGCTCGGAACTGGAATCGAACCAGCGACCTGATGATTACAAATCAACTGCTCTACCTGCTGAGCTATCCGAGCTTGTTTACTAATACTGTTATTTACTTGTGATTTTATGATGCGATACAGATAACTGGCTATTACCTTGCATCTCTGTGGGAGGGCTTACTGCTGATGAATTCATTGAGCTTTTCTGCTTCTGCAACAATCTCTTCAGTTGAAGGCATTGCTTCAGCAGTCTTTGCTTTGGCTTGTAAAATAAGTCTTGCTTCTTGTAATAATTCAAGTCTTATTTCATATGGTGTTTTGTTTGACATTAGATATGAATCCTATATTTCTTATGTATATATTTATCCTATACACAAATTTTTTTAATAACGTATTTTAATTGTTATTTGCCCTGTTGCTCGCCGCGGTCGTCCATGTTAGATATATGCTGGTAATAATAATTCATGCCATGATCTGCTACACCGTCAATAAACTTAAATTGTTTAAGAGCTGCCCAACGACCTCTCCAGCCATCTTTAAATCTTTGCCATGGTGTTGCTTTTCTAATATTACCGTATGTATTGATGTATCTTAGATGCCCGTCATGCTTATACCATAATCCCCCTATTGCTGGTGGCACACTTGGCACAACATCGTTGTTGTTTACATAACGGAAATAAGGGAAGTCAATAAGTTTTAAAAAGGCTGTGTTACCTACTCGTGGCTGCCCAAAGGTGTATAACCCTCCGGTTGGTTTGAGCTCCATAGCAACCAATACTGCCATGGCCCCACCTAAACTATGTCCACACACCCAAATTTTCTTAGTCCCTTTTTTGTTGTGTTTTGTTAATGCAGTTTTGATATCAGGAATAACTTTTTCGTATTCACCATAAAAGCCTTGATGTACTTTTCCGCCTTGTGGGTGTGGCATTCTAAATGTGTTAAGGTCTGCTTTCACATCATTCAGTGCCGTTGGCTCTGTACCTCTACATGCAATTAATACATCGTCTTTATCACTCATTACATAAGCCTGTGCTCCGTCAACATCAATGTATGTTGGGGGTAATGGTTTGTTTAAAAATTTCTTCAATGGGGATAAGTCATCAATTCCTTCTTTTGCTTCAAAAAGATTTTCTGGCGATTGATAACATTGTGTTGCAAATAGACTAAGTATAGTTCCTTTGTCTTTCACAGATAAATCTGAAAGTGCCATGTGTTACTCCTATGGTTATATACATATTTATCTATAGCGTAAGGTCAAACCAAGTTTACGTTCACAGTTCATAGCACCTGTTGCATGTATCATTTTAGAGTCAAATTCTAATAAATTACCAGGTTTTAGTTTGTATGCTTTGCCGGATAATCCCTTCCAGTATTTTCTAGGAAAATAATACAAGTATTCGTTGTATAAGTCATCGTCGACATCTCCATCAATCATGTTCTCAACATCATAGTCACAAGGACGACCTTTGAGTTCTTTGTTGTATTCAAATGTAGCATTGGTGTTGAATACCCATGTGTTGCTCGGTAGCGGCCACCATTGATCAAAGATAACCAATGATGAATCTTGACCGTTGACTGTTTCGACTGGTATAACAAAATTTTCATTTACACCATTACGGAAATCTGTGTGGGGTAGATATGGAGTCGAATGATTGTAAAAATTACTCACCTTAATGCGATCAACATCTACATCTGGTACTTCGGCAAGTAAATTATACACCACTGGATCTAAATGTGGATTATTGATTTTTTTCATCACATCAGTATCGTAACTGTCAGCAGATTGAGAATAATAATAGTCTTTGAGTTGTTCTATTATATCTAGGCTGATTGCGTTTTCAAAATATTTTGTAGGTAGTAATGTCATAATCAAAAATCATAATAGTATTCTAATATACTTTTACTATTATATTTATTGATTGCATCTCTGAATTCTGCTGTTAGCTCTTGTGGTACCTTTCCTGCTTTGTACCTAACACTACCTATTGCACCTATGTTTACATCTCCAATTTCCATTTCTAAATTTTTTGCTCTTTTTTGTGCTTGGGCTTCTATAGGTGTTCTGTACAGTAAATCAAATTGATTATAAATTCCTGTTGATGTTGCATAATACTTTTTAAGTTTTTCAAATCCAGTTCTTTTAACTAATGGATTGATACCTCCCGGAAGTATGCTTTCATAAATTTCGTATTTTAATCTTTGTGCATACATGTTTATTCCAGTTAATTCTTCTCTGCGTTCAGCATGTATTTGTTTTTCCTTAACTACACTTATACTGTGCTTCAATACTTTGTATATAATTTCAGGAGTGTATAAAGGTATATCTCTTACTATGTCTATATTAAGTTTGTCACATAGCAATCTATAAGACACAGTGTTGCCTATAAAGAATCCTGCACTTAATCCTGCAATGTCTTCAGGTCCTTCGTTTTGTGCTGAATTCATAGACATTATAGGAACCTCACCGCCTAAAAACAGTGTGCCTTCTTTGTCTTTGAATGTTTTTTCAATAAAGTACAAATGTACAGCAATTTGAGGACTTGATGTTTGGTATTTCTTAGCATACTCTAAATGTTTTCCGGTATTAAAAAAATCGTGTAAATCGATGTATACTTTTTCTAATGGTAAAGAATTTTTTTCAGCAATGATTTCTGCTTGTAAAACATCGTCCGAATTTATAGGGGTATCATTCCACAGAGTAACATAAGTATACAATGTGATAGGCACGTTTAATTGTTGTGCTACTCGTAGTGCAAACTGGCTATCTACACCGCCACTAAGGCAAACATTCGCGTGTTTAACATGCTTTAATTGTGAGACTATGTCATCAATAACAGGACGATCATTATCAGGTTTAGCAACTTTAATAATAAGTGTTTTAGTTTCAGCGTCAAACTTGAATGCTGGAGGAGAACCAAAAGTGATCATTAAAAAATATTTCCTTTACAAAAGATGATAAATATAGTTAATATACTTATGGAGCAAACGCGAATATAAATTCGTTTTTTGGAGCAAATAAATGGCAAATTATATCGTATCGCTGGACACCTCGACATACGCAAATGCAGGTGCCGCAGAGCTTGCATTAACTAATGCAGGTGCAGCAATTACAAGAACTTATCAATTTCCGTTAACGTATGGAGTCACAGCAACAACATCGCAGTTAGCAAGTCTTGCTGGTGTACTACGTTACGAAGAAGTTGGCACTGTGTTAACGGCTCAGAAAGCAGGAGGTACACCAACGTATCATCACTTGCAATCAACTTCTGTTAGCAAAAACTATAACTATTATTGGCATCCAGTGGATACCACTCATGGTCAAGGACAACATGTATACTTACTAGATACTGGTGTTGACGTTGGTCACCAAGAATTTGGTAATGCAACTAACATTAATAACCTATATAACTGTACAAATGCTACAGGCTTTGTTGACACTGACGGTCACGGAACTGCAATGGCTAGTTTGATAGTTGGCGGCGCAATTGGTATTGCAGCAAATGCAACACTGCACAATGTAAAAATGTTTGACAACGGTAATGGTAATGTTACTGTTGGTGAAATTGTTGATGCTCTAGACAATGTACTTACTCACCACAATAATAATACTCCTGCAGAGCCAAAAGTTGTGTGTATGCCATTCACAGTAACAAAAAATCAACTCATTGATGACAAGTTAAATGAATTACTTGATGAAAACTTAATGTTAGTGGCTTGTGCTGGTAACAGAGGTAACGGCGTAGATGTAGACAATTATTCGCCAGGTGGTTTAGACACTATTACAACTGTTGCTTCTCACGATGAGGCCTTTTATGCAACAACTTTTTCACAATTACCATTAAAAAATGGAACTTGGGACACAGGTAACATTCATGGATCGAATACCACAATAGTAAGAAAACTAGTACAAAACGCAGCAGAAATTGACCTTTTTGCTATTGGAACCAATGTGTCTGTTGCTGATCACTCTAATGTTTCCAACTATAACACAGTTAACGGTACAAGTGTATCATCAGCAATTGCAGCAGGAGCTGCAACTCACTTTATGAACTTGTACAGCAGTAACTCAGCTCAAACTATTAAATCGTACATGGTTAGTAGAGGACACGAAGCAGCTAAACTTAGACGTTCCACAACTCCAGACGGGGCGGAGCACCATCATCCTGTTTTAGCATATGACAATTTGACATTCCCTGCAGGTAAAGTAGCAGATTGGGACAAGATTTCATTATCTATCTTGAGTGTACCGATGACTTCGCAAGTATCATTCACAACAATCCCATCAGGTAGATTGCTAAATGTACAATATGGACAAACAGCAAACGTTAATATTGGATTATCAAACGCTGTTTCTAATGTTGCTGTGCTTGACTTTAGTCCACTAAGTCCATGGATGTCATTTAACACATCAACAGGGGTAGTTGTAGCAGATACTTCAAATGCTACACTTGCACCGGCAAACGTATCGCCAGGCATTTATCACTTTGCTGTCAAAGGACAAGTAGGTGATACTGTACACGTTGAAGAATACAGCGTTGGTGTGTATGCAAACAATGTATCAGAACTGAATAGTGCAACTGAATTCTACTACGATGACGACGAAGAGTCATACGAAGAAGTTGTTGCATACAATGTTGGCGTTTTCCAATATCAACAGCTCAAATAACATTATTTGATATAAATCAAGGTGCTAAATATATTTGGCACCTTTTTTTATGACTTTACAAAATATCAGAATAGACACAACCACACGATCAACTGTATTCAATCCGCTGAGTGCTAGTGGTCAGTGGCTGTGTTCTGCATTTGGCAGAAGAACACCAGGAGACTTTGACGCTAAGTATCCAACCTTAATCGAAGCAACACAAGATCTCACTGACTTACAATCTATAACACTGTATAGCGAATACGGTGACTCAATGGAGTGGCCTCACATTTCAAGTTTTGTACAAGTCATGTCTATACAAGGTGTTTATGTTATGATCAATACTTACGGTATGTTTGATCACAAACTATGTGATAAATTAAAAGATCAAAGTGTAAACGTAATTTTTGACATAGATGGAATTTATGAACAATCAGGAAAAGTTTTCTTACACAGTAATTGGAAAATCATCAAAGAAAACATACTTAAATTAGGTTCTAAAGCACGAGTTAAATTTTACAAGTTCAAACACAATGCTTATCAACAAAATGCGTTACAGCGGTTCTGTGACGCTTGTAGAGCTACTTTAGAGGTGGTTGAGGATCCATTATTTGGTAGGAATATACACTCTGTTATAGACGAAAATGCTAATTGGTTGTACGACATACACCCTGCGAATTCACAAGAGCCTACACTTAATAAAACTATGTTAGGTTGGAATATTTTAAAAACAAAGGTGAGAAAAGGAAAAGGTACATCTATTGAACACAGAAAACATATACCTGTGCCCCCTCATGCAACACCGTTAACCAGTGATGATTTTATCAATATCACTGTCAAAGGACATGTTATTAAAGGAAGTTCTAGAGCACAGATCTTTAGTAATGCATTGTGCGAAGATTGGCAAATTGACATGATTGACACCAACAACAAATACAATGCATCTGTTGTTAATGAACTAAGTTTGTTTACAAAAAAAGATTTAGACAGTATTAATATTTACAAAAATAATATACTAGATATTACTACGCAACTTTCACAGTAGGCGAGCCGCTAGTAACACTGTGTCCGCAACTGGCTGTTGTTCCTTGTTTAGCCACAATACCGCCATCTGCTTTTACTGTAGGTGAACCATTAGAAACCAACACAGAGCTTGTGTGCGGTGCTTTTCCATGTGGTGCAACAGAGTCGCCAATTAACGAAACATTTTTTCCATCAGCAAAAACTGTAGGTGCACCTGGACCTATAATAATGCCTTTTGCGGCATCAGCCTTTACTCTTGCACAATCTGCCATAATAATTATTTATCAGACTTACTTTCTTCTTGATAGTTGTCTGCAACATTAATAATATTTTCATAGTCCTTTGCACTTCTTTCATGTGTTTCAACAATACTCATTACTTGAGATGTTGGAACACTTATCATGCTTGCAGGACCTGTGAATAGATAAGGAATTAGTGCTAATTCCTCGCCATTGATAACCACAATACGTGGTTCTAATAATTCTAATACATTGTTATCTTCGTCGTGTGCTGCAAGTTGTGCTACAACTTCAATGCCCGCGACAAACTTAATGGTAACGATTTTACCAGTGAGGTCTTCTAAATTATACATGTGTGTCTCCTAAAGACTAAAGCCTTTAAATGTGTCCTCAGTTACGTCTTGTTTAGTACCACCAATAACGTAACTGCTAATTTCTGTTTCTTGTGGTGCTACTTGTACTTCTCCACCACCAATCCATTTTTGTGTCCATGGCAGTGGGTTTGAACCTGCAGTGTATACTTTTTCTAAACCAATGTTTTGCATACGTTTTGCTGCAATCCATTCCACATATTGCTTGAGCAATTCTGCATTTAGACCAATAATACTGCCGTCTTTAAACAAATAATCAGCCCATGCTTTTTCTTGTTCTACAGCATCAATGAACATTTGCTTGCTTTCTTCTGCTGTTTCTTTGGCAATCTTTGCAAAGTCTTTGTCTTCTTTAACAAGTAATTTTAACATGTGCTGTGTGCTTGCTAAATGAACATTTTCGTCACGTGCAATTAGTTTGATAATTTTTGCATTGCCTTCCATTTTTTTAACTTCTGCAAAAGCCCAACTACAAGCAAAGGAAACATAAAAGCGAACACCTTCTAAAATGTTCACGCTCATTATACATTTCCAAATTCTCTTTTTGTGCTCATACTCGTCATACTTTTTACTGTTTTGACGCATGAGATCATTATACTCTAACAGTTCATTGTATGATTCTGTAATACTATCAGCACAATCAACGATTTCATTAATGCTGGTCATTTCATCAAAAACTTTGCTCGGGTCAGGATATACGTTTCTGATGATATGTGTATAACTTCTGCTGTGAATTGTTTCACTAAATGCCCATGTCTCAATCCAGGTTTCTAATTCTGGAATGCTAACAATAGGCAAGAATACCACATTAGGTGAACGGCCTTGTACACTGTCTAACAGAATTTGTCTTTTTAAATTACTAGTAAAGATATGTTTTTCGTGGTCTGCTAGATCTTTAAAATCCTTTGCATCACGCAAAATATCTACTTCCTCAGGTCTCCAAAAGAAACCCAATTGCTTATCAGTTAATTTGTCAAACTGACGGTATTTCACAGAGTCATATCTCTGCATACCAACACCACCTTCTGGATCTAAAAACATTTTAGCCTCCATATGGTTGTATTTCTTATTTGTGTTTAAAACTGATTTCATATTTTGCAACTTTCGCAGTCCTCATCGTCGTCTAGATTAGTGATAGTATTTACCTCTACTACTTTTCTTGTTTCTTCTTTATTTGTATCAATTTCGCCTTGTCCGTCAAACGTATTATTGTAATACAACTGCTTACCGCCATACTTATAAAACATTAATAGATCTTGAATCAATTGACTCATCGGCACTTTTTCATCGTCGTAGTGCTCAGGATTGTATGATGTGTTTACTGAGATACCTTGATCGATATATTTTTGTAATACTGCCATAATTTTTAAGTATCCTTGTGGAGATTTCTGATCCCACAACAAGTCATACTTGTTTTTTAATCTTGGATAGCCAGGTACAACTTGTTTTAATACACCATGCTTACTTTGCTTGATGCTAATATAACTGCGAGGCGGTTCAATACCGTTTGTGCTGTTACTTATTTGTGCAGAAGTTTCTGCAGGCATAAGTGCCATTAATGTACTGTTTCTAATACCAGTTTCTTTTAACTGCTTACGCAAACCTTTCCAATCCTGTCTTTCTTTGTGCTTAACTAATTCATCAACATCTTTTTTGTATGTTTGATTAGGAGTAATGCCATGTCCATATTTTGTTTCCATCAAACCAGAGATAGCACCTTTTTCCACAGCCAAGTCAGCACTTGCTTTAATTAAATAATAACTCCATGCTTCGGTCCATTCGTCAATCAAATCCAAGTCAGGTTCTTGATAAGATGTATCATGCTTTGCTAACCAGTAAGCAAAGTTAATAATACCAACACCTAGCGGACGTCTTTTCATTGTGCTAAGTTCTGCTGCTAACACTGGATAACTTTGATAGTCTAGTAGTTCGTCAAGTCCTCTTACTGCTAAATCACAAACACTCTCAAACTCTGCAGGATTTTTAATTACTCCCCAATTGATTGCACTCAGTGTGCACAGGCTAATTTCGCCTTCCTCGTCTTGAACATTAGACAGTGGTTTAGTTGGTAGATCAATTTCACAACACAAATTACTTTGTTTAATTGGTGCTACTTCTTCAACAAATGCACCATGGGTATTAGCATGGTCTACATTCATTAAATAAATTCTACCTGTGTCTTTACGTTCTTGCACAAAAGCACTAAACAAATCAATTGCTTTTACGGTTTTCTTTCTAATACTTGTCTTACGTTCTGCTGCTTCATATAACTCTTTGAACTTGCCTTGATCTGCAAAGAATGCATCATATAAACCAGGCACATCATTGGGTGAAAACAAAGTTATGTCGCCGCCACTTACTAGCCTTTCGTACATCAGTTTATTGAACTGTACGCCGTAGTCCATGTGCCTAACACGATTGTCGTCTGTGCCTTTATTGTTCTTTAATACTAGTAAGTCCTCAACTTCTAAATGCCAAATTGGGTAATATAGTGTAGCGGCTCCGCCTCTTACACCGCCTTGGCTACAACTTTTTACTGAACTTTGGAACAACTTGTAAAAAGGAATAACGCCCGTATGTGTCGCATCACCATTTCTAATAGGAGAACCAATTGCTCTAATACTGCCTGCACCAATACCAATGCCTGCCTTTTGGCTTACATATTTTACTACTGCACTTGATGTTGCATTAATGCTGTCTAAACTGTCGCCAGTTTCAATTAGTACACAACTGCTAAACTGTCTTTGTGGTGTACGCACACCTGCCATTACAGGTGTAGGCAAACTGATTTTAAATGTGCTAATTGCATCATAATATGCTTTCACATATTTCATTCTTGTTTCTGCAGGATAATTAGAAAACAGTGTAGCACTGATCATCATGTATGCAACCTGTGGTGTTTCGTATACGTCACCTGTTGCTCTGTTTTGTACAAGATATTTGCCGCGGAATTGCTCCATAGCTGCATAAGTCAAATATTCATCTCTACTGTGATCAATAAAATCCTGCAGTTGATTGATTTCTTCTTTGGTATACAGACTTCTAAACTCAGAGTCATAAAAACCTGCATCAATATTTTTATCCACAATATCGCATAAGCAAGGCGGCTCAAAAGTGCCGTAAACTTGTTTACGCAAATGATAGTTAATTAGTCTACCTGCTACATATTGATAGTTGGGTGTTTCTTCTGAGATAAGATCAGCAGCACTTTTAATAAGTGTTTCTTGAATATCTGCTGTGGTGATTGAATTGTAAAATTGAATTTGACTGTTTATTTCGACTTCGCTGGCACTAACACCGCTAATCCCTTCACAGGCATATTGAACAACTTTGTGTAACTTATCGATGTTAATCTCTTCAAGTTGTCCTGAACGCTTTCTTACCTGCATGTGTATCTCTCTTGTTTTTGTTTGTTCGTTAAAAGTAAAACGTGTAAATATTTACCAGTGTGTCATTGTACAATAAAACAGTACAAATGTCAACGAAAAAGTTGATTAACTTGCACTGTGTGACTGCCAAATTGTGTGCTGTTTTCTTTCATCTCATCTACGGAAACTGCTTTATCTGATAAGAAGTTATAGACTTGATTTTCATATAGTAACACTAGTCCGTCATTACCGTTCGTATGATTACTTATCACTAAAAATTTTAACTCGTCTGAAGTTATGAACTGTTTTCTGACCAGTGTTGCTGTCAGTATAAGTGTGATGCCTGATTGACAAAGATAGCCTTCTCTGACTATGTCAAAAACATTTGGCCAACTTTTAGGGGTATAGTAATCAATATACCTTGGGATAGGTTTGATACTAGCAAATTCATCTAAAACTTCTTGAATGTTGCTATGATGTTTTTGCCTAACTTCTCGCCATGCTGATAATCTGTCGTCAGGGCTTTGGTGTTTATAAAACATAAAAATAACTTAAATTATTAATCGCCCCATCTTCTCACAATGTATCTCATTGTAAGATCAGTAGAAGGGCTAAGAGTATTGTTAACTTGAATTACTGCTGACGAACCGTCTATGTTACCAGAGAATTGAACATCACCTGTTACTCCAGTTGCAACATCTGTAAAGTTATCATTTAGTGCAATTTCGTCTGTTAAGTCATCACCTGAGTACATCAATCTTCCAACACGTCTATATCTGTTAGATGAAGTGCCACCTACCATGCTGTATTCAACGATTAATGTTTGGAAGTCATCGGCTAATGCTAAACCTAATTCGCTAACAGTTTGTAGACCTGTTGATAATGTTAATTGTTCAGGAGAAGTAAAACTTGTTGTTGCTGTACCAGCTGCTAATGCTTCTGATGTTAAAAACTCGATGTTAGTTTTGATATTAAGCAATCCTCTGATATCTGTGTTAGTAGATTCAAAGTATAAGTTATTTAATATCTGTGAAAAATCTTTTGCTTCATCTCTGCTTTCAAAACTCATCTCACCAAACGCACTATCAATTTTCAAGTCCCATGTATTAAACTGTGATGGAGATTGGAACTCTTGGTTAGAGTAAATTTCTTTGAACAAGTTTAGATTAACATTATCTCTCACAGAGTCCATCCATTCTTCTAACTTAGCCTTAACTGTTGCATTTTGTTTTGTGTATTCACCACCAGTGAGTCCGAGACTACTCAATGTATCTTTTGAGTCGTTATGTATCTTAAAATTGAACGGTGTTTTTTGTACTGCTTCAGCATGTGTTAAATACAGTTTATTAGGTGTACCAGGTATGCTGCTCAGTTTAGGCCATTTATTGTAATTGTTAGTTGTTGTTTTTGCTGACTCTACACTGTCTGCAGAAGATAAGTCAGCAGCAAATACAGGTGTTGCACTCACAGTAGCATTTGACACTACCGGTGTAAATGATAAATCAATAATATTAGCAGTAATGTTGGTGCCGTAATTAACAATAAATGTGTTAGCATTTCCAGTAACTTCTGCTGTAAAATTTCCAATACCGGTGCCCGCAGTTTTTAGTGTAACAGTATTACCGTTAGGTATTCCGTGTCTATCACTGTTAACAACAACGTTAGAATTAACCCCATCTTTAAACACTACTGCTGAAACACTCACCGCACTATTAGAAACGCTAGAAAAATCCAAATCTAAATCTATAGTATTATTCAATGTTGAAACAGCAGTAATGTCCGCTTCAACTTCATGTAGTCCTGATACATTTGCTGCTTCTAAGAAATAGATAGAATCACCAACTTCAGTGTCTTGAACACTACCTACAGTAATTTGTACGTTGCTGTTTACATTACTGAGAGTTGTTACAGCTCTCGTGATACTCGAAGAATTACTAGGAAGACTAGCAACAATTTCTGCATTTGCTGAATCGTATGATGTAACTTTTAATACTTTGTTATCCAACCAATCACTGCCGTTGGTTACATACACATGATTATACGCACCCGAAACATTATATGCATCAGCAGTTATATTTCCTGTTAATGTCACTTGCGATGAAGTTGCTGTTGCTGCTACGTTGTCGTCAATGTCTTCATTTTTAGTTAAAAATAAATTACCTAAGTCTCCAGCTGCAGACACAGAGGCTTGCGTTGGTGCAACCTTGACATCAGTAGCAACTTGAATATGCTTGAACTGCATTCCAATAAAGCCGATCCCTGTTCCCGGTGTAACTCTAATATTTTTATCGTTTAATTTTCTATAAGAACTGATATTTTTTGCTTCGTAAAAGCCGTCTGTTGTGGTAACACCAATTTTTGTATTTGAAATTGCATTAATAACTTGTGTATTACCGTAGTAAGCAACAGAAATTGCATCAGCACCAGACGGAGATGTTCTCAACTGCAACTGGTGTGTATGATTACTCAATGTGAGATCACCTGTTTGAGTAAAATAATAATCGTCACTTGATGCTATTGTTGCAACAGGAGAAGGTTCTAATCTTTTACCTTCTTGCACCACTGACAAATCTGTAGCAACAAACACATTACCTGTGAAAATATTTTTAAAATGAGTATCTGAACTTCTAAAAACTTTGTTTAGTCTAGAATACTGTGTTGATGTAGACGATGATGCAACATCAGTTGCTGGCGTCCATGACACAGAATCTGTAACACCGTCAAAGTCTCCTTTGTCATATACTTTGTGAGGAACAGTGAATTTAATAATTTGTACGTTTGCAAAACTGGTTGTTGTGCTTTGTGCACTTGATGTTTTTTCAAAGACGCCTGTTTTGTTGTAGATATCAGACACAGGATCTTTTGTGTCTGCGCCAATATAAATTTGTCTGCTGTCTGTTGCAAACCCAATTTCACCTGGACGTAGTGGTTTAGGGAGGTCCTGTTTCAAACCCCTACGTTGTTGCATTCTGGTTATTTTAGTTGTTTCTGCCACTGTTAAGCCTCTCTAAATACTTAACAGTATTTATCACTTTTACTTCAGCGAAGAATAATAATCAGCAACTCTGTTGGCCCACTTCTCACAATAAGCATCAAACTCGTCGCCTTCAATAACAAACTCAGCAAATTCTGCTTCTCTGTCTACCATGAGGATAGCAACTTTTTTAATATCAGTGTTAAACATTTCATTGTGTGCTAATGCGTATGCACAACCTTGTAAGAAATAATCTTCAATCCATTCACGTTTTTTGATTTTTTTAGCAGTCTTAAAGTCAATGATTGCTGGAGAACCTTTGTGTAATCCAATTGCATCACTGGTTCCAGCATACAAGCCTTGAGCTATTAATCCAACCTCAGTACCCCATAATTCATCAACATTCACAAAGCCTTCGTTCAGCATGCTGTCGACCATTCGTTTGGCCATTACACTGATTAAATTATTTCCTTTGATTTCGTATTCTTCTTGTAGGATATATTTTTCTAGTGCGTTATGAACTTTTGTACCTAAGTTTGCACTTTCAGTTGAAATACGTTGTGCTTCCTGTTCGCCTACTCGTTTGCGCCAATTAATGAGTGCTGTTTTATCTCCGGTATCTGATAGTATAGTGGTCACACTCGGCACAGGCTTTTCATCTTTGCCAACGTATTGTCTGCCTGCTGAGGTTTGTATTCTTTTTAATTTTGGATAATCGTATTTGTTTGTGAGCATTGGCTAATTATAGCACACCTAAGTGCTAAGTCAACCTAATTACCAGGAGATATTCCACTGCAACGTAGTATTACTGGAAGGATCAGTAACAATACTTACACCGTAACCTAAGTTGGTAAAATAGTCTTTGACGTAGTTTAATTGATCTAATTTAGTTGGGTCTGTGGTAACAGCATTCCACACATAGTAATACACGTTGCTGTTTGTCATGGTAGAGTTATTAACGTTTGCATATAACACGCCAGCATCAACATTTGCATACACTGCGTTTTCTATTGCAGTAACTTCGTTATGAATAACAGTGTTATTCCTTGTGTTACTTCTTGCTGTTGTTGCGTTTATAAATATTCCTGGCATTATTGTGGTAACTCCGCATTTATATCTTGCATGGCTTGATCTCCAGCCATATCGCCTACATCGACTGCATTTTCAGGGTCATCGGTGTTTACTGTGTCTGGTAGTTGATTACTAGGAACAATTTTGTTTCTGTCAACACTGCTTGCATAACCTGACTTATCAACTGCATTAATGAGTTCGTCAGTGGTAGTGATGTATCCTGCTTTTGCTAATAATGCTTTAAAGTTTTCTGTAGAAATTTCTTTAGTATCGTTAGCAGCCATACGAACTAACAAATCCTGTATTGCAGTTATTAGTTCACTGAAATAGCCTTCAGATAATATGACTTCACGTATTAACATTTTACACCTCTACTGGTGTTCTGCCTAGTGGCTCTTCTTCGGGGCCTGCTGCTGCTGGTTCATTTGTGTCCAGTGCTGGTTCTTCTAAATCTGGTGCTGGTGCTTCTAAATCACCTGTGTCACCTAAGCCCATGCCATCATCTGCAGCAATGCTTTCTTCGCCTGTGATTGTTGCTACGGCTTGATCAACACCTGCTTTTGCAGACTTTGCTGACTCAATGTAACCTGCTAACACACCGTTAACACTGTCAGCAAATGTAGCGGCTGCTTGTGCACCCATCTCGCCTCTCATTTGATCAGCAATTGCAGGAAGACTTTCATTCATCATACGACCAATTTCTTCAACATGGTCTTGAATGTCATCTGCTAATGCACGAACTGCCATAATAACTTCTGCTTGCTCAATGTCAACTTCTTCTACAATCATTTCATCAATGATATCGTCAAACATGCTTTCGTTAGCATCTTCTTTTTCGTCTGAAGTATCACCTGTTACTTCAAATTCTTTGTCACCTACCTTAAATTTCTTTTCACCTTTCTTGATAGCATCTCTGCGAGCTGCTACAAAAGCATTTGCTTCTGCTACTTTGGCACCAAACATTTTAATGCCTGCTTCTAGTTGTGCTTCTTCTAAACTGCTTAAGAAACCAACAACTGCATCTCTGCTTTTTTCTGTGACTTCTGCAAACATGTTTAACTTTTCTTCAATTGCATCGTAACTGCTAGTATCTGATAATTCCACACCACATTCTCTAGCAAGTGCTGAAAGTAAGTTTTCGCTAAGGTCTGTTTCTGGGATAACATCGCCTTCGCCTTCTTCCTCAACAGACTCGTATTTCATACCACACTCGTCCATGTAATCTTTGGCTGCTTTAATCACAATTGGTAATACATGTTGATCATCGTACGCAAAACGATTGTCCATTCTGTAACGGTTCATGCATTCGCCGCATGCTTCGTCCATAGTGTATCCGCTGTCCATTAATTGCTTAACACTTGCACAAACCATTTCTTTCATTTCTTTGTGTGCAGGTGAATCAGCATATTGTCCTTCATTGATCATTGTTTGCACAACATCTTTGATGCCTAAAAACTTTGCGTATTCAGGTTCTAGTTGAAACTTCTTGTCTGAGCCCTTAATTTTAATAAGGCACTGATTAGTTTGCTCTAACAGTTTATCCAATTTCTCTTTAGATGGAAAACCATCTGTTTTAAGAGATACGTTGAACTCTTCGCTGAGCATGTGATTAATTTTGGCTATTTTTTGCTTGCCGGTTTGATTAAAGTCTTTTAAAAACATGTTATTATTTCCCAGTAATAAAATCTATTACTGTTATTTATCATCTGAAGAGGATTTTAGGAGTACCGTTGTAGTTCGTAGCGAGTATAATCTAACCGACCTCGTGCGTCACTGAGTCTTGCTTCGGTCATATCGTACTTTACGGGATCGTTTGTTGTGCGTAAAGTGTGAGTATAGAACATAATATCCGAAGTAAATTTATGATATTGCCAAATTAAATCTCTCAGGCTTTTTGTCATATCACCGTTTACAAGTTTACCTTTGTTGGTTTGTTTACACAAATATTCTGCAACATGCCTTAGAGGAATCTCGTTGTATACAACTTTTTTACTGATATGATCTTGTACAACAAAAAATTTATTTTGTTTTGAAACCACAAAGATACCTTTTTTAGCAACATTAGATGCTAAACGATCTAACTTTTTTGCAAGATGTTTTTTGTTCATGCTCATAACAGTATTTATGTACTGAATTACTAGATTTTTTGTTTTGTGGAGTGAATAGTGTAAAAGACTCGATTGCCTTTGGATTGTTTGTCAAATATATTTTTTTGATAAAGTTCTTCAGCAATGTGTGCATCACGTTCCGATAATTCATTAGCACACACACTGCCCATTGAATCAGCGAGTGCATAAATTTTAGACTCTAATGAATTAATCAAACTGATATGATTATTTTTACACTTAACTGCTCTCATAGTACTATTTAGCAAAGAATCTTTCTTTAACAAGTTCAGCAATGCCATGCTGACTTTTAGCACCTTTGTGTTTTAGATCTCTTGCCCAATCTGTTGGCTTAATATCATTTATGTTTACACGAACAAACGGTACGTTTTTACTTGCCGCATATAGTTCTAATAATTTATGTAACATAGTTTTTTGAAAAAAACTTGTATCTACTGCATCGTTGATTATTTGTGATTTTTGCTGATCGTCGACGTTTTCGGTAATGTGTTTGCTGTGCCATGTACTAAAATGAAAAAGATCATTGTTGGGGGCATATCTTGCTTTGAATGTCATTCCTAGTGGTGCTTCTTGTACTATAATGCCAGTTACGTTGGGTAAATCTTCTTCTAAATAAGTACAAAGATACGCTACTGCTGGCTCTAAGGATAAGCCACTAACGCCTAAATTCCATGTTTTCTGTCCTGTCATTTTTTGCAGTTGCTTAGGCCATGTATCTTCTATGTTTAGCCCTGTGCCAAACGTCATGCTGTCGCCGAAACATAAAATTCCAGGTTCATCGGTAAAGTGCATATCACGGAAGCCAGTGCTGTTGGTTTTGTATTCTACTGGTTTGAGATCACCGTTGTCGTCTAGCCATCCATAAAATTTTAACATTTTTTTAACTCTACTGGATGATAATCTTTCTACATGATCTTTAGTACTGTCCCATGGATGATAACCTGTGACATAATAACCTTCGTCGTCTAATCGAGCAATTACTTCTGGATAAATTTCAAAAAAGTTACTGTCGTCGTAGTAAAAAGATTTGCCAGGGATATAAGGACAGTTGGCACTTGCCCTGAGAGAGTCAATAAATTTTTGTTTGTTTATGTCTAATATAGGGCGTCTTTGTACACCGCGGGCATAAATTTCAGCGATGTGATTCAGCCACTCAGGTGAGTGTTTTATCATAATTAGCCGGCGTGCATTGCCGCCATGTGTTTCTTATATTTTTTAGTGCCTTTTTTGTGTGGACTCTTGCCTTCATCCACATCTTTGCCTTTAGCACGTTGTCTCTCTGCCCATTCTTCATATTCTTTAGCACGTTGTACTTTATCTGAATCTGGAGCATGACCCATTGCTATGTATTCTTCTGAACTTTTGTTAGGCTTTTCAGGGCGAATTTCTTCGTTTGTTTTCTTTTTCTTTTTAGCAAACACACTTGGATTAGGGCGTTTACGCATGCCACCCATTGGCACTGCTACAGTAGCAACTGCGCCTGCCGTGGTTTCTGTTATGATGTCTTTTATAAGCATACTAATATTTATCACTGAAACGATGATTTGCCTCCGCATGTTTGGCTTCGTCACGCTGTACACAATAAACCATATCATACAGTTTAGCATCTGGTTTGAGGTCGTAGTAGTCTATAGCAAGTTGTGGTGCTGGTACATTTTCAACTTCACCGTGTGCAATCATTGTTAAGTAATTTTCATAACTGCGTACTGCTTCTTCTTCAAAATATGCAATCATTTTGTGTGCTGTTCTTGGAAAGAACACAAACATAAGAAAATAAAAGTTCCAAAATATAGCCTGTGCAACTAAAATAAGTAATCTTTCAAATAAGTTTGGCTTTGCAATTTCTATAAAGAACATTAAGTGCATACGTTCATTTTCTGCTTCTGCTAGTAGTTCTCTGATCATTGGACCATAACCTGTTTTCATCTGGCGTAGACTTTTTAAATGTATCCACATGCCAGCAACCATTCCTGGTACACCTGCAATGGTTTCTAATACTACTGCTCTATGACCATATCGTTTTGCAAAAAATACATCTGCAAAGAAACGAAAGAACTTGGTCATCGCCATAGCCGTCTTATCCGACAGCCTATGCTGAAATGTCATGTTTGACCCTCTAGTTGTTTAGTCTGATATTTACGACGTCCCAGTTAATGATACGCCATATGTTGTTAAGGTATTTAGCCTTATCATGCTGATAGTCTAATGCCCACGCATGTTCCCACCAATCAACTAACATTGCTATGTCGTTTTTAACTTGATGGTTGACTATTGTTTTTATGTCACCGGATAGGCTCATGTACACCCATCCACTGCCTTGAATTTTCATTGCTACTTCTTCGAACCGTTTTTTGAATGTAGCAAAGTCGCCATATTTACTGTCTATGAGTTCTTTGCTTGCGCCTGTAGGATTGTTGCTACCCGATGCAGGTTTTAATTGTGGGAAGAATACGTTGTGTAAAAAGGCACCTGCTTCCATAAACTTAGGATCACCTTTACCTTCGTTGTATTTTGTAACGTATGCTTTAGCAAGTTTGCCATAGTGAAAGTTAATAGTGTCCTCACTCATAACAGGGTCGAGTTCATTTTTCTTGTATGGTAATTTTTCCTGTACAAGTTTTTGTTTTGCTTCTGTTAAAAAATCATTTACTTTCATTTCTTTTTACCTGCTTTCATATTAGCACACCAGTGATACATTTTACCACGTTCACCTGAATACTTTTTGGCTTTGGCTCTCAGACTACTTACCGAACCTTTACAACTTGCTCCGGCTTTTTTGACTCTGCCTGGTCTGCTTTTACCTTTCACTTTACCGTCAGCAAAGTTTTCTGCTAACTCTGCAACTTCATCAGGTACATTAAATATCCAAACATTTGCAAAACCTTTACGCAACATCATTGCTGTAAACCTAGTGTTACCACCTATAAGTTCCAAATGATTATCTGAGTAACGTGCAATTATGGGAAGTTCAACATCGCCCCTGGCAATTTGTTGTAATGCACGTTTTTGTTTATCCTTATCTAAATTATAAAACTCTTCCGGTGAACCTGCATCTGTATTATTAATTTTGCTGGCATCTTTTATCTTTACCACTTTGCCTTTCTGTGCTAACTCTATCCATTTTTCTTTGCCTAACTTTTTGAATTCTGGATAACGTTGTGCTTCGTCCCACTCGAAATGATAATTGGGTTCACTATCTTCGTAAATACTTTTCTTTGGCAACTTTTTTAAATCTTTTTCTCTCTGCTTTAGATCAGAATCGATTGCTGTTAACAGTGCATGCATATCTTGTGCGGCTTCTATTGTTTCATATATGCTACCACCAAACTTAACACTTGAAGTTTTCTTCTTTTTCTTCTTCTTCTTTTTCTTTTTCTTGTATGGAGCCATAGTTCCAATACCAAAGAATCCTCTGCTTACAGGAGCATCCATTGTAGGAGCATCACCTGGATCTGCACCACCTACATCGCCGCCTGCGTCAGTACCTCCAGCATCACCACCCGTAGACCCCCCAGCATCACCGCCTGCACCAGTACCACCAGTTGCTCCACCTGCGGCGCCTCCTGCTCCTGCACCAGCACCAGCACCTGCACCACCGCCTGCACCACCACCGCCTCCGGCGTCTGCATATAGTTCTGATGCTGGTTCGTCGCTTGCTTTGTGACTGTAATGATCTATTAAATCTTCTATTGTGGCATTTACTTTGATAACTTTTACACGTTCTATTTCTAGTTCACGTGCAACATCGTATCTATGATGGCCATTAACAATATAGTTGTTTTTGTCTACTATTATAGGACGTACACTGCCGTCATCAAATCCTCTTTTTGCTTTGTCTTTTAAACCTTTTACACGTTGTTTTTGCACTGGCTTTAATTTGCTCACGCTCATTGTGCCTTGCTTGTAGTCAAACGGACCTTCATCCAAATCAGGTTGTCTAACCTGTGGCATTATACTGCGAGGAAAGTTTTTATCCTGCTTAGGTCTGTTAAACTCCGCTAATCTCATTATCTCATTGATACCTGTACTGCTGGTCCATTCATTTTGTCACCCCAATCCAATGAACCTAATTTAAATTTATCTAAATGATTTTTGTAATCATCTACGTCAAATGCCAAACTCTTTTTGCCTGGTGCTTTAAGGAATAAGAACTTGCTAAAGCCTTTGCCTTTTAGAATGTTTGCATAACTGCTGTAGGATATTTCTCCTGCAAGTGCACTTGCATCAGCTCGATCCATGCTTGAATAATTGTTAATCATGTAGTTGATCATTTGCTTGTCGCCATACTTATAAGTAGCAGTGAACAGTTCTTTGATATATGCCTGCCCTGCTCCTGCTGCAAGTGTGTCTAACTGAGTAGCAATATCTAAAAAATGTGTTCCTGGTCTACTACCAGCATTGCCACTTGGTAAACGTTGCGGTTTATCTTCGTCTTGAATATTAAATTTTTGATATACAGCATCTAAATTTGGCTGACCATAATCAGCATTACTGTTTTTCAATCTGCCACCGCCGCTTGATTTCTCGCCTTTAACTTCTACTTCTTCGCCGTCTATCATCAAATCACCTACACTGGCAAATGTAATATTTGGAGACAGTAATGCAAGCCCAACTTCGCCCGGGCCTCTGTTTGAACCTTCAATGTTTAATGCAATATTAAACAAGTTATCATATAGTTCTGTGATGAACTGCACACTTACACCTTCACCTCCTTGTAACCATTGATCCCATGTGGTTGCACCATCAGTCATTAACACTTTGCTGTTTACATAACTGACTTTGCCGTAACTGGCAAGGAAATTTTCAATGTCATCAAAGTCGCCATCTGTGTTCATAATGGCTTTCACAAACTCTGGTAGCACTCCTTTGTAACTGTAATCAGTTTCAGGTGCTGTACGTTCTGGTTGTAAAAAGTCTTGTGGATGAACACGTTCTGAATTTTTAACATCAGTTTTGATAAAGCGATACACACGTTGTATAAATTCTGGGTGCTGTTTAAGTTTGTCTATGATAAAATTAAAACGTTCTTGATCTCTGTCATCTTCTTTTAACACACTTTCTTTGATGCCAACTTTTTTCTTCAATGATGGATGTGCTTTAGTATTAATAAAACCTCTAAACACACTTCTCAAATCTACATCATCGCCGCCATGAGCTCTAGCACTTCTAAAAGCATGTATCATACTAGGATCTGGAATAACAAAGTATGCCTCCATTTGTGCTTTTAGATCACTTGCTAATAAAGGCTTGCTTAACAGTTGTTTGATTTTGCGATCTGAATCATTGTTGGGCACAGCGCCTTCAGATAATGGCATACCTGTTTCAGCAAATCTAGCATCTTTGCCTTTGCGTACTAGAGTTTGTACCATTTTTTGAGCTTGACTTTTACTAGCAACAACTTTCCAAGTTTTACCATTAATTATAACAGCATAGTTATTTTTTTCATGCCCAAGTTCATGCTCTAATTCGTCACGTTTGAATTGACGCTTGCCTTGGTCTTCGAATACATCTTTGGGATCTAACTGTTTAATATCTTTGTCTGTAAAGCCACCTCTGTTATACATGTCTACTAGTGTTTTTGCTAGTTGTAAAGGAGCAGTACTAATCTTATACCCTTTGTTTCCTATGATTCCTATAATGTGTGCATTGGAGCCTGATTCTGTTTCTTTATAATCAAACCTGTCATAAGGTTCACCATCTCTGGTAGGAATCTCTATATCTGTTTTTCTATATTTGTCTTTACCTTTTTGTGCCTGCTTCATTGCAAACTTATTTTTAATAACATCGCCTTCATTTGCTTTCTTCTTGCCTGCACAATGAGCTTTTTGACTGAAGCCTTTTGGATTAGAACAGTTGATACTGTCTTTGTACTTTTTGCTCCATGCTTCGTCAATTTTGTTTTTGTCTACTTTGGCAACCAAATCTATTTGCTCTTGTAAATTTAAGTTATTGAATTTATCAAATACACTTTCCATATTATTTCTACCCAATGCTAATGCTTGTTGAATGTCTGCTGGCTCACCGCCACGTTCTCTGTTATAAATTAATGCTTTTAGTACCCCACGTTTATATTGCTCACTGAAATCGCCTACTAGGAATTTCACTAATCTGTTCGTATCAGCAGTTACAATATAATTTCCTACACCAGTTTGCATCATCTGATCAAATTTTTCGTAGTTTCCTCTGGCCTCAGCATAACTGTTAGCAGTTATCTCAACACTGTCAAGTTCACCGAGACTGAAATTTTCACTACCGCCATACACTCCACTTACATCATCACCTATGCTGCCATCAGCATTTTTTCTAAAATAATTTCCGCCACTCACAGTATAATTCTTTTCTATGTATTCTTTGGCGGCTTTAACTGCGGCAACATATCTTGGCATACAACATACATCAGGATCTGGTTCTGGGCGCCAGTTGTGATTGCTGTCAAATTGGTCATAGGCTTTCTTTAACAAGTTTACGCCTTGATCGTTAACACCTGCTTCTATTTTCAAATTCTTTGCTAAGTTCTTCCAATTTGTATTATCTGCAATAGTGCTTGAACTATAAGTTTCCATACCTTCAACGCCTGCCGCTTTTGGTATTTGAACATCTATGCTGTTACGTCTTTTCTTTTCGTCAGCATCTATTTTTTTGGCTAGTTCAGGATTGTTCAGTTTCCAAGACACAGCACTACTTGGTGAGAATGGCTCACCATATGGACCCTCTAATTCTTTTTTAGGTAACAGAGGAGCAAACTGTCCCATGCCTATTCTGCCGTCTCCTAATTTGTCTGTGAACTCTACATTTCTATCTTTTAAATTTTGTTTTAGGCCGTAATTATTGATATCTACATAATGGTTGTCTAAATTAGAAAATTGAACTCTGTAAGTATCATAAAACTTTTGTAGTATCTGTTTTGCTACTTTTTCTCTCCATGTGCCTCTATATGCTTCTCTTTCTAAAACTTCTGTTGCATCCAGGGCAGTAAAATAATGAGCATTCGGTATTCTCAGCATTGAGCCTCTTGTACTTCTATGTATATTGTTAAAAAACTCAAGGTCGGCTGCTAATTGACTGTCATTCATGCTTCCCAGCCGGTCATGAAACTCTATAGTAACAAAGATGTTACCGCCATAGTTAAACCCATCAACTTTTGCAACATGTCTTGAGCCATGCTTCTTATTAAATTTCTTTTGCTTTTTATCTAATTTCAGTTTGTTATTGATAGCATTACTTTGGCTGTCAAAACCTACTTTTTGTGCTATTTTGTCAAATCCATCTAAAAACTTTTTAATTGCGTTACTTCTTTGTTTGATAATCTCAGGAATACTGCCAATTTTGTAATAGCCATCACTGTGACGTGATTTCATTGTGTAGTATCTATCAAAAGATCCTGCAAGATATTCTTGCATATTGTCTCTGGCTCTGAGTACAACTGAGTCACCAAATGGATTTGCCCTAGGCTGTTTCATTTCTTTTGCTAGGTCATCTAAGGTGCTTGCCAGCATAGGTCTTATACCTAAATATGCTGGACCATCACGCTCGTTTTGATGATCAGTGCCGTGTAAATCATCATCTATATCTGACATGAAATCTTCTTCGGTGCGATTTGTTTCTACTAAATCTCCTAATAAATCACCAAGTTCTCTTAAACTGTCAATGTACAATCCCGGATCACTTTCTCTGATTTCATCAAGAGCTTCCCAACGTAGTCGCAGTTTTTGCATCATCTTAGAAGTAGCATTTTCTCGATAACTATCGTCGCCTGTGACATTTGGATTGTGCCCTTTTGCAACGGGATGATTCCATTCTGGATATGTTTTTAAATGATCTAAAAATTTGTTTAGTGCTTTTTTGTCTATAGGACTACCAGGTTTGATAATTGCTTCTTCGCTGTAAGAACCTCTCAATACTTTGCCATGAAATTCCTTGTATTCTCTATTAGCGCCTCTGCCTTTTAATTGATCTAACCAAGCTGCTGCATAGTCTTCTTTTTCCTCAGTGTCGCGACCCTTGCCGCCTATTATACCTGCAAGTGCTTTAACAAATTCCATTGACTTGTTGCTATCTTGTAATTCATCACTGTTAACAGCATTCCACATGCCTTGTATTACTTTTTCTACCTGTGCAGAACTTACATATTCTGGCTCCTTGACAACATCTTTTCTAAACAATTTGTCCACGCCGTGTTTGATTCTGCCAATAATTTGCTGTGGCTTTAGATCACGTCTGTCTTGAATAAAAATTTGACCTTCTCTACTGAGTATTAGATTGCTAATTTTTTCATATGACAATTCAAATTCTTTTAGAGCATTTCTCATTATGCCAATGTTTTTTGCAGTAGCAGTATCACGATTTAAATTTTGACTAAGATCATAACCTGCTTGTCCAACGCTAATAATAAAAGATTCTTGTGCTTTGTTTAACATTGCTTGGGCACGTTTGCTTGGTGGACTGCTGTCTGGTCTGATATATGCATTGAATGGTTCTGCTTGTTCAACTTCTTCAATGTCTACTTTTTCACCTGTGCCTTTTTCGTAATTTTCTATATCTCGTTTCCACTTTTTATCTGCATCTGGTGCTGATAGTTTTTTGTATTTCTCTAAGTATTTGAATGCATTTCCTATTCTGTGCATGTTCTCAACATAATTTTCTTTGCTGAAAAATCCTTTTAGCACATCAATCACAGGATGTTCTATTTCGCTTTTGGCACGTTCTTCATCTGCTGGATCAATACGATCAATACTGTTTATCAATCTAAACAATGCTTTTGCATAGTCCGCATTGTATAATTTATCGCTGTATGCTGCTTGCATAGTAGTAGCATAACGTATAACTGCTTTTGCGGCAGTGTTAAAGTCTCTGTGATAGTCAGATCCGCCTCCGATTCTGAATTCTATCAGTTGATTACCAGTATTTCTGTCCTTGTCACTTTTAAAGTTAATAGAACTAAACTTATCTCTGGCAATGCCATCTTTTAAAATCTTTTCAATTTGTTTGATAGTTTTAGCATCTGGATTTGATTTTAGTCTTGCTGCTGCTTTTTGTAAACCTATCATTTGACTTTTAGCATAACTGTTTCGTTCTCTACCAAATGTGCTCAACAGATACTTATCACCTAGCAACACAGCAAGTTTAACATCGTTGATTACTTCTGTTTCTTCGCTATCTAAACTCATGGTCACGTGCAAACCTGTTGAACTGTTTGTGTCTGCACCTTGGTCTTCAATCCATTCAAACAAACTTTTCATTTCTTTGAGCATTGCTCTAGGTGTACTATACACAGGAGAAATAATTTCTGCACCTGTGCCATAATCAGCATCAATTGAACTATCTGATTCTACACGCCAAAAGTCGTTGTTAGCACCATAGTTAGAGTGATAATCTCCATATTGAACACTTCTAGTCGTAGAATTTTCACTAGTCCAATCTTCTAATCTTTCTGAAACTTCGCTTAACCCGCCGCCGGAAGGACCATCTGGATTGTAAAGATATATACCATGCTCCGACAAACAACTAGCCCAACTGCCATACTCATAATTAGCCCAACGATCGATGTCATATTCATCTCTAGCACGATCAAATGCTTGGTCCATTGCTTCGCCTTCGTCACGGATACTTTCTCTGAGCCAATCTTTGTAATCTTCTAAAAAATTTTCTTCCACATACTGACGTGCCCAAGCATCGTATTCCCAATCTTCATACTCCTCACGCTCTTCACTGTCCATGCCGTCCAAGAAGTCTTCTTTATAATCCTCGACATCAGATTCGCTTATTTCATTTTCTATGTAGTCGTTGAGATAGTATTCGTCTTCTTCGCGATCAGAAACAAGGTCTTCGATGATTTCGCCTTCATAGTCATATGCTTTTTCACTTATCCATTCGTTATAACTTTCTTCGATTTCATTTGCTGATCTGCTACCTTCTTGGTCTCTAACCATATCTTCGATATCGTACCAGCCATAATTTTCTAACCAATCGCCGTCATCGTCGTCACTACCTCCTACATCCGTAAATGCGGTTTCCGCTTCGAATCCACACTTGATTGGTAAGTCAAGGGCTGCTTTAGCGATTTCTTTGTTGTTGAAATTGATTTCAAACAGTTGCTCACTGCCTTGTTCTGACAAACTCTTTTTGCGAATTAATTTTTTAATTTTTCTGTGCAACATATGACTTCGTTGTTGCTTGTTTAAAATTTTAGATACGTTGCTTTCTTCGACAGGCAATGTGACCTCATCATCTGGTTGCATTGTGTAGTATTCTTTACTGTTTTGATTTTGCACGATCAATGCATCTTTGTTTTTGCCTTGTCCTACAGGACTGATAACTTTTACAGTATCGCCTTTGTCATCTGCAAACTCAAAGTCTTTTTCAAGTTCGCTTGCTTTAGAAATTTTTGGTTCTTGTGGTTGCTCTGGCTGTTGAGCATCTTTAGGCTTTACTTGCTGTGAAGTTGGACTTTGACTTGGTTTGTTGATTGTGCTTTTGTTAGCACGATTAGCGGCACTTGCTTTTGCAGAGTCTCCTGACTTCTGTTGACCCACTGGAGTGCTGACACCTTGTGTCATTCCGTACTCATTGATTAATGATTTAATAGTTCTGATATCTTTTGCTTTCACTATCTACGTCTCATTGGCTTGTTTAAAGTTCTCAATCTTTTTGCCGCTGGATTGAATTTTTTTGTCCTGCGGGCCTTACGCATCATGCGTTTTCCTAATTTTGCTTTTGTACGTCTCAGTGTCATACGTTTTTTGAGATCAATTGGCTTAGTGCACTGTGAAGCATTGCTTACAACTCTTCCAGCTCTAGGGCCTGCTGTGCATCTGACAGCACGTTTAATGGTATTGCCCATTCTACGCCAAACCATTCTTGCTTCAACAATTGGTTCGTCTGTGATCTCGTCTAATCTCATACGCCTAATACTCTAAATATTAATCCACCTACTGTGGCTAATAATGTTGTGACTGTTAATCCTACGATAGCCACTATCCATCCTTCTAATTTATCTAAACGTTTTTTAGTATCTTCTTTGAATTCTCTCAGCTCTGTGGTAATACTTTCAATACGAAGCATGTCTGCAATAATGTGTGCTTCTACATTACCTGTGTACAAATCTGGATTCTGTTTAGTTTGCGTTTTTGGTTCTTGTTTTCTTGGCATCTTATAATAAGTCCTGTTTTGTAAACTCCATGTTTACCGAGTTTTTAGTGTCTATTGTTCCACCATTGAGAACAATTCCATCTAGTTCATCTTTGAGAGTATCTATTGTGTGAACACTCTCTCTTTCAAATGCAAACTTAAAAATCCACCCGGCACCAGTTAAACTTGGTGCGCCATAGTTTTCTAAAACATTTGCCCCTACACCGTTTAAATTTACAGGTTCATTCATGATTATTGGCATTGCTCTTAGTCCAATAACTTGCACAACACTCTCAAAATCTTTTTGAGTATTGTCGGAAAAATCGCCTGTTCGTGTAATGTCTAATGTTGTAAATAGTGTGTAAAATTCTATGTTGCCAGTAACAACTTCCTGGCTGGTCATAGCACCTGATCTTTGTATATTCATAGTGTGTGTCCTTTATATTACAGTATTTATCATCAAGTTGTCAGACACAAAGATAAATATTCATACAGAACAGGACACATCATGATTCAAACCTTTTACGACAAAACAAATAATCGATTTATATGTGCGCCACTTAGGTGCGGTTCTTCTTACACTGAAAAAATAGCAACTTCATTAAAGTGGGAAAACATTGACGAAATTTTTCAGACAATCACATCCACTAAAACTTTTAACAAACACGAAAAAATAATTGGGCACAACCAATGTTTAAAACTGCTGTATGTGATGCATCGCGAAGAATACAAAGACAGCGAGTGGGTAACCTTTGTGAGAAATCCATGGGTAAGATATTTGTCAGCATCTTCAATGATACTAGGTTCTAAATATGGTGCTCCAAATTATGTGTCTCCAGATGAGATAAAACTTGTAGAAGATGCTGAAGGAGTTTGGCTAAACGGCCATACAAGACATGGAGAAAGTGCATGGAACAGTACTGATATTGATATTATGAATTCGCATCATAATAACATGTTCTTTGATTTTACTCTCAGAGATGATCATCTTATACCCATCCTCACTGTGCAATTATTAATGTACGCATTGAACAAAAATGTGCAATTAATAAAATTAGAAAATTTAACTGATTATATGCAAAAAGAATATCCTGCTGGCACAGTGCTTCAGCCGGATTTCTATGATCTTATCTCCGGCAGTAAAAGAACTAACAGCGATTCTGTTAGCAGTGATACATTGTCTGTCTATAAAAGATTTTTAGAGCCATTGGCGTATTATCACAATGACAAAGCAAGAAGATTTGGAATAGAGCATACTTTTTCTGATTTTATTCAATATGATATTGATGCTTGGGATCTGATAGCATCAACTGATTTAACCAGAGAAAATGCAAAGTTACTTCTTATGGAAATGATGGAAGAGCCTTATTTTTATTCTAGAAACAGAAAATTATTTCAAGTGTTTATGGGCACACCCACAGTTTTAAATGTAGAATCTACACTGTTTAAAAACACCCACACTGTGATGCCACTGATACAACAAAGCATGTATTCCAACAGTTGGCTTAATCTATCTAACCATTCTAGTTGGATGTAAAAAAAAGCAGGCCGAAGCCTGCTTTCAAATGTGCATAACGCACGATCCCTAAGGTAGTTGGGATATGTTATTAACCGAATGTTACGACTAATGTAGTACCTGTAATTGAAGGTGTTGCTTGTGCACCTTGTAGTGCAATGTGACAACCATCATTTGAGATGTCATCTTCAACTGCTACAACTACGAAACCTTCGTTTTGTGCTTCTAAACATGCAGCTTCAACAGAAACAACTGATACATCATCAACTGAAAGGATGTGAGTTTGTCCTACGAAGCCGTTTGCAGCTCTAACTGCTGCGTTTGGGTTTGCTTGTGCCATTGTATTTCTCCTAAATATATTCGGACTTTTTTATTGTGTCCTTATGCACTTATTTATCTTTTTCTTCATAAAAAAAGGCAGTTAAAACTGCCTTTTTCTAATAAGTTATAAAACTTAGAAACTTACGTCTGCAATAACGTGACCTGCAATGTCACCGTTTGCTAAGTTGTCTGCACCTTCAACGATCATGTTTACTGCTGTTTGACTGTCTGCTGTAAAATCACCAATTTTAAGTACTGACAAGTTTAAGTTTTGAACTGTGCTAACCAATGCGTTGAACTGTGATTGGCTGATGTTACCTGATTGCTGAGTAAAACTCTTGAGGAATACATCTTTACCAATAAACTCGCCTGGTGCAGCTGCTCTTCTATCTGATTGTGCCATTTTATTCTCCTAATAATGTCGAGTTGCTTAACTCTATGCAATTATTTATCTTTTTTGTATATCTTTTCGACGGAACGTGTCCAAATTTTTCATTTTGCTACGAGCTTTTCGGAAGGCAGATGTAGCAACTGTACCAATGTCAGTGTCGTCTAAATCACTTAGTGGATTAACTGCTTTTGCTATTTTACTGAGTGTTCCGGAACCGTCGCTCTTAGTAGGCTCATATTGATAAGGTTCGCTTGTTGTTTTCTTTCTGTCAGAACCATCTTTGTACTTAGTATACTTACCTCTGCCCGGGCCTTTGTCTTTGTCGTCTGGTGTTTTTGCTTTGAATGTAAAATCATTAGGCTTTTTCTTTTTATCAGTGTTGTCAGACGGTTCAGGTATAAGGCTACCATCTTGATCTAAGTCTGGGTAAAGCTCTTTTGTAGCCAAGTATATTGCTCTAGCAGGAGCAACTCTTGGATTTTTAACTAATATCTCTGCTTTGGCAATTACAGCAGCTTTACTGATCATTGCAAACTGAGGCAAGTTTGCAGGAAACTGTTCATCAAATTCATCATCGAGGTCTTGCCTAGAAGTAGCATCATATGACATTCGTCTTCTTTCGATTATTTCGTTAATTCTCATACTTGCTTCTTCCTACGGCCTGCTGCCCAATATCCTGCAACAGCACCAATACCAGTGCCCACTTTCTTAAATGTTTCAGGCTTGTCTTTGGCCAGTTTGGCCGCCTTGCCTGCAACATAACGTCCTGCAACTGCACCAACTGCTGCACCTGCTACTTTCTGTGCTAAACTTGTTCTAGGCACATCATATGCTGGTTCAGTGGTATACTTTCTGTATTTAACCATAGTGGTTAACGGACTAATTAACTCACTGCCTCTGCCCAAGTGTCTCATTGTTTGTAAAATTTTTGTGATCACTAACTGCTTGCTGCTGTATTTTAGGTTACCCCAATTAGAGATAAATCTTCTATACTGCTTGTACTTAGAATTAGTAATATTTAATTGTGCTTCTAATCTCAAAAAGTAAGTCATTGCTTCGTTTGCTCTATCGGAAGCCGCTGACATTTTTCTCATAAACATATAATGTTTGCGATGATCAAAATTTAAACTATTTAAAAAACGTTTGGTAAGTATAGTGTTTTTAAATTTTATTTTATCACTGTCTGGATTTGTTAGTGCATGACACAACATGTACAAATCAGTAGCACTGGTTCTAAATGTATTGTAGCCGCCATATTGTACTGTTTGCTTTGCATAGTTTTTTGCATACTCGTGCTGAGCATCATCTTGCAACATCAAATACAGTGCAATGGTGTTGAGGTAAGTCAAATCAGCAACTGCTCTTCCGTCAAGGGTACGCATGTTACCAGTAGAACGATACAGTCTACTTTCTGAAATCTCATTGTTAATTAGTTCTAATTCCATTATGATCCCGGCTTGCCTGTTCCAAAGTTTAATCTACTAAACTCTAATCTGTCTACTAATTTTAATGCATTGCCCATTCTGTCAATGGCAACAAAGCCTTCACCACTTGTTGCTTTAAAGCCTTCGCCATCTGCTGCAAATGTCTGTGTGCTTTGCAGTTTGCTTAACTTGTCAATGATTGTTAATTTTGCTTTGATCAGCATCAAATATAAGTCATACACTGCTGTTATTTCAGCAGCATGCTGTTTGATAAATTCAACAGTTCTAACTTGTTGTTCCATTTTAGCATCTTTAGTGCTTTGTTGCTTTACAGCATCAATTTTCTTGTTCCAGTATTCAATAAACTTTATAACAAAATCTTTTGCTAAACTTTCAGGTGAACCAAAATCTCCTGCTCTCACTTTGTTGTTCACTGTTGCTTTCAATTGCGGGAAAAAGTCTTTGCCTACTAAATCGTTGCCTTTCTCTAACCAATTGAACACATCTTTGCTGATTTTTTTTGTGTATGAATCTGCAGCCTTAATTGCATTCAACACTTCTGCAGATTCTTCTGCAGTCATTGTTACTGTACCTGATACATCTTTGATATTAGCATCTGTTTGCCAGACACTGGGTGTGCTGCCTAACCGATCAGAGTCGAATCCAAACTGTGCATTAGTGTCTGCTAACGTTGGGCCGCCAACATATTCTGTGTGCCACACTATGCCCATTTCGGCACTCAACATTTGTTTTGCTAGTTCACTGTCTTTAGGAACTGCGTATGCTAGTGTATTAGGTTTAAAATATATAAGTGTCTCGCCATCTTGTTCCATTTCTTTGATGTCATTCTTGAGGAACATTAAATCACCTTGTGCTACAGTGTCCCATTTAAGTTTGCTGAGATTTTGCAAACAAACTTTTAATTTGTCTCTAAGACCTTGTGCACTCTTTAATTCACCCTTTACCATTTTATCTGGATGATTTTTTTCGATGTCTTCCACAGTGTGGTTTAATTTTGCTTTGCCTGCAAACACACCTTTTGTGCCAACAAAAAACTTACCAGTTTGAGGATCTTTACCAGCAATAATAGCAGGAGCACCGTCCCATTTCACTGTCATGTCAAACTTTTGTTTGCTTGAGCCTTCTAGCATTTGATGTAAACTGTATAGATAGTCTACTGCTTCTTTGGCGCCTTGATAACCTTTGTTGAAAATGTTATCCTCTAGATGTTCCATGTGAGTATTTTTACCTTCTGCTTCTAGCAATAGGCTTTCTGTTAATACTCTGGTGATTAGAGGTTTTGAAATTTCTACGAATCTCATTACAAACCCGCTAACTTTTTCATCTCATATATTTTGATTTCTTCAATTGGTATCAGCATTACATGAGTATCGACTGATTCTGACACTAACACTTCGTAACCTAAGTCTTCCCATGTAAGTCCTGCGTATTCGAGTATTGCATTCATGTGTTGATATGCTTCTGCTCTCATGCTTCTTGCAAGCCCAACAAACTTTGCGTATGCTTGTGGATCACTTTTTGCCAGTCCACCACGCTTCATTGCAGGAGCCGCCGCTTGTATAAATGTATCGGCATCATAACCTTTAGTTTTTAGGTCACTTAACTTAGCAACTAATGCTTTTGCAGATTCTAAATCACCTTGTAATGTTTTACTTTGCAATGCTTTTAGTTCTGCTGTGGTTGGACCTGGTACTGGTTTAGCACCTTGTGCTTGTGCCTGTGCTGGCTGCTCGCCTGCTTGTGGTGCTGGTTGCTCGCCTTGCTGTTGTGCTGGTGTTTTGCCGCCTGCTAATGCACCACCTAGTGCTGCACCTGCTACACCCATTGCTTTTCTAGCAAGACTTGACTTGGGGTCTGAACGTGTTGCTTGAGCTAAACCTGGTGTTTTACCTGAAATATAGTCTTTAGCACGTTGCATTATGCCTGGCTTAGGTTGTTGTCCAGTGATATCTTTGCTGACTGTCTTCATGAGATTTTGCTTCATTAAGCCAGTTGCTGGAGTACCGTTAGGATCTAACCATTCGCCTTGTTCTGCACTCCATGTAAATTCGATATTGTTGACTTTTTTCTTTGTGCCATCGTTAATATCTATTGCACCTGCTTCTGCACCTGTATTCTGGGGTGCAGCACCGCTTGTAGTGCCCTGTGCGCCTGTTTTGGGTGCTGGGGCACCTTGTGCACCACCTTTGCCGGCTATACGGCTTACAGTTGTTTCTAAATCTGTTACTCTATCTTCTAAAGAACGCTCTATTAAATCACGTAATATCATTTTCGGACCTCTGATTTTCCTTAATGATCTTGGTAATACGTCTAGTAAACTTAGCAGGATCTCTGCCTTTGATGCTGTTTACTAGTCTATTGCTTAGATCTTTAGCGGTGTCAGGGTCGTAATTTTTTTCAATCTGCTCTAATAAATTGATTGCACTGTTAATGATATGGTCAGCTCTGTTTTGTACAGAATAATCTCTGTCTCGATCGACTGATATTTGATTTAATTCTGCTAGTATACTTTTACGCACGACGACTCCACCGATAAAATATTATTTAACAGTATTTATCATTTTAGAAGTCATCATTTTTCTTCAAAAACTCTCGCATGTTGAGTGCTTGAGTTACTGTGTCTTTTTCTTCGTCGCCATCTGCTTTGATACTGCTGGTTCTTTTGAGTTGATCAACAAGACTGCCGGTGGTCACAGTCATTGCATCTTCGTCGCCTTCTTCTAAGTCTTCAATTCTCAGTGTGTCTGGGTCAAATTTGAGATCAACTTTGGTGCCTACACCAGCACTACTACGAGTTTTCATAAACTGTATCTGATATCTGCCACGTTCTCGCATAGCATTGCTTGTAAAAATACCCACAACGTTGTCTGCTGTTTGTATCTTTGAAATACCACCTGCAATATGATGGTGGTCAAACTCAATTTCTTCTACTGCACCTCTGTTCAACTGAGATGCTGTTACCATCAATAGTTCTCGTTCCATTGCTAAATTACGCAATTCTTCAGACACAAACTTGTCTTTGATAAAAGTATTCTCAGCACTCACTTTGCCGTTGATTGGCATCATGAGATCCAAGTAATCAATTAATAAACAGTCTACTTTTTCGCCGCATTGTAATTCATATTCACGCAAGAACACACGCAAGTCATTGGCATTCACACCATTAGGCATGTACTTCACACGCAATTTACCTGCGCCTTTGGCTTTCATACGCACTCTCAGATCAACATCATCGACATTTTTCATAACTTCTCGAGTGCTGTATCCACTTACCATTGCATCTAGACGCATGCTGATAAGTTGTTCACTAAGTTCTAATGACACATACACAACATTCAATCCTGCCATTACCCAATTAACAGCAAAATTTTGCAAGAACAAACTTTTACCTGCGCCGGAACCCCCTGCGAAGATTGTGATTTCGCCTCTGTTCAGCCCACCGTAAAGTTTCTGATCTATCCCTTTCCAGCCTGTGCTTGTTGCTCCTGCTTGCTTCTTTATCCATTCCAATCTTTCCTTTGGATTCTCAAAATAATCTAGTCCTAAGTCTTTTACCAGCCCAGTTTGACTGGCTGTCTTGATCTTGTTTTCTACTTCACCATAACTTTGTTTTTCTAACAAGTCAGTGCTTTCAATGATTGCTTTCTCTAGTGCTTTGTGCCTACAGAAAGTTTCAAACTCTTTCAAAAACCAATTATGATGATCAGGTGTGATGTTTTCAATTGGCTCTAAGTCAATTTTGCCAACTGCATTCAATTGTTCTTTTGTGGGGATAGCATTAAATTCTGTGCTGTGATTCTTTAACAATGTTACTGCTGGCTGAAACTTTCTATTAAAGAACTCTGGATCTACAATGTTTTGACATCTTGCAAACAAATCTGCATCTGAGACCAAGAATCTCAGAAACATTTCTTGCACATCATCATTGTAATCTGTAATATCTGTCATAACATTCTCATTTTTACTTGCGTTTTAATCTTGTTATTAGTAGCATATTTAATTATACTGCTAACAGTTAAAAGTCTACCATATTTGGCCACTGCATCGGCGGCATCTTTTATTTCAACACTCCAAGGAGGGAAACTAACTTCCCATCCTAGTTCAAGTGCTTGCTCAATTAGCTCTTTGCCTGCACTGTCTCTGTCAGGACACAGTATAACTCTTTTGCCCAGTCTTTCAATCAAGTGTGCTTGTTCTGCTGTTACACTGTTGCCCAGTATACTCACACCATCTACCAGTATGGCATCAAACACACCTTCTGTTACAATGACAATTTCTCGTTCACTGTCAGCAAATGCATCAACGTTAAACACATATCCTGGTTGTAGTTTGTGCAAATACTTGGGAGTTTGTTTGTCCGGCGGGGCAATATGTCTCCCAGTCCAGCCAACTACCTCGCCGTTGTAAGTAAATGGCACAATTACTCGTTTTTTATTAGCCAAGTCGTTAAAGTGTAACAATGGATACACACCTAATATGCCTCTTTGCCTAGCATACTCTTTTAGTTCGTGTCCATCAGGCAAATTTTCTACACTTTGTACACCTTCCGGCAACTCTTCTGTTTTAAATTTACTCAAACTGTACACATACTGAGAACTATCTTGTTCTTGCAAGTCATCAGCAACTTTTAGTAACTCCATCTGTACATTGTGTACATCGCTTACTGAACCACCTAATCGGGTAACCAAGTCTTTGTACTTCTTACCCATATATGGATTCATAGCCCAGCCTGTTTTAAAGCCACAGTTAAAACAGTTAAAACTTATTTTTGCACCGTTGGCAATTACTCCAGCACGTTTACGAGTATCACTACACATAGGACAATCAAATGTTGTCCAGCCGCTAGGAGTACGATTGCTTTTCACAGGCAAGTTATCGTACAACAATCTATGTACTTGTTCTACTACAGAATCCACACTCATGCGTGTATTTTAACAGGCAAATAAGTAAAAGTCAAGATATTTTTAGTTTCTAAGTTGTACTTTTGTGATGCTGCTGTTAGCATTGTCGGGGTAACTTAATACTCTGACCCAATTAGCATTTACTTTGAATGTTCTGTGCACAATGTCACTGCTGTTGGAAATAGCAATATTGCTTGTTATGTCGAACCAGTCATCACTTGCATCGTCGCTGTTGGGTGTTGTGAGTAAACAACTTGCTTGAATTCTCACATTACCAGTGTAGGTGGATGGGAAAATAGCCACACTGTGTTGAGCATCAGAAAAATTTCTATCCAAGTTACCAAACAAGGCACTTGATGCATAAACATTTGAACTCACTTCCGATAACGAATCGTCTTCTTGTGTTGGAATAGGATCAAACACTGCTTGACCCGAAATTTCAATATCAAATGATATGTCATTGTTCTGGTTAGAGTATACTGGAAGATCTGTGCCTTCGCTGTTTGTTCTTGTTATGTAGATTTTGTACAAACCAGGATCTATATTTTGTATGTCGCCTTTGGTCAAATATAATTTAACAATACCAACGTTGCTGGTATTCTCAATTCTTTTTGTTAGTAAACGTTTTTTAGTTGCAGGGTTTACCAAGTATGCAACTAACTCATCTGTGAAAACACTTTGCAGTTTTCTATCTCTATTTCTGATATTAAACTTTATTGTGTTTGTTAATCCTTTGTGTGCAATTAGCGATTTATTATTCATTGGTCTGTTATCCACATAAAAACTGTTGGTGGTAACCACAAGGTCCACTGTATCTTCGTATAAAAAAAGTCTGTGATCACCATAATCCATATAATATATACCTTTCTGTATTAGTATTTATCTTACACAAAGGTAAATATTCTTTATGCAAGACATTGATCAAGAACGACTTCCGTTTATCACAGGTATACAGTATGGGGATGATACTTATTACGGAATAGTTGTTAATTATGACAACAGCATCTTAACATTATACGACCTAGCAAAAATGCCTGACTCTAAAATTAGAGAAGAATTTGTGATGCTAGGTGAAACATGGTGGTGGGAAAGCAATAGACAATTACCTATAGATGTATTTTTACATCACGAAATGAGAGCATATAAGCCTTATATGACAACTGTGGTAATGAAGGATGTTGAAGTATTATTTGGACCAATGACCACACTGCAAAATCTTCTCAAGAAACGTATCAAACGTAGAGGAATTCAACTAGTTAAGAAGACTGACTAGCACTTTCACAAATCAAATTCAACTGCACCACAATAGCAGTAGCAAATGCAATAGCATGTGCTTTCTTAAAATAGTATTCGCCGTCAACAGGCTTATCCCACACAGTTTTTTCAATCTCTTCAAAAGGCTTGCCCATCAAATGTTTTTTAGCAGGACGTATGATGGCCAATATCATTGCCAATTGTTCAACACTAGTAGGACTGTATGCTTTTACTACGTCAGCATAGTTGTTGATATGATATAACTGACTTACTACTTCTGCATGATTAAGCAGTTCCCACATAGGTTCAGTGTCTAATAAGTTGTTTAAGTGTGCTTCGCTTTTAACATCTTGGTACACTGTGTTATTTAAAAAGTCAACTTTGAACCAGCCATCTTTTTCAGCGTCTTTATGATCAAGTGTGCTGTAACCTTCTAGAGGAAACATAGGAATAGTTTGAAAGTACACACCTGTATTATGTTTATTATGCTCGCCATCCTTATGAATGCTCGCAGGCGTGTGCTTGACTAAACGCAAGAAATCATCTCTGTTAGCCATATCAATGTCTACATCAAAATCAAAATCCATGTTGACCTTTCATTAATTTTCTATGTAATTTTTCTACTAAATTGGTTATATTGTAATTACATGCAATGCTATATCTTACACTATCGCCTACAACAGGTGTAGTGTAGTGTCCTAGTGTTGCTGGGAAAATATACATATCTCCTACTTCGGGCTCGATAGACATTGTTTGTATACCGAAACCATTTTTTTCTACTTCACCGTATTTTAAGTTTAACTGTCCTCGTTGTTTTTCTCCACCTGTAACAGTATAATACTTGCTGTCATCGTTGTCAAGCTCAATGTGAGTAAATATAACGCACACAACATCCGCAGAAAAAGCATGATGATGTAAAGGGTTGTGTTCTCCTGCTACCTGTTTATTATACCAACTGTTTGTCATGCGTAACGCTGAAGGCAAAGATCCAGCATGTATTGCTTCTTTCCAAATACCAGAATCAATGTCATACACATATTCATTCATATATTTTAATAATGTATCGTGTACATCTTTATTTGACATTATTTGATCATGAAGATTAATTTCTTCATCAATAAGACCAACAAGTTTATCATTCATTTTTTCATCAGCAGACTCGCACATGCTTTGCAACTGATTTATAATGTCATCACTTAGTTTTACTCTAGCAACTCTAGGACCAAAACTACCTATAACTTGCAATTTATTTTGTGAAAACATATATTCCCTCAAACTTTTCTACGCCATCTTGCTTGCCGTTACCAACACCTGGTCTAGTGTTTAGCATCATCTTTACAGTTTCTTGATATTTGAAGCCTAATTGTTCAGCAGTACTTATCCACCTATCTACTACTTTAAATTCTTCTTTGGGTGTTTTGTAGTCAGCAATGTTTGTAGCAAACACTCCTCCTTCATTTAAGCCTTTATGTATATTTTGCATAGTAGGCACTACATAACCATCAAACCAATCGTCGAGTGTTGCGAACTTGTTCATGCATTGTGTAGGTTCATCACTGTACTTTTCTAAATTGAAATATGGAGGACTACTAAATGCAATGTCAATGTTTTCAGGTACAAATTCCTCGCTAACACTTTGATGTATTTCTCCTGCACTGCCTCCTGCTTGTTCTATGTAATAATTCAACAAGTTTAAATTGTTAACTGTTTCTGTATTAGGATCAACACCAACATATTCGTAACGTAGATTACTGCTTGTGATGCCTAATAGCCTACCACCGTATCCACAACTGTAATCATACACTCTACCCCACAAAGTTGGACACAAATGTTCTACGATTGCTTTGGCATTTTGTGGCTTAAAGTTTTGTATATTTTCGCCAGTTACTAATTCTAACGAACGTCTTATTGCAGTTGGGTAAACTAACTTGTCACCATCTCTGAATTCAAAACAAATACGAATAGCTCTTTTCAGTTTAGCATCATCAAAGAACCTATCTTTGAGACTGTTTGAACCTCTGCCCTTGGGTTCTGCTGTCATCATACTAGGAAACAAAAAACGATTGATAGTTTGTCCTTTGTTGTTTCCTAAAGCAACTCTGCCTTCACGCACAATGTTATATTTGCTGTCACGGAAGTCTTTTATTGTGTCGATTAAACCTTGTTCAGTGTAGTAAATTATAGGCACTAAATTAATACTTCTATAAAGTTCAAAAACTTTGTTTATAGTGCCTTCTGGATCAGAATCATATACGTCATTGGTAAATTTATCAAATTGATCATACAAAGACTCGTAGCCAGTAAACACATCGCTGTGCATGTGACTATCTTGTATGTTCCAAAAACTGTATATACTACTCAGACTCAAACAACTTACTCCATTTTTTTAATTTGCCTATTTTTTCTTCTTCACGCTCTAGTAATTTTTCTTCAGTAATAAGTCCTCGTTTGATGAGAACTTGCAATAAAGCATACACATCGCCTGCTTCATCTTGCAGGTTTCTTCGATACTTAGCTCTGCCTTTAGTGCGAATCATTTTACTACATGCTTGTATAAGTTCGCCGCACTCTTCCATAGTAATAACAAGTGCTTCTAGATCTTTACTGTCCTTAATTTTCATGTCCATACCAAATGTTTATAAATCCTGATTTGTTTTCAAATGCACTAACATTAACACCTGATTCATACATCCAATCATGTAACTGAGGAGTAACTGTTCCTTCATGCCATTGTATAACATCCATAATACCGTCACTATTCATGTCTGCAAAAAAACTGTCGCCTTCGAGATCTAAGCATATACTGTTTTCATCACAAACAGTATACCCAGGTAATTGAGGTAAAGTGTGTGTACTAGTTTGCACCAATCTGCCGTTTTGATCATTTAACCAAACAGTAGGTAATACATTATGACCCCAGCCATTAGCGGTAAACCAATCCATATAACCATCGCCATTGAGATCAATTGCTTGTTTCATTACACCGCCACCTAGTGTAACATCAGTGTCAAATGGCGAGTTTGCCATTTCAAGTCTGCCACTATTGAATTCAAACATTGACATAAACGTACCGTGTTCAAATTCAGTGCTACAATCATATGTAGTATTAGGATCGTATTCTACACCTGCTGGCAAAGTTTTGATTGCGGCCATAGCAAGTAGTACAGGTTGGCTACTTGGTGTTGGATACCATACTTCAAAATGGTCCCATGCAAATCCGCCAAAGTAAGGTTGACCGTTGTGAAACACAATCTCACGTCTACCACACCATTGTTCTTCGCCTTCACCCCATTCAATCCATTCTTTGTTATCGTATACATTCCAAAAATCTAGTTTTGTGGGAGTACCACCGTTGAGTTGATATAGCGAGATTCCATCTCCTGTGCCTGCAACAGCATAGTCTACGTTGATAGATTTTGTTGTACCAAAAGGAGTGTGGTTAAATGAGTCAAGTGATTGTATGTAAGGGTGTTGTGCCATATCGTATTTCACAGTATCATTGTAATACTCACCTGCAACACTGACAAAGTTTTCACCGTCTTGTCGAAATGCAACTGGTGTATCTTCTCTCCAATCAGCGTCCCAGTATCCGTACAAGATATCCCATGTGTAATTGTTGTTAGGAATGCCTACGACACCTTGAGCCCAAATAGGAGTACCAAGTTCTTTTAGTTCATATTTGCCTTCCCAATTTGGCACAAGTATTCCTTGTTGTGACACAAGATTAGAAAAATCTGATTTGTACTTACGTTGAAAATCATCTCTACTGATGATATAACTGATTAATGGTAGCCCACCGTTTGGGTTTTCTAAAGGAGTAAAGAAGCCTGCAACTCCGCCAAATTGAGCACCAAGTTCTACATCATTCTTACCAAATAAACTTTGATTATCAACTTCATAGCCGCCACCTGGTTGACTAACTAGTGCAAGCATTGTGTTACGCAACGGTAAGTCATGCTCTACTTGATCACCCGGCCAGTCAACATCAGGAGAACCACAAATAACAAACAACAACATGTCGAGTTTGCTGTCGTTGTTTAGATCTACTGTGATCATGTGTTGTATTGTAGATAGAGTACAATAATCTAAATCCAGTTTAGATACTGCATCTGTGATACCTACGTCAGGCTCTGAATTGTACCCAATATTACTGTTAGGCATTTGATGTGGATACGATGGTGCAGGTGCTGGTGTAGGTATTAACGGCTGAAAATCCACAGATGGCGAGGTACCGCCTCCGCCTTCGCCACAGCCTACAAGCATCATAACGCATGTAGTTTGCAATAAAGTTCTAAATAATTCCAATTTTTGTACTCCCAAAGTAACTTATAAGTTTGTATATTATACGTTATTTGGGAGCAAATGTCAAGAAAAAGTACCTCAACAAAATCAAGTACTTACATTAGATTTCTTTGCCTTTGAACTCTTTTGCTAGTGGGAATATGTTAGCAATAGCATCTGCTACAGCATGGGCAATTTTGATATGCTCTAATTGTGTGCCGTTAGCACCACGTAATTCAATGTAATGAATCCAACTACGCAACGTACCGTTCACATACATGCGGCTTACAGTGTTTCCTTCTGGGAGTACTGCTCTGGCTTGCTCTTTAGCAATACCGTTATTTACTGCCCACGTGTATGCTTCTGTGGCGGCATTTATAACTGCTTTCTGTTTGTCGTGCCATTTCTCTGCCAACAGTTCATGTTGTGTTTTATTACCACCTTTTCCCATATCACTCAAATCCAGTTCAATACTGTTTTGTCGATTCTTAGGATCTTGTAATCTTGCTTGTCTATATTCAAAACTGAGGTCTTGTGTTGGGTCTGCATAACGCTGACTGAACTCTTGAAAACTGAAACTTCTATGACGCAAAATCTGTCTTGCAATATCTCTGGTTGTTTCAATTTCCAAACATGCACTCACCATTTCAAGTGGGCTCCAATGTTTGTGTTTCATCAAATACTTCACAAGTTTCTCACTTGTTTCTTTGTTGTTTTGATTATTTGGATTACTTACTCTTGCACAGTATGCAACTAAATCTAATGCTGACTCATTGAAGTCAGGGGCCTGCGAATGACTGATTAGTTTTACTTTCATTTTGCTCTCTTGTGTGTTTGTTTAGTTTTTTATAACTAGATATGATTCACTGATTGGGTTTTTTCTGCCATACGGTGAACGTGTTACACTGCCATATTTACTTAATAAGTTAAACCATTCATCGTAAGATTTAATATTAATATGCAGTATTTGATCTCTTTCGGTAACCTTCATATTGCTGATTGTGAGATATGCTACCTTAGAGCAAACTCTAAAAAATTCGTCTAATACTTTTTCAGTGATTTCTGGTGGATAATGCTCCATGGCATCACAATTCGTTAAAAATTCTATACTGTTATCTTCAAATGGAAGTTCATCGCTCCATGCAAAACTGATGTCTGATCTACTTTCTACAAGTTTATCGACTATGTCTGTGCCTTGAGACTGTATGCCTAAAGACTTAACATGATCAATTACTTCACCCCTGCCACAACTTATGTCTACGTGGTTTAAAAAAGGACCGTGATCCCTCGCAATATCCTTAATGTCAGCAAACGCATCTGCTTTCCTTTGTGGTCCCATTTTGTAGTTAGGATCTTGATATACGTCATCGTACTTTATTTTTTCATCATATTTACTCATACTATACTACCCAAAAATTCTTCTTTCGATGAAACTTCTGTAACTTGTTTAAACCAAGTTCAGGTTGCTCCTTCAATAAAGTTTTAATTCTTTTCCAAATGCGATTCAGTACCTGATCTTGCGAAAGAACATTGTTCATTCTTTTCATCATGTTGTTAGGCATGTCACCATACAATATGTCAAAAGTTATAACACCGTCCCACAACTGTGTTGTTTTGTATTTACTTGCTTTATCTTTATTGATAGTGGAATCATTTACTAATGATTCTGAAGTATCCCATAACTTTAACATGTTTGTAAAATTCACAATCATCATTGCTAAAGGCTTTTGTTCCGGAGGACCAAAATCAACAATGGTATCACATATACTTATTAACCATCTGATATCACTGTTGGAAACCAGCAACTCTAAATGTGTGTTTAACATTTGATTTAACTGTGCTAAATTTTCTGTTCGAGCATCGTTTCGTCTAATATGTATAATGCTTTTTGCAACTTCAGCACACACCCTGGGGCGACCAATAAACTCTTTTTCAATTGCCTGTTTGTGCTGATTTATATCAGCAACTTTAGCAACATTATGGGCTCTGTCCGCTGGATTACCTGATATAATTTCTGTTAAACTCATCTATTGATTGCTCTTTTATTAGGTGCATTTATTGTGGCAACTAACATAACAGAGTCAGTCATACTTTCATTACTAGTAAATCCCCATGGTATGTGGGAAGGCCAGCACACGCATTTATTTACCTGTGGTTTAACTAGTTCAGTGTGAGAAATGACTGGTGGTCCTATGAACAATTTAGAACTAAAATCTTCTAGTAGTAAATGACAACCTTTGTTAGTTGTTTGCAACCAAACGCACACATTATACCATCTACTGCGTTCTAAATTTATTTGATAAGTGTGTCCTGGCTTAACTGAAACAAGATAAGGTTGCACTATTTCAATTTGCTGATTATCTAACTGGTAATATTTTGTCATGTCGCGAGCAAAAACATTTGCAATTAACATAGATAACTTGTGCAAATTTTCTATTGGCAATCCTCTTTTTTTATCAGTGACCCAACCAAAAGATGTTTCTTGTGCAAAACCAGAATCACTTATATTTTTAATGTCGCTTATTATTTCAGAACTGTTATCCGAAGGAATTTCTAGTTTCCCCTGTAGCAGGTAATTTGGAAATAGTGTTGTTGTTTTAAAAGCCATTTATATTCCTGCTAGTTGGCAAGTGTTTTTCACTTCCCTTACTTCTTCTTTATTTTTAGTGAACAGTTTCATCCAAAAGTTAGCGTCAATGATGTGTTGAATCATTTTAACTTGTTCACTGTTCAAGTTATTTAGTAAGTTATCTCCAGTAACACTTAGATACAATAACCATGGAGATATTTTTGCTGATCTAATATCATAAACTGCTCTCGACGGCGATACTTTTGTAAAATAGTCTTGCCAAGCACATTCGTTTTCCTCAGCCCAAGATGCTAGGTATATGATATTCCTTTCTAGTGCTCTCATACCTGATTCTTTCTTAACATACTCTAACAAGTATTCATCATACAGTGTATCACTGCTCCAGTCTTTTAACTTCTTGCCATTCTTGATCAACCACTCAGCAAACTTTTCTGGATCTAAGTATTCATTGCGAATACAACTTCTACCAAATTTAACAAAGCCCTCATAGTACTGACTAGTAATAAAATCTTCAATACTTTTGCTCTTACTTGCTGTTGTGTTTAGTTCATAGAACATTTGAAATACTCTATAGCCTAAACGCACATGAGTCATTTCTTTGTCAGCAAATCTTCTTTTTTTGACACACATGTGGACACTCAGAGTTCTTTCACTCTTGAAGTTTTTACCACACCACTTGCAGGTGTTATTTTCCAAAGATGTCTTTAATTGATTTGTCATCGTAACCGTTGTCTTGTGCAAATTGCTTTAGTTCTTCTTTACTATTGATTTGTAAGAACAGTTCAATTTCATCTTGTTTTAGATCAGGATAGATCTCCGAAACAAAAGTTGATAACTTGTCTCTCTTTTTCTTTGCATTAGGTGGTTTGAGATAAGGGTGAAACTGTACCTTACCTACCCCGCATGCACTTAGCAGCAACCACTGTAATTCTGGGTGCTTGCTGACTTCCATAAAGTCCTTGTTTACAAGTTCATTAGTCATGTAAATATAATGCGGTGCTTCTCTGCCTTGCACACTGCTAGAGTAACGCATCATCATCCATGCACTAAAAGCCTTTTTTTGCTCATCGGATAATCTATTATAAAAGTTTTTATCTTTTTTGTCAAGTGCTGACATTATATCCTTTAGTGCAATAGCAGGCTGTTTTTTAGGCATTCATAAATTCCTTATAAATCTCAATGTAGTGTTCTTCGCCTTTAGCAATATTTTCTAACCAACTTGTGTCTGCAGAATCATCTGCACTGTCGCTTACAAATTTATAGCACTTGAAATCGACCTGTTCTTTGTCACATGCTTTGGCAATAGCAAATGCTTCCATGTCAACAACATGTGCTGGTATTTCTAAATTAGGATCTGTAACAAAGTTGTCACCTGTACTGCAAGTATAACCTACCCCAAACGAAATAATAACTGGCTCTTTGGGCAACATTACCTCAAGTGCGTCTGGGCATTTACCTTTATCACGTTCAACGAAATTTGTCATTGCGTGACATCCACTGTTTAACAGTATTCCGCCTGCTGTGCCAAAGTTCCAAACTCTCTGTGGTTTGTACTTTTGTATTAATCTACCTGCTGTGAGTGCGGCATTGATTTTGCCTACACCTGTAAAAAACACGTTTTCCCATTTTGCCATGTTGGGTGCTTCTGCTTCCAATGCAATTAAAATGATGTCTTTCATTCACTCTCCTTCAAACTCCATAATGTATTCAACATTATATCCTTGATCTCTAATTATAGCACTTCCTCCTAAATCGGGCAAGTCTATTACTGCAAGAATTAATATATCTTCTTTTGGTATATTCCAATTTTCGTGTACTAATTCCGCACAGGCTATCGCAGTTCCTCCAGTGGCGATTAAGTCATCTACAATTACAACTTTGCCTGCAATAGGTGAGATCTTTTGTATGTGTATTTCAGTCTCACCGTATTCTAATTTAAAAGGTTTACCAACTGTGTCGTTTGGTAATTTACCTGGCTTCCTTGCAAGTATAAAAGGCAAATCAAATTTGTTAGCAACAGGCGTACCAAAGACAAAACCTCTGCTTTCTATGCCAACTACTGTGTCTGCATTAAACTTTGCTGCAATAACAGCAAGTTGTGTTATAGTTTCTCTGAATGCTCTTGCGTTTTCAGTGATACTGGTGATGTCTCTGAATTGCACTCCTGGTATAGGATAGTCCGGTACTGTTCTAATAATACTTTTAAGATCCATCAAACAAATCCACCTTTTCCCATGGTAGGAAACTTTTTCCAAAGTGTCCGTAATTAGTAGTAGTGGATAGATCAATGTCAAACAAATTAAATCTGTCAATGATACCTTTTGGTCTTAAATCAACAATGTCTTTGATCTTGTTTTCTAAATCAGTCCTAACCATACCATCAGCATAAACATACAGACTAGTTGGCTGTGTTACACCAATTGCATAGCTCAACTGTACTGTAGCATTTTGTGCTTGTCCGCTGGCTACAATGTTCTTTGCCAAATAGCGAGCCATATATGCTGCTGATCTGTCGACTTTAGTGCAGTCTTTACCTGAAAAAGCACCCCCGCCATGTGGAGCATAGCCGCCATAAGTGTCAACAATAATTTTACGTCCAGTAAGTCCAGTATCTCCATCTGGTCCTCCAATAACAAATCTGCCTGTTGGATTGATCAAAAATTCAGTTTCACTTAAATCATATTCTGTGATTTCGTCTCTGATAATTTGCTCAACTATATCTCTCACTGCTTGCGTACTCATTTCATCTGAGTGTTGTGTACTACACACAATTTTACTAATGCCTACAGGCTTGTTTACGTTGTCATACTTCATGGTAACCTGACTTTTGCTGTCAGGACCTAACCATGTTTCTGTGTTACGTCTTTCCTCTGCTAAACGTTTCAGTATTCTATGACTATAATAGATTGCACTGGGCATATAATCATCTGTTTCATTGCATGCATAACCAAACATTAAGCCTTGATCGCCTGCTCCAAACTCATCAGTGCCTAATGCAATATCAGGAGATTGTCCATGTAGCTCATTATAAACTTTTAATTTTTCCCAGTGGAATCCTTCTTGTGCATATCCAATCTCTCTAACTGTTGCTCTTACAAGTTTTTCTATATAGATTTTGTCAAACTTATCACTTTTGTATTCACCAGCAAGAGTCACCATGTTAGTGGTTACCAGTGTTTCAACAGCAGCTCTGTGATTAAGTTTGCCGTCGATGAGATATGTTGCTACACGATCTGAAATTAAATCTGCAACCTTATCTGGGTGTCCTTCACTGACGCTCTCACTTGTAAATTCATATGACATATTCTTATCCTTGTATTTGTGTTTTTATTTTACCTAACCATGTATTTACACTGTCTTCGTCCCACCATGTCTCTTTTGTGATAACAAATGTAACATTGTTTGGATCAGGGTTTTGAAACACTTTGTTTGTATCTTCAAACCTGCCTTCTTCGATAGTGTTCATCCACACAGTGATGTCTGCATCAAAATGCTCTCGAGCATTTTCAAACGGACACACAAAATCGCAAATAACATTTCTGCCATTGCTTTTTTCAAAGTCTGCAAGTGTTTTCATACGGTTGGCTTGTCGGCTTCGTCCTTCATCACTGAAATCCCAATCGTCTGCCATTTTCCTAATTGCATCTGCATTGTACCATGCAGTGTCAATTTCTTTTTGTAAACGTTCTGCTAAATAGGTTTTACCTGCACCAGGCAAACCAAATACTAATATTTTCACTATTATTCTCTATCCTCATAAAACCATTCAAATGCTTCTTTGAGAGCATCTGTTTCTTCGAAGTCATAGTTGATATAAGTGTCTTGGGTTTCGTGCCATTGTGTTTTCACATATCCCACACCAGCATAATAACCTTTGCCAGTGGTATCTGCATAATCATAATTGATTTGCAATGGTTTTCTATCATACCAATACGACTCGATAATTGTTGCCATGTCTGTTTCGACTTGGCCTGTTTGCAGTAACTCTGGGTCAAAATCTTCACCCTCAGTTTCTACATATACTTCTCCAAATCCTCCTTTTTCACTGCTGAAAAAGTTTAGCACTGGAGTGTATTCTTCTTCATTATCTTCCTCTTCTAAGAAAGATTTTGTTGTGTAACATTCTCTGCTGTAAATACAGGACTGGTAGCCATGCCGTTCTTCGTCGCCAATTTCTTCAAACATGTGAACACTGTAGTCATGATCAGCACCTTCTTTCCACTGTATGATTCCGTCAACATATTCTGCATCTTCGTGTAGTTTAATTTCTACAACATGGAAATCATTATCTTCAAAAGGACCATTCACATGCTCTAAATCATCGCATTCATTCCAAGCATAGAACTCTTCTTTCGGTACCGGAGAATCATTATCTCCCATGTCGTCATCGTCCCATTCAAACCCTTGCAGAGTTTCGATAAGGTCGCCATCGCCATCTTCTTCTACTTTGTCTGCCCAGTAGTCTACAAATTTTGAATTAATTGATCCAACAACTAGTTCGCCACCATAACGTCCTGTGTCAATTTTAAAATACCGTTTACTCATAATATATCTCCAAAATCAAGATCTTTAATCTTATTAATTTCTTTCACAAACAATGCACACTTAGGCTCCGGACAATCTTCTAAAGGTACTACTAATATGTGTCCATTTTTTAATCGAGGAAAATACCACTTAACATCCTGATACACATTAGTGATGTTTATTTCTTCGTTGTCAGGAATACCATTTCTCAATGGGTTAAAAACTGGTGTAACAAATCCTCTGTTGTTTAGACTTGCAAGTGGTATTACTTCAAGACTTCCAAAATCTTCATCACTTGTTAAAATGCTCCAATCCATAGGCATCTGTAATTGTTTATCTCCGATGCTCAAACAAATTGCTGGAGCATGAAAGCTCTCCAAAAAGATGAGAGGCAAAAAATAGTAATCCATGTATTCAGGATCACTAGTGTCAAATACACAATATCGTAAATCCTCTACCTCGTCAGGTACAGTATCTAGTTCGTAGACTTCGTTTGCTACTGTTAATATTTTCATTTATACTCCACTTTAGTTACTGAGTATCTAAACTGTTGTTCTTTGTAGAACTGTTTTCTTTTAGTTAGATGTCTCTTACTATACTTTAGATTACTGGTTAAGTCAATCACTTTTAGATAATCTTTATCTTCTGCTTTACGAATTCCTCTACCAATACTCTGTATCACCCTAACAAATGATTTACCAGGCTCAATAAGTACCAAATTAAAAATACGAGGGATATTAATGCCCACTGCTGCAACTCCGTATGTGGCCACGATAACTTTGTTATCCATTTCACTAACTTCTGCATATTCATCTTGCCTGTCTGTTGTTTTCATTTTGCCACTGATAAACACCCAATCAGTATTCATTTCGGACAGCATTTCACCTGTTTTAATCCTGTCAATCAGTACCAGTGTGTTGCCTGATTCACTTAATCCGTTAATGATTTTACTTACTTGTTCTATGCGAGTTGGATCTGTTACAAGCCATTTCAATTCTTGTGCATAACTGCTGAAGCCTAGTGCACCATCTTGTAGTTGGTATATGTCGATATCCAAGTCCGCAAGTACACCCATGTCCTGTAATTCTTTACTGCTTAAATTACCTACTACGTTACCTAAACAACATGTACAGGCAACTGCTTCATGCTCGTCTTTTGGAATAGTGCCTGTGAGTCCCCATCTAATTGGAACGTTACTAAACACTCCACTGAGTAGATCTCTGAGCACATCTGCTTTTGCTTTGTGCACCTCATCTACCATAACGCATGCTACATTTTCTAAAAAGTCGCCGATGTCTATGGGTGCCTCACCTGCTTTTGTTTTCTTGTGTAGCATGGATAAACTTTGCCACGTACAAATTGTGTGTGTTTTGGTGTACTCTTTTCTATCACCAAACAACACGCCTACATCTAAACCTAAGTTTTTGTAGTCACGTTCGGTTTGTACAACCAAGTCTTTGTTTGGTACAATAACAATACTGCGACCATACTTTTCACACTTGTGACTCAGTACTGCTGTAATTAGTGTCTTACCTGCACCGGTTGCAATTTCTTGCAGGCTCTGAGGATTCTTGAGGAAGTTATTGATAACTTCAACTTGATAATCACGGAGTAAGACGGGTGTGCCTTCAACTGGGTGACCTTTCGGCCATGCTATGTGATCATAGTCAGTTGACTGCACATCGTCAAACTCAATGTTAAAAGGTTGCCTAAAGTCTTTCACTTCAATTTGGTAACCACTTTCGGTTACTAGAGGGAGTAGTTTATCTAACAAATTTAGATAAGTCCTGCCTCCAACATCGCAGAATCTTACACAGCCGTCCCATCTACCCAATTTGTATGCTGGCATATGATATGCATACGGCAGAAAGTATTTTGCTGCGTCAGATATTTTTCTACGAGTCTTAACATCAAGTCCTACAAACTTGACATTCACTTCATCTCTAATTTCCAGTGTGGCTTTAGGCATACTGTATTTTACCTTACTTGTATTGTAATGTCAAGAAGAAACTGCGTCCTCCTGCATTATATCCTGGTAAAACTTCTACAACATTATCAAATACATCTTGCACAGTTAAAGATAATGAATATCTTTCGCTGAGTGATTTGTTTAACACAAAATCAAATGATTTGATATCTTGTAGTTCTGTACCTAGTACATCAACACCTCTGTCAAACATAGCAGTGTATATAAACTCTGCATTGAAGTTGTTGAAACTTCCAAAGTAAGAAATGCGTCCTTTGTACTCTGGTACTCTTGGTTGATCACTATCAGTATAACCTAGAAAAACATTTACACTACCATAAGGCACTGCAATAGCATCTTGGAATCTAATACCTTTAGTGTCATACTTGCCTGTGTTTACAAATTGGTTAAGTCCAAAGTCATAATCAATGTTTTCATCAAATGAATACTTGAAGAAAGACACACTCTGATAACCAATTTCCATACCAAACCCTTCTTCAGGTTCTAGTGCTGGATTAGCATTAACAAATGCGTCTCCTACAACTTCATACAATGTAGGATTTCTATAACTTGTGCTTAGGTTTGTAAAGAAACCATCTGATTCCCAACCAACTCTATACACTGCGGCATCGTCACTTAAACGAGCACCAACTTGGAATCTATTCTCAAAATTAATAGAAGCATATCCACTAATATCATCTTGATTAAGTCCAGCGTACTCTTCCTTGTTATATGTTATACCAACGATTAATTCTGCAGCCGGAGTTCCAATTAAGAATTTTTCTCTGGCATCAAAATAATATCTTTCAGCATCACTATCCCAAGTGCTTACGCCTTCAGTGAAGTATTCGCTTTTGTTACTGCTATAACCAACGGTGACGTTTTTGTTTCTAACACTTAGATCTGTTTTTTCTCCTGACTGTAAACAATCATTTGATGATGCAAAATCTGATGTAAAGCAATCGTCATAGTCATAGTCGTAATCAACATGGCTTGCGGCCACTTTGAATCCAAATATATCTTTGACAAATTTTACTGTGGAGTTTTCGTAGTTGTCAACTTCTGTATTGTCATTACGAACACTACCGTTAGAAACATCAAAGTATGTGAAACTCAATGAGTCAAATACTGATACATTTACTAGTTTGTGGTCATCGCCAATTCTACTAAATGCTTGGTTGGACACTTTGTCATTAATAAACACAGTTCCACCTAAGTTACCTGAACCATAAAGTACACTGTTAGGGCCTGAGATAATTTTAATTTCCTCTAAGCCTGTAACAATGTCGTGTGCAAAATCATACCAACCTGAGCCAGCATCATTAACTGGTACACCATTTCTAAAAATAGTGGTGTGTATGTTTTGTGCTCCACGTTCAGTAAAGCCTGCAAAGCCGCCGTAGCCGCCTGCAGTAAATGACACTGCTGGCATTACACTTTCAATAAATGTAAAATCAGATGTCACTTCGGTACTGTCTATTTGTTCTACAGCACCTACAACCAAGATTTCTTCTATATAATTAGAATTCTCAGTTTCTGCTAACGCCATATTAGAACCTAATATCAGCATCAGTGTTAATAGTTTTTTCATTATTTCTCCTTATTATAATTAATGAAAAATGCACACACCCCTAAGGGTGTGTGCTCCAGTGAAACGTGTAACCTACTTGTGGGAGTATTTAAAACGTCACACGCTTCATACATGTGCTCTCAGCCAATCCTTTCCAGGTGTCTGGAGACATTTTCTTTAGGTCTGCAATCTTGAGAACCATACGCAATGATATCTCTCTAAGCCTTGCAGACTTTTCAACCATGAAGTCTACTACTTCTTTTTCGCCTTCGTCACCGAAGTCATATTCTGCAAGCATACCATCTTTAACAATCTGGTTAATTCGCAAAAACCTGTCACTAACACTGTCCATTTCAAGATCCATGTAGTGACAACGTGACATCAGTGCACTGAGATGGTCTTTGATCTTCTTACTACGAACGTTTTCAAAGTTAACGTTAGTAATAAAGATACAACCACCTGCAAAGTCGAAACGATCAGGAATTCCTTCCCTACGCAAAGCAGCACTTTCCGACTTCCATGAAATAGTTCTTTTCTTACCACTGTCCAGCACAGCCTTCAACATGTTCAAGCAAACCTCGTCAAACAAGATGCTGTCACAGTCGTCAAACACAAGGATGTCACCTTTGTTTGAATTGTTGAACAATGTTTGGTACAAACCAATCGGTGTCATAGAACCTTTAACCACTTCAGTCCTTGGAGGACGTCCAGCAAGTTTTTGTTCAGCATCATACATATCAAGAATGCTTTCAACACCAAACGACTTACCAACACCCGGAGGGCCTGATACAATCAGTCCTCTCACAACGCCGTTTGCTACAGCATCAGTCATTTGATCGAGAATAGCAAACCTTTCACGGATACGTTCAATTGCTTGCTCTTCAGTTTCTGCAGGCTTTTTCTTAGCCTCAGGTGCTGATGTAAGTTGAGATTCATCAACTGTACCTTCAGCAAGTGCTTCTACATGAGCAAGACTAGGAACAGTTACACGAATAGCAGTTCGGTCTGCACCTAAGAGAGATGACGCATCAACAGTAACAAAGTATCCTTTCTTACCTTCTTGCGTAGGTTTTACCAAAGGAAACACTCCTTCGATCGGTTGGTTACGGTAAGTACCGTCAGTAATTTTCACAAAGTTTGTCATATTCTAGCCCTCCCACAGGCGTTAAATTAATTAAACAATAAGTGTATTATACAGGATTCTAATAGGTGTGTCAACCAAAAAGTAAACTCACTAACCAAAATACAAATACAATTCCACTTATGTAAGAAACAACTTCAACGAATCCATCACAATCAGACAAGCCTTTACCAAATGAGTAAAATACCCAAAAAGCAAAACCTAATCCTAATAATGTTCCCATCTGTTTCTCCTTACTATGTGTATATTATACAAAATAAGGAAGTAAAAGTCAAGCAAAAAGACTATAATAAAATCAATGACTTACGTCAGTCTATTACAATATCTTCCATTCCTGCTGTACGCAGACGGGTAATATGCCCTATTTGCCACTGTTTTGTGTCCAGGCCTTTCATAATGCCCAAATACTTGTTTCTTAGAAGTGCAAACTGATTGCACAAGTGGGTAAGATCAATAACACTTTGTTCGCCATCAACATACTTCTCAGCATCTCTGCTGGTTAACTGTCTGTTGTAAGTTTCAAAATATTTGCGGAATACTGCACTACGCTCTTTCCTAAGTGCAATATTTAAATGTTCTAGAATTGCTTCGATTTCCTGTAACTGATTGAATCTGTACTCTGTTATACCTGGTAAGGCAGCACTGGATTTCTCCAGGCTACCTTTAATACCACATTCATACCTGGCATCAGCATGTTCGTTCTCAAAGTACTCAATAGCATCAACTATATTTCCTAAGTTATCAACTACTTTGTTATACCAAGTGCTCATGTATTATCCCCAGTCTCCATAATCTTCATCGTCTTCGTCTTCTTCAAGACCAATATCAAAATGGCTGATAAGTGCTGTTCTCATCACTTGATCAAACTCGTTGAGACTTTCTTCAATTGCACCAATGTCAGCATGTTCGTCGAAATTTCTAACAATGGTTTCTGCAACCGGAAGACGTTCCTTTTTAGGAATAAAAGTTTTTACACTATCCCAAAGATCATGCAAAAAAGATATATCAGGATTCATCTATCAATTCCTCGTTGTCATTATCTAATGAGTCGGCATCGATATCTCCTACATCAATATCATTTGCTGTAGGATTCTCGTTCCACTCGTCAATAATTACCTGAAGACGTTCTCCAGTCCACTGTTTTCTGAACTCTTTGATAGTTTCACCTGTTACAGGACTGATATATTCAAGTTTGTTACCAGTCTTGTTAACAATACCTTTTGCTTCAAACATTTCAAGAAGACCACTGTAAGGGTCCATACCTGTTTCATATGGAATCTTAATTTGCACACCTTCAAAAGGTTTGCTGTAACGTGACTTCATAACTTTACATGCGGCACGGATACCTTGTACTGTTGAAGTCTTATTACCATCCTCGTCTTCTTTTAGTTTTAGTTTACGCATTGCAACCACAATACTACTTGCATAGATAAAGCCTTGACCACCTGAGATCTTGTCATCTGGATCGAACATGTCCTGTGATGCATAAGTATGGTTAGTTGCAACAATACCTACTGGGAATGGTGCAATTTGGTTAACCATGTTACGCACAAGAGCAGTAAGAGCCTTAGGCTTTCTACCCATGTCACCTTTCATGTCACCTTTTTGAAACTGATCCACATCAGTTGGTGTAAGCAACATACCTAAACTATCAACAACAAACAACAACTTAGGCATTTCTTCATACTCTAGGTCGCCGTAATTTGCTTTGTAGTCCTTCATGAAGTCACTCATAGTTTTAGCAACATCATCAATCATACTTACACTGATACGCAACAGTTTCTCAGGGCTAGTATCTACATCTAATGCTTGCAACCATTCTTCATCGAGAGCGTTCTCCGAATCGAACAACACTACTTGACATCCTTGGTCTTGTGCATTTTTCACAATATTACCGGAACAGATAAAACTTTTACCTGATCCGGATTCACCTGCAAAAACACTAACTTTACCTAGTGGAATACCTTGTGTAAAGTCTCCGCTAATTAAATAGTTTAGTGTGTAGTTTCCTGTGCTGATCCAGTCTTTGGGATCATGGAAGCCTGCACTAATGCCTGAAATAGACTTAGTGACGGACGTCCTGAATTTAGTTAAGTCAAACGGTTTCTGCATGATATCTCCTATTAAGAATTACGATTACGAATCATTGCTAGAATATCATCTGCACTTGCGTTTGATTTATCTGCTGGTGCTTCTGCGGCAGGTGCTGGTGCAGCTTCTGCAACAGGTTCTGGAGTTGGTGCAGGAGTAGGTGCTGGCGCTTCAACTGCTGGTGCAGGTGCTGCCGGAGCCGGAGCCGGAGCAACTGATGCAGTTTGTGCTGGAGCACTTGGCTTCTGTACTGCTGTGCTAGGAACTTCTACGCCATATGGCTTGTAAAAGTTACCCCACTTTTCAGGGTCGTACAGTTCGCCATCTACTGATGCTGCAAACATCTCACTGATTGCTTGATATCCTTCTGCTGTAGGTTGTGCTGGCAAGAAGTCTTTGAGATTAAACAAACCGTTTGCATCAATAGCAGCCAGTTGTGTTTCATCTAGTGAAGTTTCTTTACGAGCCCACTTACTTGTAGAGTAGTCAGCATATTGCCCTTTGGTGGTCTTTGAAATACGGAAATCAGTACCATTCAGATAATCTGTAGGAATGTTTTCCATATCAGGATCCATCAAAGATGATTTAATGATGTTAAAGATTTGTGGTGAAATCACAAATCTACGAATTGGGTTTTCAGGTGCTTGTTCGTTGAGAGGATTCTCAGTTACAAACCCTTGGAAAATATATGAACGCTTTTTCCAATACTTACGTCCCATGTCTTCTAGTGATGGGTCTTTAAACCAAGGACGTACTTCAGTTAGTACAGGACAGTTGTCGCCATACATTTCACCGCAAGGTACCTGTACAGTCACTGGCTTGTTTTCGCCACCTTTAACTCCTGGGAAAGTCAAACGAATCATTTGACGTTCTACCCAAAAGAAATCATTGGTGTTGTCACCATCAGGTAAGAAACGAAGTGTTGCACTTGTTCCTTCATCGATGTTCCAGTGGGGGTAAATTGCGTTGTCACTTTGCTGTGACGAGTTACGATCGGAACCTTTAGATTCCATTGCTGCGAGCTTCGCTCGGATTTCTGCTAATGAGGCCATAATGTTTTCTCCTTGTATGTGCCATGTTTGCCATGTGCGTACTGCGAAATGCAATACTGTTTTCTATTATATTTGCCTAGATAAAGAAAGTCAACCTTTTTAATGATTTTTTCTTTAACAATGTTATTTAGCAAAATTCCACCATTAAGTAATGTTTTTTGGCCATATTACTAAATAAACACTGATTATAACATATCATAAACAAAAATTATAAACATGAATAAGATTTTACAAATATTTTTTAAGTACTGGATTCAGCCCTGGTATCCATCAGATTTAAAATCAAGAGGTCCACAATGGCTTGGTTAGAAAAAGCAACTCTAGATCTGTCTAATGCACAGTATGAACCCAAAGTTACAAAACTTGTACAAGATTTTGTGATGGAGAATGCCTGGAATACTCCTTTTATCATTAAAACAGGTACCGACACTGGAGTAAGAGCACAAGTCACAATGGTGCTGGATACAACTACTCAGCACACAGTGTGGCGAGACGACGAAATAGAGGTACTAAAGGTAGGATGAAAAAAATTGTAAAAGATTTTTTATTTTATATGTTACTGTACGGAGTATATGCAGAAGGCAATCCGGGCGTGATGCGATCAATCAAGGTTATAGAAGATGCCAGAACAATTAGAAATACAACTTAATAAAACTCGAGAGGCAACTCCAGAAGAATACCAGGAATGGAGAAAATCAGATTACTGGAATCGTATGGATTTTGACCCTCTTATAATGTTTGTACTGATACCTAGCCTGATACAATTCAGTGCTCTGGCACTAATGTTCACATCATTTTGGCTTATTTCTCAAGTATTTTCTGCTTGATGATCAAAGAAGTAGTTAAAGCCCTCATAGGCGTAGGTAAATTTCCTGACAAGGAATTTGAGCCCACACTGTTTAACGTATTAGCATTTGGTCTTATGCTGATGTTTTTATTTTTGTTTGCAGTTGGGTGCGTAGCATTTATCGCATCGTTATTTATTACTTGATAAAAATGAACAAATTTGAAAAATTAAAAGATCACTTAGAAATTAGCGTACTTGTGAGTATATTTGTGATTTCTTTGTTAGCAGTTAATCCTCCGCTATAAAAAAACCCGCACTAGGCGGGTTTTCTGTCTACTCTACTGACGTTTCTCAACGTTTCTTATTATAATATATCAAACTCTTCTAAGAACTTTTCGTAATCACTGCTGTGATCAACACTTTCTTTGTACTGAGAAGTTGGCTGATTTGCACTTAACAAACAACTCTTAATTGCGCCGTATTCAAATTGATTAAGTTGTCCGCCGCTAGTGATCTTTTTACTGATACCTTGCAAGTAAGAACTTAGTTGACTGTCTTTTGCTGAGTAACTGAGTTGATTTACTTGATGCCCAAGTTTTGCTTGTGGTGTACTAAAGTCCACCATATCATTCTCTTTTAATAAGTCTTTTAAGTTTGCAAAGGATTCGTTTTTAATTGCCGATGTTATGTAACTTTCAAAGGCCTGTTTTCTAAATGATGCTGTTTTTAGTGTATCCATTACATCTGCTACACGCTGATCAAAATGTGTTACAGTAAATTTACTTTCTAAGTCTAGATCATCTTCATTTAGTTCTACACTTTCTGTTTGTGCTAGACTTTCTACTGAAGATTCATAAGTTTTAATGCCACTAAGTTTTTTAAATGTATCTTTGATTTGATTAATGTTTTCTACTGCTAATGTTACATATTCTTGATTGGTTTCGTTTACAATTTTTGCTGTTCTAACATAACGCACAAACTCACGTAATTTTCTAAGGTCAGTAGCCATTTCGCAAATTTTAGTTCCTACATCATCATAAACTTCGCCTCCGCATTGAACATGACGAGCTATTGCTCTAGCCATGTGCAAATTGTTTTCAGGTAACTTAAACCTTTCATCACCACGTTGAATAAAGATACTGTGAATCTGTCTACTACGTGATCCACGTACTTCTTCATTTACTGGTTTTTTGTGCTTAACAACAATTTTTATATTTTCTAATGTTTGATAACTTGTTTTACTTGACCCTGACAAGCTGCCAAAGCCTTCCATAACGTCTGCCATGTCTTTCTCCGATTGTCGTGCAATATCTGTGCTTTCTCCTTTAGCCTTGATAGTTTTATTAAATATTTTATAATCAAAGTTCATAAGCGAATCTGATGCTAAATTTTTTAACATACTTCTTACTTTGTGTTCGCTTAAATCTTCGCTAGTATTCAACACTATGGTTTCTGTGGTTGGATCAAGTCTAACGAGAATATTTGGGTCAGAGACTACAAATCTGCTGGCTTCTCCAGGGTCAACAACTTGCTTACCGGCAACATCAAAACTGTCGATGCCGAAGCCAAACCCTTTGAGGAGGTTGAATACTTTTTCTGCAACTGAAGATATATTTACACTCATAACAGTATTTATCAATTATAGGAAGCCAACTGGCAACGGCCCGTCATCGTCATCGCCGTCATCTACGTCTATAATACCACTGTTTACTGCATCATATATTGCATCTTCAAATGTGCTGATATAGTTTATCATGCGAACTTGTAACATCATTGCCATAACCAAGTCATCCATTTCGCCTGGTTTGGCTGCAAAACTATTACCTCTTGCTACAAAGTTTTTAAGTTCACTGATAAATGCTTTACTCTTTATTCTAAATCTATCATGCTCAATCAAACGCTTAAAGTTTAAGCATGCTTCCATTTTGCTTCTATGCCCGGTATGAAAGCCTTTGCGTCCACGTTTACCTTGCACTTTTTTAGGTTCGTTGAGAAACTCTCCCGGAAACTGTTCTTCGCCTGTATCTCTGATCACTACCAAAGCGGCCTCACCAATAGTGTTGTTTTCCACAGTCCAATATAAATTTTTACAACCATTATCACGCAAATAACACAGCACTTCCATTACTACTTTCATTTGCCCTTCTACTGGAGTTCTATTATGACACCATTCTCCAATTTGTTGCATTGCAGTAACGTCTACGATTTGTACAGCCGCATTATCTCCTCCAGTACCTGAGCTTGGATCAAGTGTTACACTGTATATGTGATTTGGCTTGGGTGTATCATACCAACGAACTTGTCCCATTTTGCCCACAGGCTCTATACCTTTCATTTCAACTAAGTATAGTGGATTAATCAGTGTTTCGTCGTAGATAATAAATTCACATTCGTGTTCACGTCTAAAACGTTCTTCGCCAATTCTTGCACGTTCAGCATTTGCCCATTCAACATCACGCTCTGGGTGTTCGTCCCATTTTGCTAAGTAGCCTTTAAAACCATTACGTCCTACTTGTTGTTGATTACCGTGTTCGTCAAACAGTTTGTTTGCTTCGGCCCAAATAAGTGCAAACGTATCGTCGTCACTGTTTGGTGTGCTGGTTACAATACAACTACCACCTGTTGACAGTGTAGGAGATAGTGCTGTCCAGAATTCTTTAGCAATACGAGAAGGCACAAACGCAAACTCGTCTAAGTAAATAAGTGTTAAGGACATACCACGACCAGTGTTTTCTGTTGTTGTGGTACTTACAATTCTGCTGCCATTGTCAAATGTTATACTACCTTTGTTGTATTCTGTAACACCTGCACGAATATGATCCGGGGCACTTTCGTAAGCATATCGTATACGTTGCATGATTTCACTAGCACCACTTGCTTTGTGTGCGGCTACAAGTATTGTACTGTCAGGCTTAAACATAGCATACCACAGCAAGTATCCTGCGGCTACAGTGGTTTTACCCATCTGTCTCCCCAGCATGTTGATACTGAATCTGTTTTGATTGTAGTTCTCTATCAAGTCTAACTGGTAATCAAATGGTTCAAAATCAATACCTCCACGTGTGGGGTGTTGGATACGCATGTGATTGACCATAAAATACAATGCACCAGTGTCAGGGTGTGCACAGTTTTTAAAGTCTTTTAGAGTCTTTTCATCATATGCAACTTTTGCATATCCTTGTTTGATAAGACTGGTATCTGCTGTTCCTCTAGCCATTGTTTACCTTAAAATAAATTGTGTTCTTTTGCATGCTTTAAAATATAGTCTGCTATATACTTATGACCAATAGTATCTGGGTGTCCTTTGTACGGCTCTTTTGATATAGTCTCTGCTACTTCATGGCCGTTCATTTCAGTTGGTTTTATAAATTTTTTCTTGGTGTAAAGTTTCCTAGTGTACTTTTGCACTAATGCTTTACCTAATCTTGTTCTACCCACACACCACCACATAACATGTCTAACATTGTTTTCGTCTAAGTATTTCATTGTGGGTAAAATTTCGTCAGTAGCATACTCCATAAAGTATTGTATAGGCCATCCACTGAAATACCATTTCTCCATTTCTTTTTTCCATTTGTTAAACACATCTGGATGAATATCTTCATCAGGTATATGGGTGTTTGTGAATGTTAAACTGTCGTTGTCCCATTCTCTTTTCACAAAATAGTGCTCTGTTTCATGAAGACTACTGTGAGAAATGTGTGCAATAGGATATACTAACTGATTATCCATTGTGGATACTGGTTCCCAGTGTCTGTATCTGGGAGTGGTATATTCATTGATAACTATTAAGTTTTCTAACGAGCCATATTTTTCTTTGTACTGCTCGCAAAAAGAAACAGTATCTCTAGCAGTCATGCCAATGGATTTACCTTTGAGTGCATCGTTCCACACTCTATCAGGTTTTAAACTTTCAGTGATATGTGTTACCCAACTAGGATAGTCGGTAATTTTTATTGATTCGTGATCTTTATACCAGCCGCTTGCAAAACTAGATCCATTGATGTATAAATCTGCCATGCAGATATTTATCAGCGGATTAGTTTGGCCTTGAGTGTATCGCGGAGTCTATCAATGATTGCTTGCTTGTCAGTTGTATAAGAAGGATCTTCTGGTTCGCAATCACACTCACCTGGTTCGCAATCACAGTCTACTGAACCGCACTGTGGACAAGGTTCGCCTTCTTTGCGTTCTTCGTCATCGCTTTCTGGCTCGTCCGTTGGTAGTTCTTTGTCTTTAGGTAGTGTGATGCCTGCAAGTTTTAACACGTCATGCAGATCTTGCATGCTTTTAGCATTAGCACTGATTGTTACACTAGCATCACCTTTTGATTTAGTTTTGCTGTATGTAACATTTTCTCTTTCTTCTTCTTGCTCAGGAGCACCCATACCCGGAGGCATCATACCATATTCCATGATGTCTAACAATTTTTTGTTGAGATCTTTATCATTCATTATGTGTTAACCCCTGATTGAGAAATTCTTGTAACTTCTTTGCTTGATTCTGCACCACGGCCCATATTTGGTTGACCCATCATGTCGTCATGCATTGTTCTTAAGTTATCACCCATAAGTTCGTCTTTGCTTGGATAATTTCTAAAGTAGTCAGCACCTTTCTCTGCTTTGATTTTTTCTAGTTCTGCTAAGAATTTTGTGTTATATGACTCGCCAAACAAGTCAACATCAATATCTGCATTTTCATTTTCATAATGATCCATGCTTTCTTGAGCAAGTTCAGCATCTTCTTCTGTGACGTAACGATCCTCATCACGCTCTACACGTTCTTCAGCCATATCTGCTTCTAAACGTCTTGGCTCTTTGACACCATAACATAATACACGACCATGATCTAAACCTAAATTAACTGCTAACCAAACTTCTAAAATTCTTTCATTTACAGGATACTTCAACACAATATCAGAACTGCATACTTCACTTGTACACTGAATGCCTTTGTAACGCACAAACTCCATTGGGTTTTCCTGAATAGGAGAACGTCTCCATGGCGTTGCACTCACCAAGTTATACTTTTGTAGACAAGATTCAAGTTTAGACATGTGCTCGCTATCGCAATCACTTGCTATCTTAATTCTGTAGCCGTATTCCTTTTTAAATGATTCGGTTAAATAATCTTTTAGTTTCATAGTCTTCTCTGCTCCGATCGTTATAACTATTTATCAAAAATAGACAATCAGTCGTCGCCCTTCATTATTCTTAGGAGCTCGTTGCGGTCGTAAACTTGTGTTGATTTAACATCAACATCATCGTCGCCGTTTTGATTTTTCATTTTATCTAATCTTGCTTTTTTCATCATTAGATCTAACTGTTGTAGTTTTGCTTTGGTTTTAGAATCTTTTGCTTCTAGTGCAATTTTTAACATGTTGCTGGCTTCTGCAAACACTTTGCCTGCTGCCATGTCGCTGACGTTCATACCTAAGTTCATCAATTGCTCATAACTGTCTATGGCTTTGAGGGAAATATCATCCATCTCTGATTCGTGTTCGCCTAAACCTCTGATTTCTTTAAATGCATCGTTGATTTTTTCTGCAACAGACAATCCATGATTAACTATTTCAATTTCCTGTTTGGCTTCTTTTACCGTAACAGGTTTTTCAGTTACCTCCTCAATTGGCGGTAAATTAAATTCTTCTTCTAGTTTCTTAGTCATTGTTTATAGCCTAATTTTATTAGTTGTATTATTCTTCCACCTATGTCTAGTGGATGCCATATTGATAATTTACGATCAACATGATGTGGTTTATGAAATCCTTCACCAAATGTTGCTAACCCAACAAGCAAGTCTGAATGTGCTTCTCCACCTCTGTGTGAGTAACTAAACACTAAACTGCCTATCAATTTAGCAAAGCCTGCTGGAGCAAGCCATGCATATATTAATGCAAAAGGATCTATCAGTGAAAGTATTAAAGCATACGCTGCAATTATTTCCCAATAGTATCTATGTTGTGCTCTATACAAATCATTTCTCAGTAGTCGGCCCGCCCATTTTATGTTTGGTTCTGTGAACACTTGTAAAAAGTGTGCATACCAGTAGCCTTTATGTTTAGGCGAGTGCGGATCATTTTCGGTATCAGTGTATTTGTGGTGTGCTCTATGTGTCGCTACCCACAGTATTGCAGGACCAACCATCATGATGTGTGCAAAAAACAACATTACTAGTTCAAACCATTTAGGACATTTAAAATAACTGTGGCTGAGATATCTATGATACCCCATTGTTAACCCAAATGTCATTATACCAAAATAAACAGCGCCTGCGATTGTCCATTGACTTGCTGTGCCGTACATAAACATAGGCACTATAGACAACATGCTGACTACTTGGCCAGCAAATAAACTCCACTGCATTCCAGCCTTACCAATTTGCATATTGCTATTTATCGTTACTTTTTACGTTTTTTGGGATTTCGAGGTTTGTTGTTGCGGAAGATCTGATCTTCATTGATTACTTTGAATCTGATGCCTTTGCGTTTGCACCATTCTTGTGCGGCTGTCCACTTGGCTGCATTCACAGCAACTTGCATTGTTTGGCCTTTGCCTTTTGCACTTTCTAGTGTTGTTTGGTTTGCAGGCTTAATTTCAATCAGTTCAACATGTTCACTGCCATTTTTATCAATGTATTGTATCATAAAGTCTGGCACATAGTTTGTGTACTTGCCTGTTACAGGATTACGGTAAGGAATTTTGATATTTTCATTTGCCCACTTTAGTATATTAGGATGACTATCACACATACGCATGAATGCTAGTTCCCAACTACTTCTAAAATATGGCTTTTTGTCGCCAACATACTTTGAGGCATTTACAACTTCGTAAACACCTTGTGCAAATTTCTTCATGGTTGAATTAAGTCTGCTACCTTACTTTTTGAATTGACTGTGGGTACAGCAATACCTACTCTGCTACCCGCTGGTCTCATTTGATTCATTGCATTGTAAGCATCGATTGTTAGGTTTAGTGTGTTTTCATTGACTTTAAAATACTCTAAAGGGTCAACGCCTTGTGCGTCTGCAACTTTCATCAGCACATCAGTCATTGCTCTAGCTGCAGGCTTTTTAAATCCTGCTTTCTCTAATTTACTTTGTATCATATTAACTTTGTCAGGATTGAATGTTTTCTCGATACCTTGTGTGAGCTCTGCTAACAATTCCGAACTTGCTTCAGGTAAAGGAAATTGTATGGTTGCATCTTCTAAATATGCAACCAATGTATCTTGTACAACTTTATACTCTACAGTGTTTCCAAATCTGTCGTATAATGATGAGCTCATTTTACTGTCCTGTTCTTGTTCTAGGCTTGTCTCTGGTTCCTAGAAATTCATTAATTTGTTCTTTATATGAAGGACCGTTCTTTGTTTCTTCTGATGACGGCACGCTCATTGCTTTGCCTTGTGCAGAATTATCAAACCTTGCTAAGTCTGTGTCATTAAGAGTAAAATTAAATGCAGTGTTCACAGTCATATGTTCTATTTCAAAACTCATATCGAATGTTCTAAAATCACTACTAGTATAATCTAATTCTCCTGCATCAAAAGATACAAATTGTGGACGAAACAAAATATATTCAACACCTTTACCACCAGCATACTGAATAATTTTTATATAGTCAAAAAGATGGGCATCTTTAACTGCGTCTAAGCCAGCATTATTGCTTGCAAAAGATGTAGATTGAAATGTACCCGGCGATGTAGTAACATCTCTGTTACTAGGCCAGTGTTGTGGATTTTGATCTCTGTCGCCGTTTTGTGGATTATTGGTTCTGTTTCTGGGCTCGTTGTAATAATAAGCAAAATACTTCATAAAAATTGCCAACCATTCGTTATTGACTGTGTCAATAACTGAGATATTACAAGGGCCATAATCTACACCTGTCTGAATAAGTCGGCGATAATTGTATTGCTTTTTGGTTGTTGTGTTGAACTGTATTTCAGGAATCTTAGCAGTTTGTACTAAGCTGCTAATTTGTGTTCTAAACGCACTACTATCACCTAGTGCTGACCCTTGGTTTCCAAAGCCAGTAATTACGCTGGGGTTGAATACAAATTCAACGAACCCAGCGAATTTTTGTCGTGGAGGCGTAATGTTAGGTTTAAACCTATCAGCATTACGCCAATTCCGAAAGAATTTACTTGTCGCATCATTGGGCATACTGACGCCTCCATAACATTAAAATAACGATTCTATTACCCTAGGGTTGAAGAACCAGTGTTATTTACGTCAAGGAAACCTGCTGTTCCTGCTTGTGGACCTGCATCACTATCTGGGCCAACGTGAATAGCGTTGTCATAACGTATAGTTAAAGTCATCTGCTGTTGACTTGTTTCTGTGTAGTCATGATCACCGTATGCAACGTTTTGCAAGAAACAACCTTCAAGTTCCCAACGCTCTGATGCACCTTGGCTTACGCCGTCAAGTACTTCAATGTCCATGTCAAATTTGAAATCATTTGCTGCTGCAGCTGTAGTCTGCTGGAAGTGGTTAACCTGATTCTGCACTTGCGAACCAACCATTCTAGAAATGCTGTTAGTAATGTCGTCACGGATAACAACGTCAATTGTTTGCCAAGTGTGCTTACCTTGTATGTACACTTTACTGTTGTAACTGTGTACTTCAACTTCGTCAACACTTATGCTAGGACGAGTAACACTTTGAATATTTTGTGTTAGCTCAGTTGGCCTAAATGAGTCGCCAAAGGGTGCACGGAAGACCACACGGAAACGATATTTTAATTTAGGCATGATGATGCCTGAACCGGTATTGCCTGTTATCGGTACACCGAATCTTGATTTAGTTTCTGCCATTTTGTTCTCCTAATGAACTAATTTAATTATACTGATATTTATCAAATATCGTGCAATTTCATTAACTCTTGTTTTAAAACAGTAAAAAAAAAGGGGCATTACTGCCCCTTTTCCTGGTAATAGTAGACTATTAACCTGTTGAACCCAATGTGTTCTGGATTCTGATTGGAATATAAATGAATTCCACTGCTTTGACTGGCTGAATAGCAACGTCAATGTGCAATTCATTCCTGTCAATTCTTGCAGGTGTATTGTTTGTGCCGTCGCACACTGTTACAAAGTCGAATAAACCACGTTGTGTAACAAGTTCACCTAAGAATCTATCAACAACTGACTTCGCATTTGTACGAGTTACAGTGTCGTTAGGTTCAAACAAGAATGGTTTTACAGCATCATCTAACTGTTCACGAATGTAAATTACCAAACGTGAAACGTTAACACGATCAAGAGCACTTGCTGTAGCATTAAGTGTCTTTTGACCAAACACATTAATTCCTCTTCCTGGGAATGATGCAATTGGGTTAACTTTGTTTAGATACATTGAATCACGCTGTCCTTCATTTAGAGCAACTGAAACGTATTCATTTTCTGCTGGATCTAAATAACCGACGCTTGTAGCATTATTAACTACACCACGTTGGAAACCTGCTGGTGCAAACCATGGGAATGCCACCTGGTCATTGTATGCGTATGTACGCAATGCCATATATGATGCTGGTACTAATATATTTGTACCATCTAAGTTAGTTGTTAATGCATGTGGATAGTAAACTGCTGCTTGTGAGCTTGCACTTACTAAACCATCTTCGCCGTTTTCTGAAGCGTTGTTGCTGTTGGTTGCCCAATTCTTTGTGCTTGTAGCGTCTGCTTTCAAACGTAGTGGTGGGTCGATCAATGAAAACACTGTGTCTTTTCTGTCGACACTTAATGTTAACATTTCATCTGCTAGTTCAGGATAACCTGGAACAGCCACTAAGTTGAAACGATTTGTTTCATTTCTGATGTCATCGTTGCTTGCTACTGCTGCTTGTAAAGAACGAACAACTGCTTTACGTTGTGCTTTTCTTAACAGTAAGCCTGAGCCATCGCCTGCATTACCTGAGAAACTTACCCAAACGTTGCCGATGTTATCGCTGTCTGGTGTATAGTTTACACGATACTGCTTGACGTTACCGCCTGAAGCTCTGTAGTTCCAAGCAATCATGCCTTGTGGATAAAGACTTGCATCTGGTGCATCACTGTCTAATGAAGCACTTGCACTCTGTCTAAAGTCGCCAAACAATATTCCGTCTGGTGAACTTTGATCAGTTAAGTCAATAACGTTCCAATCTGAACCATCATGCTTGTAAAGTTTTAAGTTTTCAGTGTCTGAGCTGTTTAACCAAATGTCGCCATCTACTAATGAACTTGAACCGTCTGATTGTACAGTTGGCTCTGTTGCTTTAGTTTGGAAATCTGTGGTTAATGATACCCATGCACTACCATTGTGCTCAAGAAGGTCAACATTGTCTGTGCTGATGTCAGCATCATACCATAATGTTGCATTTGCTGTTGCACCTGTTGGCTCTGTTGTGCCTGGATTAATTGCATCAATTGCTTTAAAGTTACTTGTACGTCCTGCTGACAAGTTAACGTTTGCAAGTCTAAAGGTTACGTTTGATGTGTCGCCCTCAGTGAGGTTGATATCAAATCCTTTAGTGTTTGTTAATGTTACTTTGCCTGCTGCATTACTTGCAGTGATTTGATCTGCAAATGTTGTGCTTGCGTTTGCTGCTGAAAGTGCAGACTGAATGTCTGTTACAAAATCATCAACTGTGATGTTGCCATCAGTTTCGCTGGTTAAGTAAACAGGAATTGCAGTAGTACTGTTGTTAACATAAATGTTAAATGCAATATTACTTGCGTCAACTAGTGCATTAGACATTGCTGAATCACTAACTGCTGCTGAACTTGCAACTGTTACTGCTCCGCCGCCGTTGTATTCCCACAGTCTTGCACTTGCAAGTCTTTGAGTTGCATCGTTGATTTGATCATACCATAAAGCACCTTTTACTAATGAGCCTGCTTTTGTATGGTAATCATATGCTTCTTTTGCTGTGCTTACAAAAGGCACATCCTGTGTCACAAACTGTGAACCATTCCATCTTTTGATCTTGAGATCTGTACCACTGTTAGGCTTTGTGCTCTGGAAGAAAACGTCACCGTCTGCTAATGCGCCGCCGCCACGTTGTGTAGTTGGTATAGTTGTATGGGTTGCCCACTGGAAGTCTGCACTTGATTTAGCACTTGACCATGCAGATGAACCAACGATATACCATTGTCCACTGATTTTTTCAAAGATGTAAGTTAATGATAATTCATCACCATTGTTGTCTTTTTGTACAACTGCAAACTTACCGTTAGTGCTGAATGCATCTTTTGGTACTGAGTTTGCATAGACATCTGATGGAGATGTAACTAAAATGTTTGCTGATTCTGATACCCACTTAGAACCATCGTATTGTTTAATACCCCAAACTGTGCTGCCTGAGTCAAACCAAATTGCGTCTGCTGCAGGATCTGCTGATGGAGCATCTGCTGATGCTTCTAGTTGGCCTAAATCAATATCTGCTCTTAGAACGTATGCTCTGTTAGCAAGTCCTAAGAAACTATATGCTGCCATTAAGCCGTATTCGTTTGTTTCATCACCGTGAACTGGTGTGCCGCCACTTGATTTAAATGATGGGTTACCGTAGTTCTGTAATAATTCACGCTGGCTAGTAATGGAGTATAATTTGTTTGCTTTTGCCGACGTTGTGTATGATGCTGTTGAAGTTCCGTCTGGTGCTGTCTTATTCGATGCTGTTGCAATCACAATAAGTGGCACTGTGCCTGCCCCGGCCGGAGCATAGAAACTTTCATCAGTAACACTAATATTAACGCCTGGCGATACTAATGTTGCCATATTATTTCTCCTAATATATTAAGATACGAATAATCGTATGCATATATTTATCTAAAAAGGAGTTTTTATGGTGTTTATGAAAATTACCAGGTATTAGGTGGTATTAGACGATTTTAAGTTTAGGTAATCTTATAATTTCTTGTATTTCTGCTACTTTGTTCGCAAGATCTTCTTTGCTACCGTTGTTGTTAATTATGTAATCTGCACTACAGCCTGCCCAGTTCCATTCACTTTCGTGTACATCTCTGTATCTTGTGTGCATGATTTTTTCTGCAACTGCATTTTCGTGTGCTTCGCATGCAGTGCTCCACCATTCAGGTAATTCGCCTCGTTGTACCCAAATAACTTTGCCGCCAAGTCTTTTAATTAATTCTAATTCATTAGTAAAGCGAGCATCGCTGATTACAACACATTTTTCTGAATGTCTGGCTTTTAATCTATACTCTAAACTATGCAACCATATATTAGTATCGAAGTGCTTTCTGAGAACATCAGTGCCAATTAGTTGTAGTGCTAGTCTTGGAGTAAAGTGTGGAATGCCTAACTTACTAGCCCAGTATAAGTCAGGTGTTTCTCTGAAGTCTCTGCTTTCGATTGTGTCGCCTTCCATTAAAGAACGTTCCCAACCAAACACAGCAGACGTTAAATCTTTTAGTGGTGCTGCAAAACTATCTTCGACACAGCCTTGTTCAGTGAACATCTTGGCCACAGTGCCTTTACCACTGCCCATAAGTCCAACTAAACCAATTATCATATACTATCCTATCACAAATCCAAGCGGTGAACCGCCTTCTTCCATGTTATATATCTGTTGCTTGAGTGTTTCCATATCATTAACGGCTTCTGTTTTTAATGCATCACCGTTCAACTGTATGGCTCCGCCTGCACCGGGTAGTCCACTAGTATATTTGCTTCTTGCTTCGCCTAGGATGAATTTTGCTTGTGCTAGTGCATAAAAAGATAACCACTGATTAGCATACACATCTTTTAACAATGTTGCTTCTGGTATGAAATTGTATATACCAACTAACACTTCTTCTTCGTGTCTTACATTGCGTAAGATTTTTAGTACTTTGGTATTTCTATTCCATATAAAGTTGTATTCGCTGCCAAATATACGACCAATATTTTCTTTGTATTGTGCAAATGCATCAAATACTGCAAGGCCGCCTATTTGTCCTGCTTGTAGCATGTACATATTGTTGAATGCAACATCAAATGGATCAAAGTTTGTACCGCCACCGCTATTAGTACCAATACCTCTACGGTAAAGTCTGCGTACTTCCATTACCTCGTCCGGTAATGTGTATTCGGTTACGTTTTCTTGAGTGCGAATGTAAAGCATTGCTTCTTCTACGCTGCCTGCACTGAGCTGACGATATGTTGCAAGTGCTTTGTCTATTGCAACATCGTAGTGTTCGCGGTCAAGTTCTACATCAACAATACCATCTGCTAAACGCAATTTGATTTCGTTAATAAGTTCTTCTCTGTTATTGTATCCAATTTGATTTATAGGCATAACACTATTTATCACTAAAATGCTTTAAGTATTACTGTATGCTCGTTAAATCGACCATTAAGTTTTGTGTCGGTGGTTGTAAGTTCTTTGAACGCTTTGCTGAACTTTGTTTTAGCATTACCGGTCCAGTTTTTGATTTGTTCTGTGGGCTTACGAAGTGTTTTTTGCACACTCTTAGATGTACTAAAGTCTTGCAATGTGGTGCCTTTAACCATTAATCCTGTTTTTAGGTCGTCAACTACATACACACCAATTTTTCTAGTTTTAGTATTGTACACCCATACTTCTTTGGCTTCGACAATTTCTGTAGGATTAATACTTGCAATGCCCAGTGTGCTGTCATTAACTTGAAACTTTAATTTGTTTACCAATCGTTCCTTGCTCACTGCTTTAGGTTTGCGTGGTTTACGTTGTGCTTTGCCTGTGTTTATCAGTGTGTCGCAGGCAGCATTAATTTTTTCATAAAATTCCAAGAACTGCTTACGCATTTTAACATTCATAAACGAATATGCTTCTTTGATGTCGTCGTCTTTCCACTCTACAACTTCTAATGCTTCTTGATGCTGTCCGGCAAAATCTTCTTTGATAATCTTAGCATGGTTAGGCTTTACTATACCTCCAGCATAAACACGCAAGTCAGTAAACGGATCAAACTTTTTCATATCAAAAGAATCACCATAAATCATTTCATCTAACTTGCCTTCCCATTCAGCACATAGATCAGTGACTTGCTCTCGCATGCGTTGCTGGATACTGATTTTAGGTAGTGCATCTTTTTTCTTCTCTTCTTTTTCTTCGATGATCTCTTCTGCTTTGCACTCCAATTCAGGAATCTTGTTTAACAGATGTTCGCGAATTGCAGGACTCATATATCCGTTTGTTTTTGTCCAGATGTATGTGTGTTTAGCAAAAGTTCTAAACCATACGTCAGGTACTTTTTTTAATTTGCTGATTAAATCTTTGTCCAGTCCGCTGTCTTTATCAAGCCAAGTTCTAACGGTAGCGTCTGCTTTTTTATCAGGCACTTCATAGTGTACGAAATATTCATACTTTCGGTAGATAGAAGTTTTCTCTTCTTCTGTTTTTGCACTGTTAATTTCTAGCCAGTTGGGTTCTGGCATCAAGTAAATGTCTTTGCTTTTTCTTTTTCTTGCCATTAGTCGTCAATCTCTACGTTATCAGGATCAATGTACATCTGCTGAAGTGGCAGTGGCCATTGTGAGTATCCTATAACCTTATTTTTATCACGCAGTGCTCTTTTGTCTCTCAAAAAACGGAATGCCATGTGCATACCATCGTACTTACCAGACTTTTCACCTGCTCGGTAAGAAAAGAAACTGTTGAGAACGACAAAAGTGAAAAATACAGATGCTGTCATAAAATCCATACTGGCTCCTAAATGCTACAGTTGAGCTTTATATTAGCATCACTCACTGCTTGTGTCAAGTTTTACTTACCAAATGACAGTATATTTTATAATAAAACACTATATTCGCATATCTTTTTGCATTTTTACCCTGTTTTAAAATATGATAAATAGTGTTATGCCAAGATTAAGTTTATGGAATCCAACAAAAACAAACGACTTCAATTTTATTGATCGAGTTGTAGGCGAACACCTGCATGCAGGCGGCACAGGTGTGCACGTTCACAAGTACTTGGGTATCAACACAATAGCAGATACTAAAGATCCAACAAGACCTGCAACTGATGGTAACAACTCAGAAGTTTTTATACAAGATTTATTGTTTTTAGAAAACAGAGATAGAAAATACAGCAAAGACATTTACGAACTGCGTGGTCAATACAACATTGGCGATAACGATGCATTTGATTTAACACAGTTTGGTATGTTCCTTGCTAACGATCAGTTGATGATGAATTTCCACATTGAAAGTATGGTAGAAGCAATTGGTCGTAAACTTATGCCTGGCGATGTATTAGAACTGCCTCACTTACGTGATGATTTACTATTAGGCAGTGATGATGCAATAAACAGATTTTATGTAGTCACAGATGGTAGCAGGCCAGCAGAAGGATATGATCCACGTTGGTGGCCTCATTTGTGGCGTGTTAAATTAGGTCCAATAACAGACAGTCAAGAATACAGAGATATACTTGGTACTGGCGAAGAAGAAGGCGACCTTAGAAATCTCATCAGTACTTATGCAGATGAAATTACTATTAACGATAAGATTTTAGAACAAGCAGAAAATGATGTACCTTATGATCCTCAGTATAGAAATACTGCACACTTGTATGTTGACGAATCAGTACCTGGTAAACCTTTAATTGACTTTGGCGGCGTAGACGCTACTCCACCTAACGGTGCACAATTATTAGGCAGTGGTGAGCAGTTTCCTACTTCAGGTGTGTCTGAAGGTGATTATTTCTTAAGGACTGACTTTAAGCCTAACAGATTATTCCAAAAAACAGGAACACGCTGGGTGTTTATCAGAGATGACGGTAAAGGTTCCTGGGCTGCTGCTAACAAAATACTCACAGGGTTTATCAACAACGATTCACTAGTAACTAACAGTGACGGCGAAGTAACACCGGAAAAGGTCAATCTTAGCAAGGTTGTTAAGCCCAAGACAGATAACTAGTAAAAACGAAAGGAAGTAAAATGTTTTTTAAAAAAGATAAGTTAGACCGCAAGGCGGTTTTTGAACAATTAAAGATTGACGAAGGAGTAGTAAATGAAGTTTACCTCGACCACCTCGGACTACCTACATTCGGAGTTGGACATTTGGTCATTGAAGGGGATCCAGAACATGGTGAACCAGTTGGAACTCCCGTATCTGAACAAAGAGTGGCAGAAGTCTTTGAACGTGACCTTGACACCGCAATTAGTGAGTGTGTTGCTCTATACGGAGATCAGTTTAATGAATGGCCAGGAGAAGTACAAGAAGTACTTGTGAACATGATGTTTAACATGGGTCGTACACGTTTAGGCGGTTTTAAAAATTTTCGTAAGGCACTTGAAGAAAATGACTGGAAACGTGCCGGGGTAGAAGGCAGAGATAGTCGTTGGTACAGACAAGTTACAAAAAGAGCCGAAAGGCTAATGGTACGTTTAGAGAACGTATAAACACAACAGAGAGATTATGGAATTGAAAGAATTAAACGTTGAAAAAGTGTGCGAGATACTTAACGAAATTATAGAATTAGAAATGGCAGGTGTGGTCAGATATGCACACAGTTCATTAATGGTAAGCGGACCTAACAGAATACCTATAGTGGCGTTTTTGCAGGAACAAGCAAATGAAAGTTTAGCACACGCCTTACATGCAGGTGAATTAATAACAGGCTATAATGGTCACCCAAGTCAAACTATTGCGAATATTGAAGAATCGCATGATCACACTGTGACACAGATTCTAACAGAAAGTCTAGAACACGAGCATAGAGCAGTTGAAGCATATAAAAAACTTATGATTGAAGTAACTGATGCCAGTGTTATGTTAGAAGAATATGCTAGAGGACAAATTGAACAAGAAGAGCAACATGCCTTTGAAATTCAAAAAATGTTAAAAGACTTTGGATAATATATTATGGCAGGCAAGAACTTAGACTACTGGTATGATGCACAAGTAAAGAGATATCTTCAACAGATTATCAGAGTTTTCTCAAACTTTAAAGTTGCAGAAAATACCAGTAATGGTGTGCATTATAATCGTGTGCCATGCCGTTATGCTGATGCAAGCAGAATGGTAGCAAGTATCTTGCGTAATAATTCTGAAAATGTTATCAACAGTGCACCCTTTTTGGCTGTAAGTATACAAAGTATACAGCCTGCAAGAGATAGAATTCATGAACCATCTTTAGTTGATACACAGCAAGTAGCCGAAAGAGAGTACAATGCTGATACTAATCAATATGGCACTGAGCAAGGCAATTTGTATACTGTGCAACGATACATGCCTGTGCCTTATAATCTAACCATTCAGTTAGATTTGTGGAGCACAAACACAGATACTAAATTGCAAATCTTAGAACAAATATGGGTTTTGTTTAATCCTAATATTCAATTGCAAGTAAATAGCAATCCATTAGATTGGACCAGTGTATTTGAAATAGAGTTAACAGACGTGCAGTGGAGTAGCAGGAGTTTGCCCGCGGGTGTCGACGAAACCATAGACATTGCAACAATGTCGTTTAGTGTGCCTATTTGGATAAGTCCTCCAGCAAAGGTAAAACGTCAAAGTATTATACAAACAATTATCACAGATATACACAATGTCAAGGACATGGATGATTTAGGATTTAGCACAGACTTGCATGATTTCTTTGGCAGTATACCAGACGATGCAGAAATAGTTGTTACACCCGGTGACTACATGTTACAGATCGATGGTGCTAATGCTGTGTTGTTAGACAGGCAGTACAATGGTGTTAATTGGGATAAGTTAATCGAAATGCAAGGAGAACTTACATCTACTAGCAAACTAAAACTCAACTTAACCAACGACAGCGACAATGACTTAGACGCAGTTGTGGGTTCTGTGTCAGCAAACCCATTAGACGGCACTAAATTAGTCTTTAACGTTGATGCAGACACATTACCAAGTAACACCTTAACAAATGTACTAAAAATTATTGATCCTAGAGCGACATACCCCGGTGACGGCACACTTGCTACTGCGGCAACAGGACAGCGATATCTAATCACAGAAGATTTAGATAAAACAGGGTATCCTAACTGGAACATAGATGCTGGAGAAAATGATATCATAGAATACGATGGAACTGAATGGTCCATTTCTTTTGATTCAAGCAGTGTATCAGATGTTAAATATCTTACAAATACAAATACCAACAAACAGTTTAAATGGTATAATGGCAGTTGGGTAAGCAGTTACGAAGGCGTTTACAACACTGGTTTCTGGCGTTTAATACTGTAATAGGATATGAATATGACAGTTGCTGCGGGAGTTCTATTCCTTGCTAAGGATACAGGACGTTGTTTGTTTCAATTGAGAAAAGCAGAAAAAAGATTCAAAAACACTTGGGGATTTTGGGGCGGCACACTACGCAAAAAAGAAACTCCATTCGAATGTATACAAAGAGAGCTCAAAGAAGAAATTGGATTTGTTCCTGAACTACAAAAGCTCAACCCTATAGATGTTTATCAAAGTAAAAACAAACAGTTTTACTATTATAGTTTTGTGTATGTTGTAGACACAGAATTCTCACCAGTATTAAATGACGAAAGTGCAGGATATGCATGGGTTGACATTGATTGGTGGCCAACACCATTGCATGCTGGAGCAAAAACAACTCTTATATCAAACAAAGGCTCTGACAAAATACATACTATACTCCAAATACACAACGAATAAATAACAGTGATGAAAGGCGAAGTAATAAACTTCGAAGTTCTTCGTATTGAAAGTGAACTAGACAAATATGCAGAAACAAAATCGTTACCGCATATTATACTTGACGGAGTTTATAGTTTAGACGATATATGTGATATTCATTACCCTAACTTGTCTATTAGGCATCAGCAAATAGCAGATGACTTAAAGAAAAATTACCACACTACATTACAACACTGTATAACAAGTTTAAGAATTTCTTTGAAGAAAGAATACACTTATATAATGAATGATTTAGCCACCGAACATGAGAGTTTTAGATTCTCACATATTTTAGGCAAATATCGTTCAAACATAAATCCTATCAAGGCACTATATTACGAATTACGAGAAGTAAAAAGAAGTTATACAAGCACCAACGAACATCATGTTTGGCTGGTAGATATTCTAGCGGATAAAGAATATAAACATATTATACTAGATGCTTTACAAAAAGACATTGACCGTTTAGAAAAAATTGTAAAAAGATTTTATTTGCCAATCACTAGAAACAGTGATGCAATACCACTAGAACTTTTTCATGCAAAACAAACTATCAGTGATTTTAGGCATTACTATGAAACTTTTAGTTATTTTAATGCACAACAGTTTGAATAATTACTTAGACGTTGCTATAAAGACACCATTCCAATCTTCAGGCAATTCTTGTGTTTTCTGGAATTTGCAACGTTCAATCCACATGTCATAGTAAGCATCCATTTTACCAGCAAACTCACCTTTTAAACTTTCACAATACATGATTGCGGCGTCAAATGCTTGCGTCCTATATGCATGATGCATTTTATCATGTTGTTGTTGCATAGCAGGCCAATTTGTTTTGTGCCACGCATAATCCCATGTGCACAACACCGTGTAAATTGTGATGCCAACACTTTTGCCTTTTACTGCTAGGTCGTCAATTTTGAGATAGAAGAAATCATCTTTGGTTTGCTGA